ATTTTCTGGCGTTCTAGGAGTCTCCTGATTTGAGGAGGGATATATTCAATCGGATTTCCTGAAAAAAGAAAATACACAAGATTTCTCAAACGTGATAGGGAAACCGGAATGACTGAAAATTGATTGTTGTAAAGATGTAATATTTGCAAGTTTGCCAGAGCCGCAATTGCATCAGGAATGACTGAAATTCGATTGTTGGAAAGATTCAATGTTTGCAAGTTTGTTAGTTGTCCCAAAGCATCAGGAATGACTGAAATTCGATTGTTGTAAAAATCCAAAATTTGCAAGCTTGTCAGAGCTGCAATCGCATCAGGAATGACTGAAATTTGATTGTTGTAAAGATGTAATATTTGCAAGTTTGTCAGAGCCGCAAGGGCCCCGAGGGTGTCGGGAATGACTGAAATTTGATTGTTGTAAAGATATAATTCTTGCAAGCTTGTCAGAGCTGCAATCGCATCGGGAATGACTGAAATTTGATTGTGGGAAAGATATAATGTCTTGATTCTTTTAACATTTTTCGGAGCAAAAAGTTCCTTTGGAAACTCTTTTAGTCCTTTATTTGAAAGATCAACCGTTCCATCCTCACTAATGAGCAACATTTTTAATTAAAAATGATTCAAAGAATTTCGAGAATAAAGAATAGTCAGTCTATTTTAACGAATCAATGAAGCGAATACTCGTTGATGGAAATCAGTTTCCATCATTCTTGACAATCGTTTTTGCCAGACGTCATCTTCGACGTGCAAATACGGTCTGTCGGACCAAAAACCGATGAGTCGATAGCCGATCCACGCTCCAAGACTCCAAACGTCGGCTCGAGTATCGAATTCGCTCGGATGAAACTCGTTGAATTCTGGCGCTCTAATTTTTTCCGGTGGATATCTTGATGGGTCTATGACTCCTAACTTGTCTTCCAATTGGTAGGCGTTTCCAAAGTCAAAGAGGGTGATTCTACCAGACTGCGATAACCCCATATTTTCCGGCTTAAAATCAAGATGAACAATAGAATATTTCTCCAAGACGCATAAGATATCAATACATTGCCGAAAGACATCTTCTAACGCGAGTGTATCTATAGGATCCAACCAAGGGAGCAATAGAGAACGATATTCGTCTATTTCAAATTTGATAATACAGACTTCACTCTCTAATTTCTTTAAAAATATAAGCTCGTGTTCATTGTATTCTGAAACTTTCAACACCTGACGATCATTTAATCGATAAACTATTGTTTCATCTGTTCGATAAATGACACTCATTTCTTTTTCTAGACTCATATTTTCTCAATCGAGGAAATATGAGATAGTCTATCTCATCTTTTGCATAAGTTATAGAAAGTGAAAAAATTAAATGGAGGATATCGTCAATTCGATTTGTGGTATTCTCGATGAACAAAATGAAATACTAATGAGAAAAACAAGAGTCAAAGCTCTAGATGTTACGAGCGATGTTAGGACGTCATTCAAGAGACTTCAATTTTATCTCTATGGAAAAGGAAGAGTTCAATTTCCAGACATTGATGATCGAGATCTTTTTGCGATATTGATCGATAGTCGAATGTGGAAGGTTAAAGAAACGAAATCAATATGGAAACCTTGGCATAAGATCACGCCAGAAGAATTGGAAGCTTTACAGACACGGGAAGCCAAGTTTAATGACCTTTATCAACAATTTTCTCTATTTATTCCACATAATAACTAATATTTTACTGATATTTCAGTAAAATAAAATCATTTAGACAGTGCAGCGAGGCGGCAACGCCGAGCGAACCTACTTCTTAGTCTGGTGAGGCTCATAGAGTGAGTGAATTAGGTCGGCATCCGTTTGAACGATATCAACAACTTCGGCGTTACTGAACAATACCTTCTGGCTACTGTTACGCTTCTTGTCAGCTACCTTGGAACCAAGACTCATAATCGAACTAAGCGGCATCATCTCCATTGTAGGAAGAGGTCCGTTACGAGTTTCCTTTGCAGCCTCGCGTGCAATGATTTCCTCGAAGAACTTTCCAAAATGACGAATCAGATTCGCGTCCGGACGGTAGTAACTCTTATTCACCTTCAGCTCACCCTTCTTGTTCGGCATCTCAATGCCCTTCAGTTTGTTAATCGTCAAATAGTAATGGAAAAGATCGTTAATCGCTCGCTTAGAAGTGAGCCCGTGAAGATCAACGACGACAGGGCTTCCATCCTCAGCGACAAGTTCGATCTCCTGTTGGCGACACATCGTCAGGACATCACAGAGCTCTGAACCATCGTAGGGGATAGTGCCATTGACATCGGCGCTATTCACCACCTTGTCCGACTTGCCAGAGAGAACGGTCTCGGGATCAGCGATCCAATCGACGAACTCATCGATGACGTAGCAAGGACGCTCGAATGTCTGGTTCTTCGGACCCGGAGCTGTCTCGACTTCAATCTCCTCGGTCAAAATACCGTAGAACTTCTCAAGCTCTGACTCGATGTCGCGGAAGTTCTCAGAGACCGCCTTGCGCGTAAGAAGAACATTGTCATCAGTCTTCTTGGAAGGGATGAGCTTCAGTGCGTGGTTGTGAGTGATCTTCAGATACTTCATAATCTCCTTGTAAGCATCCTTACGCTTGGTGGTCTCAGCCTTGATGATCTGCTGCTTCTGCTTACGACGCTCGACGGGATTCATCGTGATGAATCCGTTGGTTTCCTTCTTGGGATTCCTTTTAATCCCGAATGATAAAAGCTTAGGATGACAGAGGTAGCTAGCGCACCCTTAAAGTTTTGGTTGTTGAAAATAAATAAGTAGCCAATTACCAAACCTCAGAAAAAATCAGAACAAAGATAGTCTGAGGCAACTATGAGCACGCATCTAGAAAGGGCAAACAAGGATCTGAAGAATGTCAATGATTTGCAAAAATATATTTCGACATCAAAGGATGCAGGAGATATGATCACTACCATCTTTGATCCGAATCAGAGCTGTATTTCTCGAGATGTCTTTTTTGAGGAAAAGCTTCCTCTGACTGGAAATGATCCAGAGTTTGATTTTAAATTTTCCGGCTCTGTTCATTCGCTCATTTCATCCTGGCTTCTTCAGGAACTTCCTGGTGTCTCTCTTCGCGAAGAATACAGGAAGACGCATCGGATTTGTTGGGTCCCGAAAACTTTACTTGCAATGATCGAAAAAGTTCAATTTTACCGCATTTCTGATACAAAGGATCTTGGTGAGTCTCTGACCCCTTATATGATCGATGTTTTGAATGAGTTTCAATTGAAAGAAAATTATGAGGAGGTTTGTGAGATGATGGAGGGTCAAACCGAATGGTCAAATGACACGATTGAACCGAAGATTATTATGGTGAAAATACCTTTCTTCTATAGTGGAGCAAAACGTTCCCTCAAGCATATTCTCACGCCAAGCGCACAGTATAACCACCGCTTCACTCTTTGTCGTCGTATCGCTGATTTGATGCGAATGGAGGTTCGTCAGAATGGTAAAGAAGGAGATTTTTGGGTTCAATGTCCGAGGGATGATATTCTCACACATTGTTTCTTTACTGCTATTACTGCTGATGGAACTTTCAAGGCAAAACCTGAACTTTGGGGTCGTTTTGGAATGATTAACGATGAAGAAATGAGAGATCTTGAAGATATTTGTAAGGAACAAAACGGTTATTACAATATTTTCAATGAACTTGTTGAAATTCCTATTCCATCAGCTGTTATCTTTGGAAAAGGCGAACATCTTATTCATATTGGGCGTCGTGGTTGTATTCGCGGTTTTTATTATGTTGTTGTCAATCAAAGTTCAGTTGAAACTGGCAATTCTTTCGATTATTCGATAGGTGGTCGTGACCCTATTATCTGGACAAGCCTTGTTCGCAATGAAACAGATAAAGATTGGGAAAAGTTACCAACAATTCATCATTCTAAACGTCTTCCTGAAAGTTTGCAGCTTCGAATTCCTCGCCGACCAGGTCTTCACTACTGTCCTCTTTCTAACATTGGTAGAATGGATCAAGTCGATAACTCGATTAATTATGATGAAAAGGTTGAATTCACAATCTCTTATGATATGCGAAACTCTCGGGGTAAGATTTATATCTTTCTTGATATGATTCGTATTGCTCGTTATCGTGATGGAGCGTTGCAAATCTTCAGTCACGATGATCCCTCTGTAAAATAGGCTGTCTGATTTCCTATCTACAATTTCTTTGGATCATTTTTAATTAAAAATGTTGCTCATTAGTGAGGATGGAACGGTTAATCTTTCAAATAAAGGACTAAAAGAGTTTCCAAAGGAACTTTTTGCTCCGGAAAATGTTAAAAGAATCAAGACATTGAACCTCTCCTACAATCAAATTTCAGTCATTCCCGACACCCTCGGGGCCCTTGCGGCTCTGACAAGCTTGCAAAAATTATATCTTTCCCACAATCAAATTTCAGTCATTCCTGATGCGATTGCAGCTCTGACAAACTTGCAAGAATTATATCTTTACAACAATCAAATTTCAGTCATTCCTGATGCGATTGCGGCTCTGACAAGCTTGCAAAGATTATATCTTTACAACAATCGAATTTCAGTCATTCCCGATGCGATTGCGGCTCTGACAAGCTTGCAAATTTTGGATTTTTACAACAATCGAATTTCAGTCATTCCCGTTTCTCTGTCACGTTTGAGAAATCTTATATCTTTTCTTTTTTCAGGAAATCCGATTGAATATATCCCTCCTCAAATCAGGAGACTTCTGGAGCGTCAGAAAACCGGACAAAATATTTATCAGGATTCTCAATCGGTTCATAACTCCAAAATTCAAGAATCCTTTCGTAAGACAGTTGAAAAATTCAGCCAAAGGAAACCAAAATTGACAGAGAATCAGACGCTCGAGGAGATCTTGACGTCGAAATTGAACTTGGAATCAAAAAATGGACTCCTCGAATGGTGTTTCGAGAAAGAAATTTATTCTTTGAATCTGACTTTTTTGGAAATCTTGGTTTTCGTTTGGGATCGAATTCGTTGTCATCCTAGCAAGGAAGAAATCCTGAAAGTCTTAGACTCTGAGTTGCAAGATGCGATTTGTAAGTGCCCGACTGGTAGAGTTACCCGGCTAGTTAATTGTTTGAACGGTTTTGATCCCGAGGTTATCCTGGAAATCTCGGAAAACGAACAAATCTCTTATCTCTATGACATTGCTAAAAAATCAGAGGATCCAAAGAAGACGTTTATCAAAATGATGCAAGAACGCAAGTATAACCAAAATGTCATTGATCTCTGGAGTTCTGAAATGTAAGGGAAATTTGCTTCATTGATTCGTTAAAATAGACTGACTATTCTTTATTCTCGAAATTCTTTGGATCATTTTTAATTAAAAATGTTGCTCATTAGTGAGGATGGAACGGTTGATCTTTCAAATAAAGGACTAAAAGAGTTTCCAAAGGAACTTTTTGCTCCGGAAAATGTTAAAAGAATCAAGATATTGAATCTTTCCTACAATCGAATTTCAGTCATTCCCGACACCCTCGGGGCCCTTGTGGCTCTGACAAGCTTGCAAAAATTATATCTTTACAACAATCAAATTTCAGTCATTCCTGATGCGATTGCGACTCTGACAAGCTTGCAAATCTTATATCTTTCCGACAATCAAATTTCAGTCATTCCTGATGCAATTGCGGCTCTGACAAGCTTGCAAGAATTATATCTTTACAACAATCGAATTTCACTCATTCCGGTTTCCCTATCACGTTTGAGAAATCTTATATCTTTTCTTTTTTCAGGAAATCCGATTGAATATATCCCTCCTCAAATCAGGAGACTCCTAGAGCGTCAGAAAACCGGACAAAATATTTATCAGGATTCTCAATCAGTTCATAATTCCAAGATTCAAGAATCCTTTCGAAAGACAGTTGAAAAATTCAGCCAAAGGAAACCAAAATTGACAGAGAATCAGACGCTCGAGGAGATCTTGACGTCGAAATTGAACTTGGAATCAAAAAATGGACTCCTCGAATGGTGTTTCGAGAAAGAAATTTATTCTTTGAATCTGACTTTTTTGGAAATCTTGGTTTTCGTTTGGGATCGAATTCGTTGTCATCCTAGCAAGGAAGAAATCCTGAAAGTCTTAGACTCTGAGTTGCAAGATGCGATTTGTAAGTGCCCGACTGGTAGGATTACTCGACTCGTTAATTGTTTGAACGGTTTTGATCCCGAGGTTGTCCTGGAAATCTCGGAAAACGAACAAATCTCTTATCTCTATGACATTGCTAAAAAATCAGAGGATCCAAAGAAGACGTTTATCAAAATGATGCAAGAACGCAAGTATAACCAAAATGTCATTGATCTCTGGAGTTCTGAAATGTAAGGGCAATTTTATCTGATTAGATAAAACGTATTGATCATCAAGAAGTAATCTCATCGTCAAATTTTGAACAAACAAATTACTTCTTGATGAAAGTATCACAATTTGTGAGTCGAGTCATTGGTGAATATCGAACTTTTTGAAAAAGAACTGCGTTCTTCCGGAGTTCATCTTTAATTTGTTTTTCAATGAGAGGATAATTCTTACTGTCAGACAGAATTGTTGTAAGTTTCTTCCTCTCCGCCATAATTTCCGTTACTTTTTTGATACCAGACTCACGTACTCGCAAACACCAGTTAATATAATATTCTTCATTTACGAATTTGGGATGAAGAAGAAAAATATCTGCCATTTCATCGATACAATCATCATAAGTCAAATCGGAAGAACTGACAATATTCTGACGACATTTTCCACACGGAATCTTAGTCTTGTCCGCTGATGATGCACAGAACTTTTCGAGACAACTGATATGAATAAAAGCTTTGCAACACGAAAGTCGTCCGATGTTTGATTCGTTTGTGAGACGTTCATCATTTGAAAAGTTTTCAAGACAGAAAAAACAACAATCATTAAATTCTTTGAGATCCTCTTCATACAAATTTCTTTGATTATATGTGTGTAAGGGGCATAATGGCATCAAAATTTCATAACTGGAAGGTGGCTCGCAGGGTTTGAGACAGCATCCCTTGTAGAAACAAATGTTCTTCCTTTCTGCATCCATCTTGATGATAAAACCATTATATTTATATGAATAATTGACGAGTCCAAAAATAGAGAGACAGTCTCAGTCGATCAAGCAGACTGTCTCTCTATCTTTTGATCAAAAGATTTTTAACTTTTTTATATTCTAAACAGGAATTTTTTCTTGACTTTGTTAGTCGGTGGCAGACAAAATGGAAGAAGAAGAGGAAAAGAAAGTTTCAGTTGAAACCAAGACACCAGATTTTATCGGAGATGTTTCGCTTAACCAAGGCGAAGTAACCTCGAAATATTGGAAAGAAATGAAAACATATGATCCATTAGAGAAACCAATGGCAGATCTCATTCACGGCGATATTACTTCTCCGGATGCGTATCCATCAATGAGCGATTATTATTATACGATTATTCGAAAGGATATTGTTGGATTTCTTCCATTAGCCTTGAAAGAAATTGAATTTCCTCCTGTCCAGAGGGAAAAACCAAAGAAAAAGGCAGAACAAATCATTCAAACAAACAATGACAAGGTCATCACTAGTGAATTTAAGAAATTTATGGAAAGAAAAGATAAGCCATTAGCAAATTCTTATATTGAACTACGTCTTCTTGCACTTTATATTCTCTATAAGGAGAATAAGAATGAAGAAGTAGCTTATGATATCGCCGCATCAGTATTGAAGTTTAATTTTGACATTCAGGATATTTGTCCATTTGCAATGATCGATTTTAAGACATTTCGTGATGCTATCCCTTTCAACTGGAAAATTGCCTTCAGCAAATACTATGAAATGATTCAGAATCCGAGTTATCTTTCGGTTTTTCCGAGAAGCGATCATCGGGTTTTCTACAAGTCACAAGTTCAGACAATTGATTATCTTGCAGAACATAATACGTGTTTAATTATCAATCGCGCCTCTCTCGGTTCTGGAAAGACCTCGACAGCGGTGAAAATTGCCTATGACTGTATCAGAACCGATAAAACGGTTGTTTTCTGTTGCTCAAACATCAACGTCCGTACTTCGATTGGGAAACTTGCTTTTGCTTCAGGTGTTCCTTTTGCAATTGTCAGTAGCGAGCAAAACGGAAAGTTGGTCGAGACGAAAAGTATTCCTGAACAGAGGACCGTCTTGATTATTACTGATTATCGAGCTCTCTATCAGGTTTTAGAATCGAACCCGGAATCGGCGTCAAAGTATATTCTTTTTATTGACGAACCGACAATCGGCGCTGATCACCCGAATGATCCTCGAATTGAGGCATTTTTACGCGTCTTCAAGGAGCAGTGTCCGGCTCAGACGCTACTCGTTTCCGGAACGCTTCCATCCTACGAAGAGTTTCCCGAGCTTTATGAAATCTATCACGATCGTTTCCCAACTGGTAAGATTGTTGAAATTACTGACCAAACTAGCAAGATTAGTTCCAATCTACAAATGAAAAATGCAAAATATTGGGTTCCTGAATTCAACCTTGATACCAGGGAGGATCTTGTTCGTGTTCTTGAGAAATTACAGGAATATCGTTTTATGACACGATTCCACAACGTAAGACACTTGCTATATCTTGATTCTCTCGGTCTTTCTTTCTCAATCTTTGATTTTAGAAATCCCGACAACTGGAGACAGGTTTCAATTGCAAAAATTATCGAACGAAAGCTTTTCGAGGTCCAAAATCCAGCACGCTATACCATCGAAGCGGATGTTGCAGTCTTTCCCGATCTTAAGAACCTCTTTACAACGGCAGCAATCGATTTCTTTGGTGGTTGTTTCGTTGCATCAACAACTCCCTTTGAAGATGCAAAGAAACTCGCTGAAGCATCATTTGGTCCTGGACAAACCTGGGATTCGCTTTATCGTTCAATGATCATCAAACAATCAGCAGTAAGTCGTCCCGAACGTGAGTTCAAATCGGAGCGTCTCGCAGCCGAGCAACTTCGCGAGAGACAAGAAATGGAAACGGTAGCGAAGTGGAATTTTCCACCATCTCTTCAAATTAACTCAGCAGCTCACCTGAGAAAGTATCATCCCGAAATCCAAAAAGCTAGAAACGTTTTTATCGCTCCACTTAATTTTGATGATATTCCTTTCGGATCGGCGTCGATTGAATATCTTGTTTTACTCGCAATGGGTATCGGTATCTTCAAAGAGGACCTTCCAAAGGGCTATCTTTCGATTGTTTCTTTGCTACTGACAAAGGGTCGTATTCCCTTCTGTTTTGCTGATGATAGTATCGCTTATGGCACTAATGCACCGTTTAATCACCTCATCATTATTGATCCTGAAATTGTGAGACAACATTCAATTCTAACGAGTATTCAGTTGATCACCCGCGTTGGTCGAACTGGAAAAATCGGCACTATTCGTTTAACAAGTGATGATCTTGTTACCAAATTCGTAATCTTGCTTGATGGCAGAGTTGAAAACATTGAACACGACAATATTCGAGATATGATTGACACACTGTGGGGCTAAAGATTATTGTTTATCTAGTGGTAAAGTTAGACAGTATATTATGACTTCCTTTTCGTCTAACGATCTTGATCTTCTTTACAATCTTGGATTCATTGGGCGTTCGCTCACTTACTGGCATTTCAAAAAGTAAATATTGTTCCATCTCGAATTCGAGATGAGAAATCTATCTTAGATCGATAATTTAGGTTTTTTGATAGAGAAGCATATCTAAGCTATTACTATGATATTTTAACTCATATTTGAGTTAAAAGAATAGAAAAATTACACATCAACTTCCTTCATTAGCGTCTCGGAATCATAATCGAGATAATCGAGAAATTGTGCTAGGCGCTCTACACTATGGGAACAAATCGGAAGGGAATTAAGGCATTTCTTCGCATTACGGGAGCGAGTTCCTTGGGGACGTGCAATAGTTTTATATCCTGAATGTGTTTGTTGGTCCCAGCCAGAAACATCGAGAAGCTTTGTTCCCAACTTAAGGTATTTTTCGATGGTTTCGCGAATACGATCTTCCTTCTTCATCGAAGTCTTCTTTGTCGTCTTGAGGCTGTCCTCGATGCGCTGAATGCGTGCGTAGAGGGCATTTCGAACGTGATCATTGGAGTTCAGTAGAGTAGCAAGTTGGGTGTCGCCAGATGACATCTCCTCGTAATTTGCAGCATTAATCAGGTTCGCAAGGACAAACTCAGCACTCATCAAGTTCTTGTCCAGGAAATCAATAATAATCGGCTCCTCAAGGAGAGCGCTGAATTGTTCCTCCGTTCCAAGAAGGAAAAGCTCAACTGAATAGCAAGTGTCCGGATAGTCCTTGAAACGCTGCTTCATTCCGCCAATCTGAAGAGGTCCCTTGGGATTGCCGATCTTGTAGAAAACATAATGCTCTTGACTGTTGCTGTAGTTGGTCTCAAAATCATTCACGAACTTGTCGTAAAGCTCCTCGAAGCTCGGCTTCTTCACCTCCTTTTTCGGAGCAGTTGGCACTTCACCCTCAGCGACCTTCTTCTTGCCACGAGTCCGCTTCGTCACGATAGTCGGATCAATCGGGGTCGGCGGCGGCGGGAGGTTGCGAGGGGGAACGACAGCCTTCTCAACAGGAGCGGCGGCGATGGTAGCGGTGCGCTTGCTCGTGACGGGCTTCACAGGACTCTCGGCGGAAGAAGACGCCACTGCCTCCGAAGAAGACGACGACGCGATCGAACGCTTGCTCGCAACTAGCTTCTCTGTGGCAACAGGAGTCTTCTTCTCAACCGTAGGTGGCTTCTCTGTGGCAACAGGAGTCTTCTTCTCAACCGTAGGTGGCTTCTCGCTAGCGACAGCATTCGCAATGCGAGCAGGGGTCTTCTTCACGAGTGATGCGGAACTCTCAGCAGGAACCGCGGCAGCTGAAGCGACCGGAGTCTTTGCGGCGCGAGTCGAACGAACGGGCTTCTGCTCCTCAACTTGAGGCTCCTCCTCTTCGACTACCTGGACCTTTCGCGAACCACGGGTGACCGTTGCGGTTTTCTCCGAGTGCGACATCTTGGTTGTGAAAAGTTTTTGGTTGTGCGAAAAAACTTTTTTCGCAAATTAAAACCAGACTGTCAAATGACTGCTAGCTTTGTGTTCTGTTTGGTATGCCTAATAATCTCTTTAATACTTCTGATAATTGGTGTGTTCAATATTTATTATTTCAATCTTGTCAAAAACGGGACACTCTTAACCAGCACACAGTCTAACGCACTGAGTATTGTCAATATACTTGGAGTTATCCTACTCTTCGGATTATTTATTTATGCTATCTTCGCGACGGTCCAGGCTAGTCGAGCTCCAGAGGTGGTCGTTTCAACAACACAAATGACGCCGTCTCTTACGTTGCCACAAGCTGCTCAAGTTGCTTATGTCGCGCCAGCGGTGGCAGTTCCACGGGCTCCAGTGGCTGCTTTACCGGCAAATGTTGATTTAGTCGGTCCAGCGCCAGCCGGTGTCAATCTTTTCCGAACGAAGGGAGCTACTAGTGTTCCAGCCGGAACTCTTCTCGCAGTACCAGCTCAATAAATTATTATTTTCCGCAAAGCATCTTATAAAGAAGAATTCTTCTTTATAAGATGCTTTGCGGAAATAAAATTATCATATTAAATAGCAATGGCTAGCAAATCTTATTTCAATCCTGAGACAGAGAAGTTATATGATTTTTTCATTTCCGATCGTGGAACAGTTGAAATTTTTGAAGACAATAGATTTATCGCCGAAATTCCGACCTCATTTATTCGAAGAAATATCGTAAATGTTGGTAGTGAGAAAGAACAGGCGATAATTCAAACGATGCAAAAACATATTAACTATTTAACGAGATCAAATCAAAGCTTAGAAAGACAAATTAATGAACTCAATGTCGGAAATAAAGCTGAAGTTATTGAAGCACAAAGAATGGAACTCGATAGTCTTACAAAATACAATTATGAACTGAATGATCAAATTGAAGATCTTGTTCAACGACTCGAAGTTGCTGAAATTAGCAGCCAAAATCAAATTGAAAAATTGAAAAAAGATTTTATCGACTGTTCAGAGGAACTTACACAATGTTCGAAGGAACTCACCGTTTATGATGAAATTTCTCGTAAGAGGAAAGCGGTTTCTTCGAGCAATATTCAATTCGAAAATAGACAACTCAATATAGAACGATATGAAAAATTAGTGTCCGAATATCTTCTTAAGAGAAGAACTAGAGAACTATCAGCGAAAACGAGATTACCGGTTCCTCAACAGTATCTCACATTAGAAGATACAAAAGAAATTCAAAGGAGAGTAGATGAATTGTTGTCCCTAACTTATTTCGCAGACAAAAAACAAATACAAAATTTGAATAATCTTTTCGATCGAAGTCCTGATCTTGAAACTCTCAATAGTAGAGTGCGATATAACGATCTAATGAAAAATCTCAGAGGAGTAAGAGATCAATACAAAAAATAACCTAGAGAAGGATTCTTCTCTAGTAAAATAGAACAATAATCCAATAAATGATTGCCAAAATGAAGAAGAATATGAATACGAGAAATAGAATTGTGTTATTTCCAGGAATTGGAATCGGAATCGTTGCTCGATCAACAAGGGCAGGAAAAAGTTGTCCTTCCAACACATCAACTGGTCGTCTTAACCAATATGATCTCAAGTTGAAATCTGGCGTGTTGTTAGCGACACGAACCTGCTGTCTCGGTGCGAGTAACTCATAAATTTGTGTTGCATTAGTAACTTGATAATCATCAATGAAGAAGCCTGCATAATCTTTGATAACCATAATGTTACTACAAGTAATCACAATATTGAGAAAGAGATCACGACAAAGAGTCGTTGAAGTAGAGGCGAGAATGACAAGCAAACCATTTTCTTTCACATTTGCTAAGATAATGTTCAATTCTTCCTGAGTATCAACAATAAAAGCTTCTGGAAAAAGTTCCTTCCAGATGTGGGCGGCTTTAACATCATCATTCATAATATAAATTGGAAATTGAGTGAATGGAACAGGATAAGATTTGGTGCAAGTGTTCCTGACTTGGTCACAGTTTGTTCGATTTCCACCACCCGGAGGTCCATTTTCACATTCAGATTTTTTTATAGACGTTAGCCGTCTCATTTAGTTTAGAAAAAATTCTCTACATTTTTATAACGAATTTTAGACTTGCTCTATTTTAGATTTTTGATCCAAAGTAAAAAACAAAATGTCAGAAGTCGAGGAAGACATTTATCTTCAAAGTCTGTTAGAAACGGATGATTATCGCTATTTCTGGAATCTTTTCGGAAAACATTATGAAATTTCGAAAGAATTAATGGTGGAACAATTCGGAAAGTATCAGATGAAAATCAGCGAGAACAAGATATCATATGGAATCACTTTTTACAAGAAAGGATCGAAAGTTTTTCCAGAAATAAACTCCTACCTCTACGAAAAAATGGCAAGTATCGAGGAAGCTTTTTTATCAGATAATAACCTATTTCTTCTCAATTATTTAATTGAACTTGAAGCGGCTTTGAGTGATAAATACTATGATGGCAAAAATGATATTGTTGAGGTGTTGATTCCAAAGATTGGTAAGATGTTAGCTCATAAATATGAGACCGATGATCTGACAAAAATTATTGATTTAATCCCGATCAATAGAGAGGACCATTTTGAAGAATTTGCTTTCGCATATCGTAAGAATCATTTCGCTGAAATGGATGATAAAGCTGTATCAATTTTCAAGAAATCTAACAAAAATCGAATTTTAAGAGCATATCTAAAACAATATCCACGGAAACCGATTTGTTGGTATTGTTTTAACACTGATCCATATGATAACTACGTCGAAATAGATTGTTATACTGAACCAACCGAAGAAACTGAATTAAAAATCAACATTCAGTTTATTCAAATTAATCTTGCAATGATGAAGGGAATTATTGAATCAAATTTACTTTCTGAATCAGAAAAACAAACGTTTATCGACTATAGAGAGTATGGTATGAAGTTATTGAAAGATTTCTAAATTTTCTTAATTAAGAAAAATCACAAAAATATTCCATTCTTATAGATTTGTTGAACAATTGTTTTCCAAATTTCAACTGTTAAGAGATTTGGATCAACAAAAATTTCGTTCCAAACACAACCGATTGAACAATAAGCACCAAGCCAACCTCCGAATTCTCCTGGTTTCCGAACAGCGTGTCGCTTGTTGTCAATCAATTTGTAACAGTGTTCGCAATAGCCTGCGAACCATTCCGTGGTGGATTCACTAGAATCCGGATCGTAGTAGAGACAGTTACAAGTCAACATTCGACAACCTCCGTATCTGCTACAAATATCATCTCCCAATAAGTCATTATTAACCCGGCGGTGACAGGGTCCGAGAACTTGAAAAAGAATTTTCGAGCTTACATATTCCATTCTTGTTTGAATTCTTGTGACAATATTCGTCAGATACTGATTGGCGTTTATCGTATCAATAGAATCTGAATTATTTTTTGTTTCTTTTCGGATCATACTTTTTAGATAACTGTTTGTGAAACTATTCTTAATCAGATAATCGGGTTTTTCTGCAAATGGAGCTGTTTGAAAGATTTTTTGAAGAATAAGCTCATAATAAATTTCAACGTCATATCTCTTCATAATGATTTTCATCAATTGTTGCCAAAAATTAAAAGAATTATTAACCTCAAAATACTTTGTTGCTTCCATTAGCCTTAACGTAGCTTCTTCCGTTCGTTGATCAAGCATTCGGAGAAGATAGACCCATATTTCTTGAATGACTGTTCGAACTCTTGGGTTATAAACAAGTTTTTCGCCGTCTTCAAAAATAATTCCGCTGTTTCTTGTTAAATAAAAGAGATAATTAACATCGTCCTGAGTAAAAAGATCATTCATTAAAACTTCATATTGCCAAGGGACATCAGTTTCTTGACCAACTCGGGTTATAATGATATGAATAGCTGTTTTTGGATCAGAAATTGCATATTTTAGAACTTGATAAAGTGTTGTTGGATCATCCCAGGTGTTTTTATCAAGATTGGAAACTTCTTCAAAATAGTCCGGTAGTCCAAATGGAAATTTTTCGACGAGATCAACCCCTAAAGTTGCTCCATCAACGAATCCAAGGGGATTATTATCGTCATCCATAATTGGGGCATTCGTTGGTTGAATAGTTGCTAGAGGATGATCCTCTTCGTAAATGTCATAATCTTCGTCTAGTATTTTTGTGTCGGCATCTATTCCAAGTTCAAGCGGGCTTAAAGCTACTTCCAAATATTCGGTCATAATTTTAAATATGAAATTTTTTCGTATTTAAATAGAAATTGTTTTAACTTTATATGAGTAATTCTTGTCCCCCTGATTATACTCTCAGTTGTGATGTAGCAAGCCTACCGATAAAATCTCGACATCTAATTCCGAATTTTTGTAATGATGCTAGACCAGCTTATCAAAGTTATCGAGCTGAGGCTTGTGATAAATTAGGATTACCGGGTGAATGGGGAAATAACGAATTGGCTGGGCAATGTACTTTCAGAGCCGGAACAATCAATGATATTTGTGAGTATGGCGGTGGTATCATTGGAACGAAAGTCAGTTGTGAAAGACTTAATTTTTTGGGTGATACGAGTTGGTGTTGTCTGAATCCGGGTCATTGTTTTGTCAATGATGATCAAAGTCAGGGAACCTGTCCTCCGAATTGCCGCGCAACATCTGGACCCGAAGGTTCAGGATGCCAACCATTTTATATTGATTATTGCACGACTTCGGCAAAAAATAAAATCGTGTCATTGTGGCAACCAGGTGGATTTTGCCGACGAGTGCTGACTGACAACGGAGATGATCTTGAATTCGTTTCAGCGATGGGTTCCGGGCTTCTTCAAAATGCCTTCGGAGCTGGACCCATTCCGGAACTCGGAGAACCGGGAACTGATGACGCTCTCGTCGAAACAGTTTATGATGTCTGTTGGGACAATCCGGCTGCCTGTAATCGCTATCTCAAATCGACAACGTGTCCGCAATATACGAGGCAACAGCTTGCTGGGCTGAAAACGGGAACGAAATTTTGCGGTTGTAATCTCCCTCCGAGTCAATATGACACTTTTCTTAACCAACAAGGAATCGCTCCGGCTTGTGATAGTCTCTGCGTTTCTTCACAAAATATTAAAGATGTTGATATTAATGGAAGTGAAATTCATTGTCGTCAAACGCTCTGTGTTATTGATAATGTTTTCATTGAAGCGGAACAAATCGGCAATGTTACGTTTGAACAAGCTTGCGGAAGTTGTCAAAATGGAGCTTGTGCCTGTATCATTAAAGATGTTGAAATCAGCGCTGGCGGAACAATTGGTAATATTGATCTCAGTCAAAAATGTTTCAACACGAAATGTTATGAAACCAGTCCTTCAGGACAAGTTGTTGAAATTAAGTGTGATAACGAACCAACGCCAGGGACTCCTCCGCCAGGATCTGAACCCAAAGAAGATTCATTTTTCAAGAAAGTGACGACTAAGATTCCTATCTGGGCAATTATCTTGATGGCTGTTCTTGGTATTTTAATTTTCTTGATGATTATCTTTGTATTGTTTATGCTATTCAAGAAAAAGAAATAAATATATCATTTTTGATTAAAAATGTGTTAATAACGTAAAACAAAATTTAAACTCTGACAGATATCGATATTAATTTCACTGAATTCTTTATCAATTTCTTTTTCCTTTTTTCTTCTCATAATTTCCAAATCTTCTTCAATCATTTCAAGATCATCGTAATGTTCAATTAGATATATTCTTTATTGTAAATAAATTTTGGATCAATTCCTTCTATACCTTTGAAATCAATTATTTTTCCAAATTTTCCAGTTCGAAGTAGAATTAAAGAAACTCCTAGAGCAAAGAGATCAAGACGACTATTAAATTCTGGTGTAAGTCTTGGATCAAAAAGTTCTGGAGGACGAGTTTCTGCTGTATAATCATTTCTTTCAGTTTGAGGAGTGAATGTAGCAATCCCGAAATCGATTAATAAAAATTTTTTCTCAGACATATCCCAAACAATATTTTCAGATTTAAGATCGTGTTGCATCACATCTTGACTTTCGAGATATGCCAAAGCTTCGATCATTTCATCGAGAATTTGTTCTCGAAGAATATTTGCAATTGGAATTGGCATTTTACTAAGAGGAACATATTCTTTTTCAGTTATAACTATTTTTTCCAACCCATCTATAAGTTCCGCTTCTGCTTTTTTGAATTTAATGATATTCGGATGATCTAAAATTGCTAAAGCACAAGCTTCTCGGAGTCCTTCGTCTTGACAACTTACTTTAATTATTTGATCATTTTCGATTATGATATCGTTTCCTACTCGATACATTATATTTAAAGTATTGAAAAATATTTTTATGATTGACAATATCTTTTTGTCTTTAAATTTTCTCAATGATTATATTGATCAAGAAAAAGTGATTGCTCATTTTTGAATCCAAAATATATAGAAACTGAAATTTTCATCGTAGAGAATGCCGTAGAATTGAATTTTAAAAATCCTAGGAAACCTCCTAATTTCGATTCCAAATTCAAAGACTAACCCCAAGAATTTTTTGCGGCTGGCTCCTTGGAGCCTTGCCCCATAGGGGTGTCTTAAAATTTTTAATTTTCGATAATGAATTGATTATCGATCTAAAATTAAAGCTGAACCTAGAATTTTATTTTTTATTGGATAGCTCTAAAATTCTTATAATATATTTTCTAGTTGCGTAAAAAACTTTTATAGAAAAATTGTTTGTGTCTATCACTGTCTAAATCAGTCTTTCCTATTCAGGGAAAAATTTAGACCTCAAAATGAAGATCACTCCGGATTACCTGGTCATTTCGACGGGATACGACGAGCGCATCGCAGAATGGACAGATCGTTGCGATCTGGAGGAGGCATTCGGCAGCTATCTTTTCGAGGAATCGTCTGAAGATGAGGAAACACTTCCACTTGCTGAAAGACTCAAGTTACGAGGATTGATTGGAGTTTTCAGCCAAGGTATTGGATACGGTGTAATGGATCACAACAAAGAAAGTGATGAAGTTAATGAAAAACGAAAGGAATATTTCAAGTCATTTTCAAAGTATCGAACCAATGGAAACAACTATGTTCTTGATGCTGAAGCAAAGGAAATTTATGATCAGATCAACTCCAATGATTCTTTCTGTAGCGGACTTGTTTTTAAACTTGACAAATTTGATGCAATGGAAATTGTTAAGTTCATTCTGATGCTAAATTATGCTGGTTGTATGGAGTGGAATAGTCTTATGGATGTCTATGTTGAACAGGTCGAAATGGAAAATGTTATTGTCTTTACTTTTGGCTGTGAATCTGGTTGAAAACGTGGTTAAACATAGTTGAAAACTGAAATTTTAGTTTTCTTAAGCCATTTATTGCTCAAAAATGAAGGTAGTTAGTCTGCTCACAATGATTCAGTTCAAAAATCGAGTGATTAACATTTTTGAATTCAAAAATGTTTCATTACTCAAAAAAATAATTTTTTTAGGATATCTTCTAAAAATCAATAGTATTATTTTCAGACCACACAAAAAACTTTTATAGAAAAATTATTTGTCCCTATCATATCCGAAAATAAGCGATAATTATCGCCTGAAAATTCACGTCAAAAAAATTTGGCAGTTGAGAGAGTGAGTGAGTGAGTGAGTAGAACATTTGTGCAGCCTTAGGTAGTCCTAAAAATCTATATTTTTAATTTTGCTATACTGTCACAATGAAAAAGTTAATTCCGAAATAGATTTACAATAAATATATTATAAAATAACAATTACAATGATAAAACTAATCCATTATTAATAACTGATCTTCAAACATAGCTAATAATATAGAAAATATTTTATTGTCGAAATGAGAAGGTATATACTGACTACGATCGCCAAGAGTTTAAATGAGAGAAATACCCTAAGCAAATTAAATCCAAATTAAAATAACTCTCTCGCTCTGTAGCCAATGGCGAGTAAGATTGATAATTCAGATCTGGATGAATTTTACGTTGGTAATTTTATATCAAATATGAAAACCTCGCGAGTAGTCAAACACGAATTGATTGTTTTTCTCGAATTTGTTCCCAAAGAAATAAAGGATTTCTTAAAACACGTCGATAAAAATTGTCGAGAACATTTTAGATATTTTGTTGGACAGATGGAAATTACTGATAAATATAATATTTATTACCGGATAATTTTGAATACAATGGTAGAAGGCGGAAAGAAGGGAACTACAATTCTTAGAGATCTTGGATTAAAATATAATGAAGAAGAGACGCCAATTTATGTGAATACGCGTTCAACAAATGAATGGGAACCTGACAAAGACAAACTTTTCAAACACGAAGGACTAGAGTTTTCTCTTAAATTTGGAACGAAAGCTAGGAGAAATAATATCGAACCTAATATTGAAACAGAAAAGACAATACCGTTTATAAAGAAAGAGATCCCAGAACTGAAGGAAGATCCGGATAATGATTCTCCCTCAGTATGTAAAAAGGAAGTTGCTAGTAGCGGTGAATATAACATTGGTAGTGGTCCTTGGCCTTGTGCAAGACACAAGAGTGATCACAATTGGAAAGAATGTTATGAAGCCTGGCTCGAAAAATTTCCTTGTCTTAGAACTTTAAAAATTATTAATAGTAACGAAAAGGAACACGAATATGAATATGAAGGTAAATTTACTAATCAAAACATCACAGAGTTTATCAAATATTGGATACCATTAATTCCAGGAGGTGTTTGGAAACAAGAACATTACGAAACATATCGATATTTTTTCTTTTTCAATGTCCAAACAGACGTCATCAATCCTTCTAAATTGAAATTACCATATATGGATAAAATTAAAGAGTTAGCTAGTTCATCAAAATTGATCTCCAAGTATGAAGTTGGTAATGATAGTGATGATGAAATTGAATCTCAATAAACTCGATAAAGATCACATTCTAAGTCTCTAGTCTTACTGTCTTTTTTAAAATTTTGTCCTCCCGCCATTTTGAAATGTATGACATTTACATTTATCATCCAAAAAATGGAACACTTTTAGATGAATTTTCCGGATTATATGGAAAGGGTGATGTTTATGAAATGATAAACTATTCTTATCGGCGTCACGGTTTGGTTGAATATAAGGGTCTAACCCTCGAACTAATTTCGAAATTAAGTATGCTTTCATCAGATGATATTTGTCCAAATGAATTAGCGAAACATAGTAAAAAATTGCGAGTTATAAGATACAAAGGAATTAATCTTGAAGAAATATTATATCACTTAATCGATAAACACGAAAAATTGGAAGGAGACTATAAAAAATTAGAAGAAGAAAACATCATATTAAAAAATAGATCAATTACTATTGATTAGCTACAATCAGAAATTTCTGATTGAAATAATGATAGACTTAGTCAAATGAAATTACTTCTGAATTCAGAAGTAATTTCTATTACTTTCTTGAAAAATGAAACAATAATACTCAACTCATTCCACAGCCACATCCCTTTGCTTTTTCAATGAAGAAAGAAACGCTTTCAATTTCATCTGATTGATCGAATATTTCCCAAGCATCAATACTATTCGGAGGAAACATATGGGATTGTCTCTTCACAACAATGATATATTCTCCCTCTTCAATAGGAGCCACATAGGGTAATAAAATAATTTTCGTGTTTCTGTATATCGAAACATCAAATTCGAAGACATTGAAATCTTGTTTCTCGATGTTATACATTGCAAAAATGTAATATTTCTGTCGTTCCATATCAAATGTGACACGAGGTTCATTTCTTGCTTGTTCAAGGGTAATAGTTTCATCATTTTTGACTTCCGTGTTATATCCAAAGATGACTCGCATTTTTACTCTTACGTTAGACTCTCTTTATTTTAGAAAACAAAATTTCTTTTTAAAGTGAAAAAAAATCTAACAATGACTGATGACGCTTTCGCACTTGCGACCAGTCCGAGCATTTTTGATGCGAGTGGATCTCATCTCTACAAGGACAAGCTCTTCCTTGGAAAGAAACTTTTTGAGATCAATTGTAAAGATGCCCCGTATGATGTCGAGAATTATCTTCTCAAAGTAAAGAAATTGATGAGAAAGCACAAATATCCTGTGGTGCCCTCAACTGGCAATGCGAGGCTTGATGTTCATCTTCAAGCTCAAGCAAATTGCAACCCCGTGAAGACAGAGGAACAAAATTCGACGTGGCTTTGGATGTGGGAGCATCGTGATGCCCTCAACAACATTCTAGTCCATCAACGCGATGATTTCTTTGATGAATTGGGAGCTAAGACGATGATTGATGGTTATCTTCTTCGTGTTGGCTTCGATAAAGAGATTGTTGAGCGTCCGCAACTCCTTTTCCTCCGTGTTGCCTCAGCTCTACACCATCCGAATCTCTCAAAGGTCACAAAGGTCTATAATGAAATCTCAACTTTCGTTTATATGCCAGCTTCTCCTACTCTTTTCAATGCTGGACTCACTTTCTCACAAATGAGTTCTTGCTTCCTCTTGAAGATGCAGGATAATATCAATTCTATTCTTTGGTGTATGAATGCACAGGGTCTCATCTCAAAGGCAAACGGAGCAGTCGGAATTTCTTATAGTTCCTTGCGTTCTGGAACTTCGATTGGTTTCAACGGTGTTTCGAACGGCGTGGTTCAACCGGAACTTGTGAGTGGAAAAATCTGCGAATATATCAATCAAGGCGGACATCGCGACGGAGCTTCACAAAATGAGCTTGCGATCTGGCATATTGATATTCAACGCCATATTAAGCTAACAGAAAAAGATGATCCTGTTAATTCTCTTGAGAAAGCGAATACTTCAATTGGAACATATGATCTTTTCTGGGAACGTGTTAATTCAGATTCTAGATGGTCGCTTTTCTCACCAGATCAAGTTCCAGGTCTTGACACCGCTTTCGGGGACGAATTTAACAGAATTTATCTCGAGGCAGAGCAAAAGGGGCTCGCGGGAAAATCAGTTCTAGCGCGTGATCTTCGGGATTCAATCGCAGAGACTCTTATTCGAACTGGGCGTCCATATGTTATCAATCTTGATGCAATCAACAAGAAAACGAATATGGGAAACATCGGATTTATTTCAACCCTCAATCTCTGTCAAGAAATTGCTCTTCCTGCCGACGAAATGCGAATTCCCTCTTGCAACTTGTCAGCAACGTGCTTGAGAAACTACGTCAAGAAGAATAGTTTTGGAGTTCTTCATTTTGATTTTCAACAGCTTGCATCGTCAGTTCGTCAGCAAGTCGAGAATCTCAATGCCGTTATTGAGAGAAATTATCATCCTTTGCCAGAAATTGAGTTTTCTAATAAGGAAAGCCTTCCGATTGGGATTGGAATGATGGGATTGAATGATGTCTTGCAACAACTCGGAATTAATTTCGATTCAAAGGAAGCAAGCGAATTAATTGAGAAGATTAGCGCTTGCACTTATTACAATGCCTTGTTTGCTTCTTCGGAGATTGCTCGCGAAGTTGGACCCTATCCGGCGTTCAAGAGCTCTAAATTTTCTCAAGGAATCTTTCAATTTGATCAGTGGAATGTCATCCCTCTTGAACCTAGCACGTGGGGTCAGGAAGGCAGCTGGGACTTTCTCCGTCAAAAAGTGATGCGTGATGGTGTCAGAAATTCACAGCTAACAACGCAACAACCAACTGGAACAATTAGTTCAATCAGTGGAAATTCTGAAATGACAGAGCCCCTTCACGCCAATGTCTATACGAAGCGAACAAAGGCTGGTGATTTCGTGATGATTAATCAATATTTAGAACACGAACTGACCGAACTTGATCTCTGGTCAGAGGAGATGTTCAACTGGATTTTCCATCAAGATGGTTCGATCAAGGGATTGAGTGAGATTTGGAAGTCTGAATTCGACTTTATTCAAGATCAACTCGAAATTATTGAGAAGAAATATAGAATTATGTCAGAATACAGTCAGCGAATTATTATCGATCAAGCCGCTCTTCGCGCACCCTACATTGATGGAAGTCAAAGTATGAACATCAATATTGTCAATCCTTCAGTTCGTCTTGTCTCTGATGCCTTGAGTTATTCGCAAAAGAAGGGTCTTAAGACAATTTGTTATTATCTTCGTTCTAACAAGCCAATTTCCGCGATTAAAGTTGTTCCGAAGACACGTCCTGTTGCAAAAGTTTGCACTCGTTCTGATTCTGACTGTAAGTCTTGTCAGTGAATGCAATGAACAAAGTGAATGCAATGAACAAAATAATCAGAGATTTCTGATTGTAGTTAGTTGTTTCAAACATTGGAAGAATACTTTGGTGGATCCGAATTAATGCTTCTCGGAGCATTAACAGTTCTTGGAACTGGACAATCCACGACAACCCGCTGAGGAATCGGCTTATATTTCTTCCTGTCTTGATAGATATCCCACTCAGTCCCTACTACGAACGGTGTCCAAATGACAAAAATACTTCCGAAAACAGCGAAGATAATTGAAAAAGCGATAATAGAACCCTGATATGGATTTGACCAGGAGAAAATAATCCCACCATCCTTATAAGAACAGTGAGAAATATTATTGTATTCGTCATCAGCATTCTTTTTGTCAGAAAAATGATCTATTTTCTCCTGGTATCCTATTTTTTCCTCATAAAGATATGAATAGTTTTGTTCAACGACGTAATTCTGATCACAAATCAATGTCCCTGTATCACAACTAATATTGATTCTTGCTAGTGCTGGACAAAAAGTTGTATAACATTCGCTGATATTGGTTTCATAATATTTTGCAAGGTCCATACAGGAAACAGTATCATTTTGGTTCAAATTCTTCACCGAACACTTGTAATAAGTCGCCATCGAAACATCGAGACGATGACATTGAATATCAATCTCGGTATTTCGCCAATGAACGGCACAACCGAGAAGAATCGAAAAAATGACTGATGGAATAACTGCAACGACAATATACCAAAAAACCATACAACCATAGCCATCAGGTCTCTTTATGCCTACCATTCTTGTTTTGGAAAAGAATTCGCAGCTGTAAAACTAGAAATAAAGATAGACTATGTTATCGGATTAATCAAGAATTCTTGATTAAATAGGTGAAAATTAAATTTTTCACTGTAGAGAATGTCGAAAAATTCAATTTTCAAAAATCCTGGAGACCCTCCCAGCTTGGAATCAAAATTGCGAAGACTAACCCGAAGGATTTTTTTGCGGCTGACTCAAAAATTTTATTTTTCGAAAAATGGCGCATTCTTGAATAAAAAATTATTTTCTATAGCGCTAGAAATATCATCCTTAATTTTTAGACTTATGTGAAAAACTTTTACCAAAAAATCTTTTGTTACTATCAGTGATCAATTTGGAAACCAAATTGAAAAACTCAATGGAGATCAAAAATTTCGCCACTGACATTTTGATCGAGAACCAGTGAATTTTTGGTAATCAAGAATTCTTGATTACAGGATTGTCAAAATGGTATTTTGTTATATCGGTGGATATGTTCTGGTAATATAACAAATGATATCCGAAAATTTTCGGGTGCCCAGGACCCCGGAAGATTTTTATCGTTTTTCAATTGTCGACAATTGGTTTTTGTATGTTTTCCAGTTGTCAGCAACGGTCAGCAACGGTCAGCAATTGAAAATATGCAAAAATCCAATTGTCAGCAATTGAAAAACGATAAAAATCTTCCGGGGTCCTGGGCACCCGAAAATTTTCCCCTACAAAATACCAAGTTATCGAAACATATCCGGTTATATGAACAAATCGTCTCTCAACCGTCCTGTAATCAAGAATTTTCGATTACCAAAACTTCACCGGTTCTTGATCAAATTGTCCGCGTTGAAATTTTTGATAACCAATTGGTTTTCAGTTTGAATCAAAATTGAAGGGTGATAGGGAACAAAGATTTTTCTATAAAAGTTTTATACGTAGTCAAAAAATATTACATTGAGTTTTTAGGATCTATTCTCAAAAATTGACTTCGTCTGACTACGTCTTGATTTTGGAGTAATGATATGTTTTTGGATACAAAAACACTAATAACAAAGATAACAAGATTTTTATTCAATAATGTCAAAAGAAAACAAAAATTTCTGTTTTCAAGTATAATTTGAATTTTTATCAGTTATTGAGTATGTCGCAAAAAATATTCCAACCGGTTTTTTGGTAGCCTCTAGGATTTAAAAATTCTATGAAGTATAAATAGACAAAGAAACTTTAGTTTTTCAGTTGTGATTCTTCGATAAAAAGAAGAAAAGCTATCCGATATGAGCAAAAGCGTCCCACGTTTGGTTTGCTCCGTCTAAAACGAGCTTCTTTTTCTCTTCAAATGTTAAATAAACACCAGTTGCATTTTTCCAATTCCATTCTTTAATGATCCTTAATAATATAATTACTCGAACGTTTTTCGAAAGATTTTTCATCTTTGTTTGGATCAATATTTTTGTTGGAATATCGAGTGCAGAGAAAATACTTTGAATCGAATTGACTATTTTGTTTGAATCAGCTGGATATTTATCTTTCAGTAGAAAGGCATCGACTTTAGCTCCTTCGTCGCCAGTATCAACTTTTTCGATTGGAAAGGGATCAGAAAAAACACCATCGATAAATTGATAACTGTTCGTCTCAAAAAATCCAGGAATTAAACAGGATTCTACTACTGCTTTTGAAACTGAATAGAACGGTGTCGTCAAATAGTCAAAATAGACCGGCTTTGGATCTTCTGGATCTCGTTGATCTGTTGCAACCAAGATGAGATGTTTCCCAGTCATATTATGGAGCTCCAAAAAATTAACGAGTTTTCCAAATTTTAATTTCATCCAAAAATCAACACGTTGGCGAATCTTTGCTGGTGAAAAAAGACCCTCCTTCGCATCAAAACTAAAGTCTCTAAAACTTTCAAAAATATTGAAGTTAATTGCTTCTTTATATAACTGGTCGAATGTCAATTCCAAATTGATCAACGTTGCAATAAGACCACCGACAGAGACACCGATTAATTTATCATAATATACGAGTTTTCCTTTCAATTGTAATGAAAAAATCGCCCCAATGAGTAAAAAACCTTTCTCTTTTCCTGCACCCAACAGTAGGCACCTCGGGGTAGTCGCAGACGCTTTTGACACTGACATATATAAGACTCAATTTTAATTTTGATGAAAATTAAATTAAGGGTGTTAAAATTTGAAGACAACTACTCCATAAATTTTCTCAAGATCTTTTGGATAGAACGAACGATAAATTTCAGTTCCTTCTTCAATGCTTTCAATTCCTGGCAAGATATTTTCAATTCCGACTTTGTCGTCATCCTTACGGGTTCCAAGTTTTTCAAGAGCTTCCCGAAATGTCGAAAAATGATAGACTTCAATAATTGGAAGAATAAAAAAACTATCATTGTTAATAATTTCAATTTTCATTCCTCTATGCCAGCGGGTAAATTTTCCTCGATAGAGCCGACACTCATAGCTCTTTCGACCTGTTCGGAGATATGAATACCAAGGTTCTTGAACATTCATCGTTTCCATTTCGTTTTTATTAAAAAGAATTTTAAAAACTTGATGAAAGATATAGTCTATTTATGACTATCTTCGGTAATTTCTTCTCGCCTGTGTTGATTGTGAAATATTTGTCGGACGAACAGTATATGACTGTCCTTGTTGATACTGGCTCTGATAAGGCGCTTGTGAATAAGCTTCGGCTTGTCCTCGTGGAGCTTGATAAGATTGACCCTGTGGATATTGTCCTGCCTGAGCTAATGGATATTGCCTCTGTGGAGTTGCCTGAGCTAATGGAGTCTGCGCCGCGCGATAAACTTGTGGATTGACCCTTCCGCCCCGGGCAGCACCAGCTACTCCAAATGCTCCAGCTGTTCCGAAATTCGTTGCAGCGACAGGGGGCGCAAGCAAACTCGAATCAACAGAAATACCGTGAATAATTAGAATACCTTGACTGAAACCAGTTGTATTACCATAGAAGTTAATATGAAGAGCAGAATTCATAAAATAAGTGTCATATTTTAATGGAGATGCACTAACTTCAGATGTAGGAGGATATACTGATGGTTCTGAACCAAGAAGCCCGTTTGAAACATTGATCGAGACATTATACGAGTGGAAACCGAGCGACTCAAAATTAAACGGAATCATAATCACGCTCGGTGTCGTGGGAAGCTCAATATATCTTGTCAGTAAGAGTCGTTCTTCATTGGCACAGTGACCAGCTGGTCCCTGAGGTCCCGGTGGTCCAACCGATCCTTTTGGACCAACGGAGATCGTGTTCGTGTTTGATGAACCGTTGAAGAAAAAGAAAACGAAAAAGATAATTAGAAGAATGAAAATTACAACAAAAATAATTATCACTATTGTCATACCAGATAAACCACCATCATCTTTTTCACTCTCAGTTTCGACTACGGTCCCGCCCGCATTCATACTCAATTTAATTTCTTTTAATTAAAAGAAATTTTTTTCGGTTAAAAACGAGATGGGATCAAAGAAGATTTGTATTCTTCTCGGCGATGAGGGTTGCCCACACTGTGAGGCTCTCACCCCAATTTGGGAGCAGCTCCTATCCGATCCAGAATTGAAAAGACTTTATTCTTTCATCGAATTTATTTCCAATGTTCTAGTCCAGCCGCCACTACCAAGAGATAAAAGACAAGCACTTCCAAAGTGTTTTAACAGTGAAGAACTTGCTAAAATTCCACAGATCCTCGTTGTTAGTCCTGAAAACTACGCAAAGAATTTTAGCTTGAACGGCAACCTCCCGATTGATCCAAATACGTTGATGAAATATGATGCTATATATCCGGAAGCAGCACCGCGCACCTACACGGCAATCAAAAAATGGCTTCTTTCTCTCAATAAACAGCCAGATATAACTAGCTCTTTTGCAATGATGAATCTAACCGATTCGGCTAAAAAATTATTGGGGTAATCCTCGAATTGTTTTAACAATTCGATAGGTTGTCAGAGGACCACCAATTACGAGATTAGTTCCTTCGATTTTGATAATTTCTTTTGGTTTTCCACCAAGCCATTTCACGACGATGTCGTGAGAAAAGGTCGGCATACTTGCGAAGACAGAACTACGAATCGGTTCTCGAGGGAAAACTCGATCAATCTCTTTTTCTGTCATAATCGAGTGTTTTGGAACAAGATAATGATCAAAAGGACAGACAAGCAATTCGATAAAGGTCCAAAATTCAATCGTAGCATTGATTTTCGGAAGCAACTGTTCAAACTCTGTTTTTGCGGTCGGTGTTAATTTATTCATAAAAACGATAATAATTGTTGCATTCTGATCATTTTCAAAACCTCCAAGAGCAGGAATGACCATATCCGTTGGAAAATCTTTCACATCAAATCGAAAGAAGAATCTTACGATCTTACCCTTATATGTGAAATTTTTTGCCACATTTCGATCAGTCCAAAATGGTTCATTATCTGAAGTTGGAAATTTTCGGTATTGTAATAACCTTTTCGCATTGGTTTTTAAATCTGAAACTCGATCAGTTTGTAGTTCAAATTTCGACATCGTTGGTGCTTCTGTGAAGCTAGAGAATAATCTTTTGATTCATAAATTTTTTTATTTCTGTGATCGTAGATAGACTGATCATACAGTGTCAAGTTTCTGACACATATTTTTTACATTGAGTTCAAGTTCGTTCAATTCATCCACAAAAAATGATGAAAATTTACCATTAGGCATATTGATACTCGTTCTAAAATATCTATTGGGATATTTTGACTTGAGAAGATTTATGATTTCTCCTGCTGGGTATTTGTTCAACGTATCTAGAATAAAAATATCATCGTCGAAGTTCCGATCACCATTGATATTGTAACAAAAATTATCAATCATTATTCTCACACTGTTTATTACCGAATAATCGAATCGCGTTCTCTCAATATCGTTTCGGATCTTTCGATAGCGAGCTACGAATTCATACTGTTCCATTTTATAAAACCAAATTTTTATTTCCAATTCGAAATAAAGATAGCCTTGCTTCTTTTCTCCACTGAGCAAAAATCTTTGTTCAGAAAAAAATGTCACCGCGAAAAATTTACAGAGTTAATCGAATGGAAGAAAGTAATGAAAAGGGAATGAATGACTTCACCGAAAAGTTGAAAAATCATCAACTTTCTGTTGAAATGATAACAATGGCTCGAACTCTTAAGAGATTTGAGATTTCGAATAATCCAAATCAAATTATTGCTTTTGATGACGCAGAAGTGAATAATTTCGTTGGTATGCTAAAGGAACTAAGAGTAGTTGTTGCAAAGGATCTCGATGAAGGAGGAGCCAAACGGATAAAAATGTCAAAGTTATTTAAAAGTATGGAAGAGGAGGTTGCTAAATTGAAGGCAGAAGGAAAGTCAGTTATATCAAAAGAACGCGACCTCGACGAACTCAGAAAATTGCGCGAAGATCAAATTGATAGAATAATGAGAGATTATATTGACAACAGTATCGCCGATATCAGATCGGGGAAGTAAGAAATTATTTTATCTTGAAATTTCAAGATAACTGATACAGAATTCAAATAAAACTCCATATATTACTTAAAAATTCAGTAATGTATCTTTGATTGGTGAAAATACCGAAAGATTTAATGTAAATTTCATCTTCAATTCCAGTTGGAATATTAAATTTATTTTTGATGAATAATAAATATTCTTTTAAACCTACTTCTATAGCCCAATTAAATTGTGCTAAATCATTAACATACGTTTCGAATCGATCATCGATGTCTTTTCTAATAGTTTCGGTCATATCTATGTCTCCATAATTGAAATCAGTTTGAATAAGAATATTCATAATAGTTCTCAAATTTTCATTATGAAATAATATTGTTCTATATTTTGAAATAGTTTTCTTAGCAACTCCTCTATTTCCTTCATCATATGGAGGAATTCCATTAATTTTCTCCTCCATACAATATCTAATGAAGTCGTATCCTTTCACGTTACTGAAAATTTCATTTGTTCTAGAAGCGTCCAAATCGATATGCGTATATGAAAAAGCTCTAATAACAGCTTTAAAATATGTTGTATCTACCCCATTATCAAGATTTTTATTGAAAGTATTTACCGAATAGCGAAAATTATTCGGAATCGTATCAACATTTTCATCAAATCTAAATTGGAGAAACTTATGGAAAATCGAGGCGACTCTATCGACTATCGCATCCTCGATCTGATTTTCGGCATAATCTTCGACATCAAAGAAATAATTATACGGAATCAAAAAATTTCTGTCTCGAGTCTCACTGAATCGGTGTAAAGCGATAAAGAATTTTCTCGCCTTTTCAATAGCCTCCTCTAATTCATCATCTTCGGAAAAAATATTTCTCCAAATCATTTTTTCATCATTTTCTCAGTATAAAAAATGAAAATGAAAATAGTCTATTCATAATAAATCACCAAATATAAATTTCTAATCATCAAAATATCTAAAGTCTTATTCTACAAAATAAAATGGCTGAAAAATTGATTGTTGATGATCGCTCGTTGAACGACTATCAGGTTGAGGTTTGCCTCATAACGTGTTCGGCTTGCCTATAGGCTGTCTCTATCTTTTGAATGGTGTCAAACTTGAAGAATGCGGAGATCATATTATTTTTCTAAATTTGTTTGGAAAGAAGATTCATATGATTAGAAATCCAGAATATCGAACTAATTCTGGTAATTTTAAAGCTACATATTTACGTGATTATCGAATTGTCAGAAATACTGTAGCTGTCGGAACTATTTTAACGATTGGTTATTATGCTTATCGTTATTTCAGAAGGTAGAGAGACTTTCTACTTTTTCGATTTTCAAATTTCAAAATCGAAGAAACTAAAAGGGTAAAACTTGTCCTCACGGTAAATATTGTGCGACACCGTTTAATTACACGAATCAATGGTGCGGAGAATGCTATCCATTCGATACAGAGGAGAAGAACGCCTATCATTTTCTTGAAAAACTACGTGCTGCTGGTTATGAATTTGTGATAAGCGATCTTTCTATTCACAGTAATGATATCAAACAACTTGAAGAAGGAGTTTTTGGCGTTGTTAAAGTCAAATTAACAATGGATATGGATGTCTATTGCACGAAATCTCCAAATTCATTATGTGTTGGAAGTTCTGGACAGCTTCAAACTTATTGTAATGATTTAGATTGAAATCTGTTTCTGAATTTGAACTTCATAATATTTCTTCAATTGAAGAAATATAAGATAATTTTTGTTGAAAAACTAACGTTCGAGATACTTGATCAATCGTATATAAGATTGTTTCGATTTACCGACATCGTCAATCGTCTTTTCCGAAGGTATCCAACTTTCCCCACTAGCTCTACCCCAGCCAAAGCTGTTCCAAGACTTTATATCATCCCTCAACTTTACAAGCTCAAAGCCTTTCTCAATCAAAAGAGGAAAAAACATCTCTTCGTTTTCGCATTCAAGAGCCATATAAGCGAGATAATTATAATAGTTGATAGAACCTTCCAAGAAAAATCTGATAACATCTTCATAACCTTTTTTGGAAATGAGTGGGATAATATAGTTCTGGAATGGACCTCTCATGTCCGGGATAAAAATCCGAAGAAGATCGATCGAATGGGTCAAACTCGCTCGAGGAATAAACTTGTTGTCAAAATCTGGCTTATGTCCGTAGAAAAGATATGGTTTTAATGTTCTTAGCATTTCACATCGAATTTCCAACTCGATCAATGGTCCAAAATTATCGCTCCGGGGACAAGAGCCACCGAACCGAGGATCGTCTGGATTGGGGAGAATTGACATTGCTATAATTTCAATTTTTGATTGAGGAATTTTGTGAATCATTGGAAGATATTCGTTAAATTTTTCAATATTACCTTCACTTACAGAATGAAGAAGCTTTTGAATCACTCTTTGAAGAGTTTCATCATATCTTTTCTTTCGTCGATCATCTTCTAGAAGAATATCGATATCTTCCATTTTTATTTTTCTTTCAGTCGGGGAAAATCCAAGATTGAGATAGTCTGAAGAAAATTGTTTCATCTGAAAAACTATTTTCGAATTTCTTAACTAAAGTTTTCTAAGAGTTTAAAATGCAGGTCCAAAATTTGAATGGTTCTTCAGGATCACATTGTCGCTGTTGCACAACGTGGATCGAACATTATCGCCAGAATACTCAAAATAAAGATTTCAAATGTTCAGTGATTGGTTGTTCAAATGATGGAAAATTTGGCGGACATATCAAAAAATCAGGACGAGAGGATATGCGTCACTATATCATTCCGATTTGTGTTGGACATAACAACAAACGAGAACCTTATTTGATCGATTTCGATATTCCTTTAGTTTCGGTTCAATTTGATAAATGTCGTGGAAGAATTAACAAGGAAATGCAAAAAATGATGTCAAAAATGGCAAAACTACAAACAAAATAGTTAGAAACGATATTCTCCTCCAGGTTTAAAAAACATTCAACAGTTTATAATTATAAACTGTAAGATATTTTCTAATCGAAGATTTTTTAATAATTAAAGATTAAATGACATCTACCAGAAATTCGACTTCGTCGTCAGTCCTGCGGTCTTCAAGATTAGGCAATTACCTAAATCCGATCGATAATGAAATCTATCAAATATCTATTCGTCGATCGCTGGATTCCCCAAATGGGGATATTATCATTTCTTTAAAAGGAGAAACGATCGCAATTTTTCCATTGAGTTCAGTTGTTGATGTTTCAAAACTTCAAAATAATGAAGCAATACAAACTTTGACAAGAGAAAATCAGGAATTAGAAACTTTGATAAGAGAAAATAATATCAGAAATGAGCAATTAATCGGTGAAAATAATATTCTTCAAAGACAAATCGAAAGATTAGAGGATCAATTGGAAGAACTACGTTTGGTTGATCGTGTTCAACATACGAGACTTACCGAACTACGAAGTGAAAAAACTCGTTTAAAAGAACAATTAGATGACTGTGAGGAAGATCTATTGCCAAGGAAAACTCGTAATGTGGAAGAAGAACCGGAGGAAGAGGAAAACGAAGTTAGCGAAGGCGAAATGGAAAGCGAACCAGAGGAGGAATTGGAAATGGAAGAAGAACTAACACCTGATGATATTTTTCCACCTGGTTATGTCCCTCCACCCAAGTTCAGAGAAATTCTAAATAATGCAAGTCAAGCGGAACTTGAAGAAATGCAAGGATATCTTGAGCATTTACGTCCTGGCGAACCATTACCTTCAAATAACAAAAATTTTTCAAGGTTATACAGAAAACTCCATCACAGAATTCCTAAGCCTGTTGTATATTTCAATAGATATCGGAATCCAAAGGGAGAAGAACATAGAAGATTAACTCCTGAGAATATTCTTCCACCGGGTGTTGTCTTACCACCTAGGTTCAGAGAAAAGTTGGATTATGCAAATCAGGAGGATCTCGAAGAATTGAGAGGATATCTTGAACATTCGCGTCCAGGAGATATATTACCTAAAAGTAACAAAGATTTTGCGAACTTATATAGAAAACTTTCTCATAGATTTTATAGGGCTCGTGGATCTATTGCCTCAAGATAAAAACTATCTCGTGAATAAACTCTCTACCGTTATTTTATCTTGAAATCTTAAGATAAATTATTACTCGAAATTCATATTAAATAGTTGAAATAAAAATTGTTAGAATCGATATTCCATTCCAGGTCTATAAAGAACGAAAACATTCAGTAATTTGTAATCACAAAATTTAGGATCAGTTTGAGAGAAACAGTATAATCTCCAAATTGAACCGGTTCTGGAATATCAGAAGTTAAGGCAGTGATAGTCATTGATTAAATTTTTCAATCTTTAAGACCCTAAGAAATCTTCAAAAAAAAAAATGGTTATTAAATGGATCCTAAAATTTTAGAATCAGAAAAACAAGAAATTGAAAAATGGTTTAAGGATGAACCGAATTACGATCTTTGTCAATTGGATCTAACAGAATTAAATGATCCCTGGTGTAATAAAGAAACATTGGATATCGCTTCAAGAGCTTTTCATTATCAGAATTGGATTGACGAAGTTCCTGTTCTCAAGAAAAATATTACAAGGAATCAACAAATCATCAATGACAGAATAACTGTAATTGAACTTCACGGAGTTAAATATTTGCTAAAAAGAGAGGAATATAGCAAATCATCGGATACTAGTATTCACGAATTTTTTGTTGGTCTTCAACTCAATCAACTTCGGGATGAATGTCCTTGTTTCGCTGGAATGATCGCAACTTTTGGATGTCTTCCTAAAGATGGTCAAGTTTGCCAATCCTACGGAGATAAAAATTTTAGTCATATCTTATATCAATATATTCCAGGAAAAAGCCTATGGTCATTATATAATGATAAAGATATTGATGTTTATGAACTTTATCGTCTTGTAATGATGTCATATTTTGCGTGTGAATTTGCTTATACCAAAATCAACTTTATTCATCAAGATTTACATTTGAGCAATATTATTTGTCGCCCACTTGATAAATTTTATGAAATTAAGTTCGGAAAATATAGTTTTATTGTTAGATATCTTCCAACAATAATTGATTTTGCGAGAAGTCAAGTTCTTGATAAAAAACATTCTCCAAAAATTGCATTTTTACACATTCCTGCCGAAGATAATTATTTTGATCTTAATTTTATCCTTAATTATTTTTCAAAATCAATTAAGGATAATGTTCTTAGTTCTTCATTACTCACACAAGCTGTTGATGATGTTAAAATATTAAAAGTTTTTAAAGAATATAGAATTAAATATTCGAAAGAATATTTAGCAGAGGGTGTTTTAACTGTTTCGGAAAACATTGTCACTGTCAAATTTGATACTTGCGATGTTCTTGAAAAAGTTGATGATGCGGAAGCTATTAAATATATACATATGATGAAAAGAAAAGAAGTGCTCATTGATATGATTATAGATCTCAATATTGATAAAGATTTATTTATCGAATATCTTGATATTTTATTGGCATATAAAGATGAAATTTCAATGCAAGATCTTAATTATTTGGGTATCAGATTTCTTCCACAGAATCTTCAAAGTTTGATAAATTATGCATTGTTCAAGTTTAATGATACTAAAAGTGATATCTTTAAGCCATATTATAAAAATATCATTTATATAACACTTTCAACATATCCAAAAATTGGACCAAAACTTGATAAAATTTACAATGCTGTGAAGGATAAGAAGGACTTTGATATCAATTATTATGAAAATATATTTAAATTTTACGGATAAATTATTTATTATCAAAAATTGATACAAACTCGTCATCAAAATGCTGAAACGTTTTCTAGACTGTCTTGTCTTCTCGATGGTTCGGACACGGACTCATCAGTATCCTTGATCGCCATACGAACAGCTTTTTGACCCCATTCTCTACAATGGCAAGCCTAGAGACGTCTTCGGCAAACGAGCATCGTTTCCCCCTCCTCTGGCTTCGTGATCCCAAACTACACGATGCCCTGATGGGAATGCTCCAACAAATGGAAACTCCGGAAATGCCTGTTCAAACCACACTTCCGCTCGAAAAGATAATCCCAGTTGGTAGCAAAGCGACGGTTCTCGAGTATCTCTTCAGTTCAGCCGGACATCTTCAACGCCTTGACTGGATCGAACATCTTCTTCCATCAGTATCCAACGAGAAGTCTCGAAAGTATTTCTACGAGTTCCTTGAGGCCAAGAAGTTCAAAAGTTGCAAGTTTATGTTTGAGAACGGAGATTCGGAAAATTTCCTCCTCGATCACGACGAACAAAACCTCTTGTCAATGTCAAAGGAGGAACTCGAGTTCGTTCGTGAGATGGACCTTTTGGATGAGAACCTCGCCTTCGCCCTCGAGAAACTCGAACTTGTTCGCTCAATTCTCACACAGTGATTTTCTTTTCTCTCTGTAAAAATTGTAAATAGACATTTTGTAAATATACAAAATTGAATTTCTAATTACCAACAATTGAAAATTTAGATTTTTTCTATTGACAACATTTGAGCAACAAGAAAAATCGAGCCCTATCTCATCGATTCAATATTCCTTTAGTTTCGGTTCAGTATGATAAATGTCGTGGAAGAAATGAAAGAGAATTACAAAAACTGACCATCAAAATGGCAAAGCTACAAACGAAATAATATTTTCTAGGATCTTAGAAAATTATCTACAAGCAAATATCGTTAAACAAATAATGATTGTTGAAAGACTAGAAACTAAATAATAATGACTTGTTTCTTTCTCTTCGTGATCCTTAATTCTATCTCTTGTATATTTTTCTAGTTCTTTTGGAAGTTCTCTAATCGAATGAGTTAAATCTTGAATCATTGGTTTTATAGAACTGACATCACTACTCAGTTCTCCTAATTTTGTCAATGACTGAGAATTTTCTTGCTTGGAAGATTCTGTTTGTTGAATTTTCTTCCCGAGATGATAGGTCCCGCCGATGATAAATCCCAGAGAAGTTACCCCAAAAGAACCTATTTTTCCTCGATGATTTCGAAAAAAGTTCCCCAGCTCGGGATTTCGAGCAAAAAATGATTTCAAATCATCCATTTTATAGTAAAAATATTTATGTTTTATGAATAAGAGAGATAGTTTGAACGTTGATTATTGAAAACGATATTCCATTCCAGGTCTATAAAGAACGAAAACATTCAGTAATTTGTAATCACAAAATTTAGGATCAGAAAATGTGAAATAATTTACAGGAATATTTGTATAACCTTCCTTGTTTAAGAATTCAATCATTTGATAGCCGAGAAAACCTTTGAAAAAAATCGTAAAATCATCTTCTCCTACAAATCCGGAACCTTTTCCAGTAACCATCACGGAAGAAAGAGCAATTTCACCAACTTTACCTTCGGAAAGATAACGAATTCCCCATCCAATATATTTACGCTCTTTATTAACTTGCGAATAACCATTGAAAAATCCATAAAAAATCTTTACTAGTCCTTTACCAGTAAGAAGTTTATCAAAATTCTTACTAACAAACTTCATATTCACACCCATTGTTTCTTCATTTGGGTCATCTTCAAAATTACTAAAAATTCTGAAAATATTATATTGTTGATTCAAATCTCTGATCAAATTCAGCGTCCGTTGATATGGTTTGAATACAAATGTTTTTGTTTTTAAATCTGTTTCTAAACATATTGGAATTGAAAGTTTAAAATCTGAACTTGTTGCTGTTATCATTCCAAGATCCGAAAAAGTTCGAATGTTAATATTTTTATTAATAACCATTTCATCAAGAGATTCATAGATCATATGATCTTCAAATTCTAAAGAATATGGAAGTTGAAGATTTTGAAGAACTTCAAAAGAAATACCTTCAAAATCTTTTCTATCTTCAGTATAATATGCCGAACTAAGTAAATAGACATTTTCATCTTGAGCTATATAATAACCGAAAATTTTTCTATCTAAGGAAGAATAAAATTTGTTATAAACTGGAATTTCTCCCCATACAATATTAATTCCTTTTTTGTTTAACCAATTAACAAGATTTTTTAACATTTTTATATTAGTTGTATGTGAAATCTTAGTTTTAGAATATTCATTTGTAAAATCTATCAAATCAATTGAATAAAATATTGGTGTATAAACAAATCCAATTTTTCTAATTCCAAAAACTAAAGAATGTTTTTCAACAAGTGTGCACATTGGAGCGACTGTAATACAATATTTACTTATATCAGAATTTTCTGATATTTTCCTCTTTTCTCTTTTCGGTCTTTGCTTTTTAACTTTCTTTTGTTGTATTTCTTCTAACATAGGCAGTTCTTCTTCAACGGGTTGTTCTTCTTCAACGGGTTGTTCTTCTTCAACGGGTTGTTCTTCTTCAACAGGTTGTTCTTCTTCAACAGGTCTAAATTCTTCTCTTTCTTGATAAATGAATTCGTGAAAATTATCTGAAATAACAGGATTATTAAAAAACCATTCTGTAATTCTATTAATATCATTATATTGAATGAATAAGGCTCCAAGAATGGCTTCAATAGCATTTGCACAGGCATTATGCCAGTCGATCCGACCTTTTTCATCTTCCCTATTTAAAGTAATATTAGGAAAGAAATAATCACATAGTCCTAGTTCTTGCGATATTAATGTGAGATTTTTATTACTGACAAAATTTTGTTTGATGTTATGATATTCGGAAGGTGTAAATGAGAGATTACTAAAATGAATCAATCTTTGACTGGTGATCATAGCGAGGACTGAGTCTCCAAAAAATTCAAGAACTCGATTATCCTTAATTTGCACATTATATCTCTCTTTCAATCTCCGGAAACTATTTCTTGTAATTTCTAATCCAAGAGCGAGAACAATAAATTCTTGGTCAATATCTAAAAAAGATGAAAAATCGAGTAGTTCATCAAGTTTTTCAAATGACATTGAAGATTATTCGGAGATCAAATTTAAAAGCTAAAAATATTTTCTAGAATCCTAGAAAATGGATTTTAAAACTTAGTTCAGAGTCAGTAATGTTTCATTAACAAGAGTTCGAGCACGCTGATAGTTGGCACGCTTCGTCAAAATTTCCGGAACTTCTTTCAACGTTTCAGTTTGTGAAAAATTAACAATGCTTTTTTGAATTTCCTCGAAAAGTGAATCAATAATCTTCGTCAAACGCTCGTGGAGGTTGATCTGAACGTTGGACATTCGAGTTCGCCAATACTCGGAAATGACTGCGCGGAATTCTTTGATTTGCATTTGACGAATAATTTCAGCTCGGTTTCTCCGCTGAGTTTCAACGAAGAAGACAACGGCGTCCCTGGATGTCAAACCCTCGACTTGAGCAAGATAATCAAAGCGAACATCATAGACCTTTGAAATAATGTTTGAATCTGAAAGAAGAGTTGGGTTCTGATGAATGCTGACTAACGTTTCCTCGAGATCGTGTTTGTGTCTCGCATTTTCAGCAGTGAAGATACTAGTAAGAGTCGTTGAAAGAGTTTGAAAAGCGTTCAAACAAGAAGAATCGGTATTCAACATAATATGAGCAATAACTCGACGAGAAAGCGTTAAAATATCATCGATAAAGTTAATAATTTCTGGTTGAACAAGAGAGACGGCAATCTGACAATAGCGCTTGTGGAGTGCTTCGTTTCCAGCGAGAAAATGAATTTGAAGACCGCGCTGAACTTCCATTTCGTGGAGAAGATCTTCATCAGTAAAAATAGTCTCGTTCCAACTTGTGTTCGCTACAGTCTGAAGTTTTTCCACCGCATCAGTCATCCATTTCAAAAAATCAGGGCTACTACGAAGACGCGAAATAATTTCTTGATTTTTGATAATCCAACGTTGTTGAATACTGAAAGAACTGAGGGGTTGCTCTCCAATCTCAGTAAGACCAAAGTTGAGTTCATTGAGAAGACTTCGAAGACTAGAACGAAGAGAAGCTCCATTCGCTTCAAGAAAATTTTCAATAAAGTTCTCAAGTCGGGTCAGGATGACATTTCGACCCTTGTAATTCCAGGTGAAGGGCTGTAGGCGTTCAAACTCGCCGGTAGCGGTGATCTGAGTGTTTCGGACTCGATTAATCGTCAGAATTGCCTTCGGATCAAAATTTTTCACTGTGGTCAGGAAAGAATCGATGTTATCAACCAGATCAAGCTTAGTAAAAACATTCACCGTTCGTGAGCGTGTCGGATCTGTCTGAGTAACGTAGAAATTGGAAATAGAAATATGAATGTCCTCAACTGCTGAAAGAATATTGACAATTTGACAATTCGGAAGATTAATATATTTTTCGAGACACATCACGGGATATTTCTCGGAACCATCAGCTCGAGGTGCAAAAAGACCTGGAAGATCGACGAAAGTAATGTTCTGTTCATCTGGACCTGACATTTCAACGACGATAATATAGTCATTAAGAAATGAACGTCCTTCCATCTTAAGACGAAGGTTTTCGTGAATGATTTTGACAGCTTCCGCATTAATAGCAAATTTCTCAGAAACATCAGTTTTTCCGTCATTGGAATAAGAAATGATTTTTGAAACGTTTTGCGAACGACGCTTTCGAACCTCGATTCGACAAATTGTCGTTCGACCATCGCCAATTGGGAAATCAATACCAGTCAAGGCACTTAAAACTGAACTTTTACCCGCTGACTGATTACCAACAACGATAATATAGGGAATGAGATTTTCAATCGGAATTCCAATATACTTTGGGAGAGTATTACCATTGATCAATAGAAAGTTAAGAAGATCACCGAGGCGATCGAGTTTCAAGTCATAATCATTGTCAAGTTCGCTGGCAGATCGACGTGACATCACAGACTTTTCGGAATCGTGTGTATTGGTAAGAATCAAAGATAGGAACATCTATCAGGGGGACCTTTTTTGTGGGATGAGGCAGCCTATCTCACAAACGAATTTCTCATCAAATATTGGAAAGTCTATCTCTCTAATTTTTCGATCGAAAAAATCACATCAATTAAATGCTTTTTACCGAAGAAGAGATTTTTGATATTCTTTCTTCAGTCAAACATTGTTTTCATTTTCGAATTCTTGAGGATATTGAAAAACAACTTAGAGTCATTGAACTTGACTGGAAAGGAAATGAAAGAATCAGAAAAATCGAAGTATTCAAACAAAAACTAGAAAGAAAAGCAATTTCTGGAATGGTTGCATCCGAGGCTTTAACGAGACCAATTTCGGCTTTGGAACTCAAAGAATCCAAAATGAAATTTAACCGAAATATAATTCTTTAATGGCATATAGATCATACAAAAATTCTCCGATAATTTGGAAACGATACATTTTTCTCGATTGAGAAAATAGAACGTCTATCAACAAGGTTTATCAATCAAAACCGCATCATAAAGTTTATATAAATCTGGTTGTAAATACTTATATTTCTCTGGAATATTTTGAATAGCTCTTATAATTGTATTAAGAGTCACTGTTCGATGAATAACTCTGTTTCTAGTTGTATAAAGAACATTAATTCGTTCCCAAGAGACCTCGTCCATATCAAAAATCTCTTCTACAGTCAATTCTTCGTCATCTTCAGAAACAGAATCTTGAAATTCTCCCCAAGTTGTAGTGATTTTACCTTCGACATCATAACCACTACACAACAAAACTTTCTTTCGCGCTGTTTCGATTAAATTCCCTATTGTCCCTAGAAAAGCGATTTCATCGTAATTTGAAATTACTTCAAGTAATTCGGCGTTGTCTTTTCTCAATGATTCATTAGTTTTCTCCAATTTCAATATCGTTTTTTCATCTCGATGACTTTGTTCTCTTTCTTTTTCAAGTTTTAGTTCATTTTCCTCAAATTTTTGTTTCTCTTGTTTTAGTAGTTCGAGTTCAGAATTTAGTAGAATAAACTCTTTTATGTATCGATTATTTTCTCTTTTTAGTAGATTAAGTTTTGTTTCCATTTCTTTATATTGTTGATTCTCTCTTTGTAGTAATATGACGTCGTCTTCTAGTTGTTTGATTGTTTTACTATCTTGGATCTTCTCTCTTCTAAGTTGTCCGAGATCTCCTATTTTTTCTTCTATTTTTTGGATTCCGTCTTGATATTTCTTGTTTTGACTCTTTAATTGTCCAATTTCTACAAGAAGTTCCTTCTCACGCGATTCCATTTGAGAAGCATATGTAGCTGTCGCCTCTAATAACTTCGCTATTTTTTCTTTGTGTAGTTGTTCCTCTTTGATTCTCCTTTTTTCTGAATTTTCAAATAAAAATTTAAATTGGCGATGTTCTTTTCTTAACAACTGAATTTCTTCGGAAGACTCCATCATTTATTCAGGTTTAAATGATGAAAATTTTTCTAGAAAAATCAATCTTCTTTCTCAAACTCATAAGTAGCTGCCGGATGAGCTGGAACTCCACAATAAACCGTGTAAAGCTGAAGATTTTCTTCCCCAATGTTGATAATGTTATGTCTCGTGCCCATCGGGACAACCACCGCGTCGCCGTCAGTGATTGAATAGGTTGAGTCTCCAACGATGGCTTTTCCATTTCCTCTTTCAATCCGAATAAACTGAGTTGTCGATGGATGAACTTCCATCCCGATTTCTTCGCCCGGTAAAAGATTCATCAAAGCAACTTGACAAACTCCATTGGTATAGAGGACATTTCGATAAGCTTCGTTTTCAAGCGTTTCGTTCTCGATATGGACTAACATTGTTATTTAAATAACGAAAATTTTTTGAGACAATTTTGTAGGTTTATACGATAGTGATGAATGAAAAACTATCGCTTTTTGAAAAATATTCACTCATCGACATTTGCTGAACAACACCCTGTAGAGCAAAACCGCAAGGATCTCCGGGATCTAAAAGAATATAAACGTTAGAAGAATCATTAGGGTCATAAAAAACTAAATTGTAATTATCCCAAAATACAGTCTCCAATCTTTCTGATTCGAGATTTCCCCAACCAAAATAGACTCGCCCACCATCGCGTTTTTCACAACGAAGATAGTTGTCACTATTGCGATTACTAGCAGTGATTTTATTATCAGAGAGTGTATAAGTAATTTGTGAAGAACATCCAAACCAGGCTTCTAAAATCAATGATGGTTGGTTGTAGAGAAAATTTTTCGTTTCCGTATCTTGTATTTTCTTATTCGTAAAATTTAAACTTCGAAAATAGTAATTGCCGAATTGTAAAACTGAACAATTTGAATAGCCTTTACAAGGATCGACTGCTCCTTCTGGGAGTTCTGGATTTCCAGTATTCGGAGTGGTTGGGGTTTCATTCTTATTTCTTAAAATTAGCCATATAACCAAACCTATAATCAATCCAAGAAAAATAAGAACAACAAATCCAATTAAAACGATAACCACCGTTTCCATTTAATATATAAAATATTTCTTCAATTGAAGAAAAATTAGAACTAGGATTAAAATTGGCCGATGAAATCGATAACATATCCAGGATTAATAGTATAAACACTTCCAGAGGCAGTAATTGCTGGGAAATTTATCAACCTAGTAATCGTAGCAGTTGTCGCATAGAACTTATAGGTTGATCCGTCCCAGATATCATAGTCACCAGTATATGGGAAATCTGTTATTAAACCATCAACTGTAACTCGTAAAGAAGCATTTTTTGACGGAGTATTAATTGGGGGGAGGCTGGTGGTTTCCCCTGGAATGAAGAATGGGAAAGCAACAAAAATTTGAGGATAAATACCGCTGCCAAGTGTAGTTGGAGAAAAAGCAGGACCCGAATAAAAATTCATTAGATTGATATTACTGACACCAAAAAAATTAAGAAGCCTTTTTGTCCTCCGAAGAAGCAAATCATCTTGAACAACTTTGGCTTGAAGATAATCAATGACAACTCTCTGCCTTTCAATAATTTCACATTTGGAGATTCCACATTTTTTATCACGTGACATCGTAACTTTAAGATGAAAAAATATTCAGAAAATTAATATTGACCAATAAATTCAATAGTATATCCAGGATTGATAGTATAAACTGGACCAGAAGCAGTAATTATGTTCTCACTCACTAATCCAGTAATAGCAGCAGCTGTCACATACAAATTATAAGTTGTCCCGTTCCACACAGTATAGCCAGCGTTTGATGTTACAGTAACAAGAGTCACGCCACCAATTGTGGTTGATGCTGTTAAAGTAGCAGTGACTGATGGAGTATTGAGTGGAGGAGCAAAACCGATAATTGCACGTAAGTTTGCAACAAAAACCTGATTACCACTATCAAGTGTCGTTGGAGAAGCAGCCGGAGTCGAATAAACATTTCTCAGGTTGAAATCATTAATACCGAAAAAACTGAAAAGTTCCTTTGCTTTCTGAAGAAGAAGATCTTCTTGAACGACTTTGTTTTGAAGATAGTCGATAATGACTCTCTGTTTTTCAATAATTTCACACTTAGAGGATCCGCATTTTTTATCACGCGACATCTCTTGAAAAGCTGTCGCCTGAGGGTTCGCTTTCCGCTTGTTAGTATCACGGTTGATATTATTTCTTTAAGATAAAAAATAAAAATTATAGTCTTTCTTTTGATTCGAAAAAAGAAAAATGCTAGCACCTAAAAAACGGATAAGCTTTTGAAAATGGAGCAGCCTCCGAAGACCGAAACATCATCCCCACCTTCGTTTCTCACCTCTATCGCAGTAGTCATTGTTTTGTTTGCCTTTTTATATGGACTCGCTCTTCTCGAGACGGCTCCGCAGCATCGAAGCAGTGAGCCCGCTTCTTTGATGTCTGATGCCGAGGATGAACTGAGTTATACTGTCATTTCCAATATTAGTTATACTGATGGACGTCCATATTTCCCTCGAAACATTACGACTTGCAAGACATTTAACGTGAAAGCGTCGGATTCCGATGAAGCAATGACTCTCGCCACTGATCTTATCAAGAATGAACCTTATATGAAGGAATTTAAAATTCTTTCAATTAAGAACGCGAAGAAGACGACTTTTAACGTCAAAGTTGATTCATATCACAAGCTTGTCACTCGAGAGAGAAATGAGGCAGCTAGTAAAACTTCTACTCATCAAGTTGTCGCTTACAGCGAACAGGACGCGAAAACGATCGCATTTCATCTTCATAACTTGAGAAATGATATGGATCCAACGCTCACTAGTTTTAAACTCTGGGATCACTCATTCACATTCGTGTAAATAGACATTTTGTAAATCTAAAATTTTCTATGGTCGAACATTGAACAGCAAGAAAAAATTTGTATATCCAAATCCGGACCAATTTTTCTTGTTGATCAAAATTGGAAATCGAGATAAAGAACAAATATATTGAAAATTTCCAATATATTATCCAACTAGAATTTAGAGGTATCAAAATAATAAATAAAATTTATTCATCGATTTTTTACTGATAAAATGACTTATTACATTTTTTGATGGGTCTCAAATTTTGACTTTTCATCAGAACGTCCCGAGGAAATAAAATTGAAATTTCGGGTTAGTCAAACCCGATTTTTTTTATCGTTCAAAATTTTTATATTTAAAAATGATTTTCCTCGTAATGGAAGGTGGGCGTAATGGGCAAAAACCGGTTCGAGCATTTGAACTTTTCATCGATGCGGAAGATTTTATTATCAGAAATCTAAATGCTCCCTGGGACGAGAACCGAGATATTTATTTTAACCGGACAATGCATCTTTCATATCATATTATCGAGATTCCATTTGGTTTTTCATCTTCAATTAGGGAAAGAGATCGTTAAATTTTCTAGTTGTATGTCTCGTAGAGGCTGTCTAGTTTTCTTGATCGAGATATAAAGATGGTCTCTTTGTTTAACACTCGCGATGGCTGAAGTTATTGTCCTCGACGACGAAGTCTTCGACGATCTTCCTCCGCTTGAAATGGTTCTGGAACGAATTCGGAACCGTCCGGACATTGAGGAAGAAATTCGCCCACCACCTAGACAGAGGCGTCGAATTCAGGCGTCGCCGGAGAACTCGGAATCTGATGATGAAGTTAGCGAAAGCGAATCTGAGGAGGAAGAGGAACTCAATCTTTCTCTCAATGACTTTCACCGCGCACTTCGTGAGAAAGATCAACTTGTTTTTGAACGACTTCTCGACTCCATCGAAGAAGGGCGAGAAAAATGCTTCATTCCTCATTTGATGAATGTCTTCACAGCAGGTGAGGATGATCATCTTCCTTTTTTCAGCGCACTTGTTCATCGCCATCAGTTTTATTTCAAGATTCGAGTCAATCGTCTCCATCTTTACGATGCAATGGAGGAATTCATCAGTGAAAACAAGATCAAACACGTAAAAATTCTCTTGAAACTGAAATGGTTCAATGTTCTTGCTCGCCAAAACAAGTTTTTTAATCTTTGTGACAACTATAACAGGCGAGAAATTCTTGTCCTTTTGCGTTTTCATCGTTCTTATCTTACCGTTGATGTTGGTCGTTTCATTCGTCGTTAATTTTTAGACTGTTGTCTCCTCAAAAATCTTTGAGGATTATTTCTATAATCAAGTATTCTTCTAATTAAAATTCTTGATGATATTTAGTATCCTCTTATATCACAAATCATAAATTAAAGACATAATTTCAGTGTCTTTTTTAGCCTGGTTGATCTTTGAGTCATCTGCCATCACAATATTGTAGCTAAGAAGTGTCTTCAACTGTGGATCACTGATATCAACAAACTTTCCAGTTCGATAGATGAAAAGAGCCTCGCGGAACTTTCCAACGCTGACAATGACTCCCTTGATACTAAGCGGACTGATAATCTGTTCATATTCGGTGTTGTCGAATTTTTGAAACTTGATTTCAACGACAATTGGTTTTGTTTTTTCAGTCTCATATTCTATCTGACTTATTCTAATCCATCTTTCAGAATCAATTAATTCTGGTTTAATCAAAAAATCATATGCTGTAAAGTATCGCGTCTTTTTTCCAAGTGATTTTATAAATAAACAACTCTTCATTTCCTCATTACATATCTTACCAAAATAACCGTCTGAAAAGTTTGCATTCAACGATGTTAGATAAGCTTTAAACATTTCTTTGAACCTGAAATCTGGAATTAACTCACCATTTGACGAAGAAATCATTTCTTTATATTGTCTTAAATATTCACGAAGAGTTTTTGATTCCTTTTTTACGGATTCTGTTGAAACTTTTTCAACTGGCTTCGCGTCCGATAAACTAGGAATTTCGAGGTCAATCAAGTTGATTTGATGTTCGCTACAGTTTGAAATTCCACAGAACTTACCATTCCTAACTTTTTCACAGAAAGGAGTTTGAAGATTTTTTATTTCAACAGTGATTCTTTGTGAAGATTCTTCAAGTTTGATCAATTCAGTTCGCAATTTTTTCATTTGTTCCTCGTTCTTTTTTATTTCAAGAAGTCGTGTTTGAATCAATAGCTCTCGACGTTTCTTTTCTTCAATAATCAGTGTTTCAGCAAAACGTGTTTCCATTTCTGCTTTAGGTTGGCTTAGTGAAACTCCTGGTGAAGCAACGCCATTGGTGAAATATTGATTTTTAAAATCGAGGAGATCTCGAGTTCCCATACTCTTATTACAGGAACCACAAATTGGTCGAAGATTCTCAACAGTGTCACTACCTCCTTTTGCTTTTGAAATAATATGACCCGCCTCAAAATTCACAAATTCAGTTTTAGTATTGCAAACAAAGCAAGTTCCAGTCATCCGATCGCCATTATGACGCATCCAAACTTCTTTTCTAAGTTGCTGAGGAAGAACCATTTAATTTTGACTGTTAAAATTTTGAAAAATTGAGAAAGAAATTGACTACCTATCAGACTAAATTTCCTCAAAGATTTTTGAGGAAATCTTTCTTCAAATTGTATAGAAAGTGAAAGTTTGAATATTAACAAGATATGTGATCTCACCGAGATCATTTTCAGCAATTGGTTTTAGAATTTCAACTTTTTCGAGAGCAACATTTCCTTCAACACTGCTTGTAATGCCGATATCGACGGCTGGGAGAAGAGTGCCTGGTTGTATATAAGCTATACTACCAATTGTCCAAAAACCAAGTTGAATTACAGTGTTATCCGATGTGAAAGATGAACCAACAAGATTAATCGATGGAATTTGGGGCCCTGTTGTAATATTGAAGAAAATCGATTCAACATCTCCATAAGCAAAGGCAGTTAAAATAATTGGTTGATTGACAGTGAAACTTGTTATTGACATTCCCGAAGGCAATATTGTCTGAGTAGAAGTAACATTGAGACGCGTTGTTCTCTTTCTTTTAGGAAGTTCATAAGCTCTGAGAGCTCTTGCAACTTGACGACCAATATTGAATTCTTGGACCTCTTTAGTTTCGCAACATTCTTTCTTATGTTTCGACGACATCTTTAATATGTTTTTTTTTTGAGAAATTTTCATATTCAAATTTCCATTTTAAATTGTTTTTTCATAGGCTACCGTCTCCTCAAAGATTTTTGAGGAAATAGTAATGTTATACTAGAACAAAACATTTTTCAACTTTGATCTCACCCTCTTTTTCCATTAATTCTATAGTTTCTGATAGAAATCCTAATCCTTTTGTTTCTAATAATTCTTTTTCAGGAATATTTTTCTCCTTCAACATTTTACGAACTTCTTCTCGAGTTTCTCTAATTATTTCTTGATGCCTTTCTTCTTTTTCACGATCTTTAATGACTTTTCTCTTAATATACCAAGCATATAAACGATGATCAAGTGTTTTCTGCTGAGAAAGAATATCAAAAATGATACTGTCATTTTCAGTTGTATATGCATCAATATTGTTTGCGAGAATTCGGAAAAAATCTTCATCGAGAGGTTTATCAAGTTCATACTCTCGAACGAGACGACTAATTTCTCTTCTCTTGAGTAAGATATTTTTCTTTTCAATCAATATCGAACTGCAATTCTTAGGAATTTTTTCATATGAAGCAATATTATGTCCTAAAACTTCCGTAGTATCAGGGTATAAAGTTGGATATTTTCTTTTGATCGGATTATAATATTTTTCATTGAACTTATCAAAAAGAATCTCTGGCTCGCCCTGGAGTCCAAAGATATCTGAAATAATAACATTTTCTCCTTTGTCATAACTCTCCATCGCTCCAAGAAGACGTTCAATTTGCCATTCTTCATTTACAACTTCATCTGCTGACATTGTTGCAGGTTTCGTTCCATAAAAAACACCATCAATCATTATTGCAGAACGTGCATAGTCGATAATAATAGGGAGATAACTTGAAATAGTCTCAATACCATCGATATTAATGATATATTCTTGTCCGAGATCTTCTATAAGAATATTTTTTCGATGAAGATCTCGATGAACAAATTTATATCTCTTATTAGCGAGAAGAAGTGAAAAATGAACGATTCGAATGATGCGCCATAAATCAATCAAGCTTATTTCAGGAACTTTTTCTCGGAAATATGAGTCTAGAGGTCTTCCTTGAATGTATTCTTGAAGAGTATAATTGACGGCTGCTCTTGGATCACTACATTCACATAGAGAAGTGTTTGAATTTACTTTTCGAGGAGCGGAACTACTGAAACCACCAAAGATATAAGCAAAAGTTGGAATTTCTTCCTTCAATTTATTCAAAACTGATCCAATGACAAGTTCATTAAGAGCAAAATCGGTATCGCGATCGTAATCTTCGAGTTTCAGAATCATATCGGAATGACCAACTTTGATTTTGAAAACACTGTCTTCCCCACTATCAGATTGTGCAATAGGAAGACTTTGACTCCAAAATTTCTTTTGAAGAATAGGCATTTCGATAGAATTTGGGACTCCGGTGACCCTCTGAATGGCACATTTTACTTCTTCTAAAAGAACAGGGTCATTCCACGCATAATCTAACTCCTTAAGATTGAGTGTAAATAAATCTCGGCTCTTCTGACAAGAAAAATTCTTTCGAACATAGTTTATCGAAGCATTTTCGCTATATTCAAATTCATATTCCATTTAAAGAAAAAATTTGTTTTAAAAATGATTACTGATGAAGAATTTTTGGATGCTATTCTTCGCGAAGATCTTGATTTTTTAAGAATGTCATATAGTCTATCTCTTTTACTCAAAATCGTTTTTCCAATTAAGATTTTATATAAAAAGAATGGCGACAAAAGAAATTCGAACCGGTTTTCTCGTCACTACTCTCATTCTTTCTACAATTGTTTGGATTATTTTAATGGGTCTCAATGACGGAATTCAGGCAATGAATCCTAGCAAATTTCACCCAGCCCTTTTTCTTCCCTATAATTCAACGATTGAACAAGTTGCATCGACTCGTTTTTCCCTCAAAATTTTCTACCATATTACGACAAATCCTCCTGTTCCTTGTTTCAATACCTCCTCAGAAGAAATTTTTAGCACTCTTGAAGAAGCGGAAAATATTGTTGCCGTTCCTTTTGAGGCATATATTGACATTCATTGTCAAATTACCTATGAAGACCGATCAATGCAAATCGCTACCTCTGTTTTTCTGACAATTTCTGGGCTCTCTTTTTTGATGATCTTTCTTCAAGAAATCAAGAATCCCAATTTCTACCGGGTGTTCGGATTTACCTTGGTAATGTTATTTTCTCTCGGTGTTTTTGCTCTTTCACTTCTTGGAATTATTCTTTTTGGAGCTGAGATCGCGACCACCAATCGAGAACTCGCTGATCAGAATTACTCGTCAGAGTCCTGCCTCGCCATCAGTTGGGATTATCGCATTATCAAATTTGATTATTTCCGCACTGATATTTACGCGAAATCTTTTCGTTGTAACTCAACGATTACCCAATTTTCAAAGACCTTTGTTCCAGTAGAGGAAGGAACTTTCCCTTGCGAAATTAACTATTTTACTTGTGAAGGACGGATACCGGTTGAGCCCAACAGTTCGATTGAAATTTTCCTTCTTACTATCAGCATATTTATATTCATCATTATCATCATTGGAGTCATATACATCATTAATACTAAGGATAAGAGGAAGAATCCGGAAACAGAAAAACTTCTTGGCTCTACAAATTCATAAAAACTTTCTATCAAATTTGATAGAAAAATTTTATCTTAGATTACTCCTCTAAAAACGATTACCGATGAATAATTTTTGAGAAATTTTGTTTTTTACAAGTTAAAATGAGTTCTTGTTCTGAAGAAGATGAGCGCGGACTACCAGGTTTTCGTGGTGAAACTGGAAAACCTGGACGGGTAGGTCCAACAGGGGCGACCGGACCTACGGGACCTACGGGACCTACGGGAGCAGCCGGACCTACGGGAGCAGCCGGACCTACGGGAGCAGCCGGACCTACGGGACCTACGGGAGCAGCCGGGCCAGCCGATTCACCTTGGATTGAGGATCCCAGTGATCCAATTTATAATCCATATCCAGTTACTGATGAAGATTATTTTCCTTTCGTAATTTTTGATAATAATTCTTTTAGTGGGCACGGTGATGCTTATAAATACAAGATGTGGCATCAAGGACCGACTGGAACAATTGCTCTTTCCTTATCCAACGATGGGATCAATTGGATTTTGAAAGGAATTACGGATTTACCAGCTGGTAGCGCATATCACGCTTGTGTTGTCTATGATGCGAACGCTTTTGGAGGAACTTATCAATATAAGATTTGGTATTGGCTAAATTCAGTTCCTACGACTGATATGACAGCGATTCATTTTGCTGAATCGAATGATGGATTTACTTGGGTAAATTTAAGCGCTACTACACAGGAATCACCGGTTCTTGTCGATGGAGTTAGTCCTGGCAGCTTCTTTTACCATCTTTACGGTCCAGGATTTGTAATTTATAATCCAACACCTACACGAACAGTTGGAAAACCATTTTCTTATGATTATACGATGTTTTATGATATTTCAAGCGAAGGTTCAGGACCTGGAAGCAACGTTGAATGTATCGGTGTCGCTTATAGCACTAATGGAACCGATTGGATTCGTTATGGAATTGTTCCGGTTTTGATTCCTGACGGAACTGGTGTTGGAAATCCTCCGGGTCCTCCGAGTAATACTAATCTTCTCTATTCTTGGGATGGTAGTCATATGTTCCGACCTTCTCTCGTTGTCGATGATGCCGGGGTCTATCATTTGTTTTATTCTGGTTCAAATACGAATTTTACTGATGGGTTGCCCTATGCTCACGGAATTGGACACGCTGTTTCACGCGATGGTGTTACGTGGTCTCGTGATTGGCAGAATCCAATTTTCTATTATAACAATGGTGTTGCTTGGCGCGCTGGTCGAACTTATACTCCATTTGTTCTTTACGGAAACTTCGGAGGCACTGGTCCAAAAACTTGGAAAATGTGGTTCTCTGGTGGTAGCGATGTGACAGCCGGTCAAAATCAAGGAATCGGATATGCCACAAAAGCAAACTGATAAATAAATTTATTCTTATTAAAAATGATTACTGATGAAGAATTTTTGGATGCTATTCTTCGCGAAGATCTTGATTTTTTGAGACTGAACGAACGTCGATTTATATATCGTTTCCGCTCTCAAGATTTCGCTGAACAAGCCGCAATTAATGCTGTTGTCTCAAACGAAACAGTCGATTATCTTTCAAGATTGATCGATTTACGTCCTTATCTCGGAGAAATGTTAGCTGAAACGATTTATTCATTTAACAGTGAAACATTTTTTCACTTGAACGATCTTTATCATCCTAATTTCGATGAACTCGCGGAAGATTTGTTGGTGATTAAAGATGTGGCTGATGATATTACTATTGAAGAGGATATCAATCAAGAAACATATAATGATCTTGTTCAATTAGAAATAATTCGTGATTTCCTTCTTGTTGAATCACCCCGTTTTAGAGAACTTTATGACTCCTATTGATTTTTGAACGATTGTTCAAAATATATTGTTTTCTTTACTCATCATCCACCTTCGGTTAGTCTTCGTCTTCCTCGTCATCATCGTCAGCCGGAACGATCGGCTTACGAGCAACTCGAGCGGTGGCAGTAGCAGTTGGCTTAGCGGCGGCAGGTTCCTCCTCATCCTCAGCTGGCGTCGGCTTCGCGGCAGCCTTGGCGGTAGTCGAACGAGTCACGCGAGCATTCGCTGGAGCCGGTTTGTCCTCTTCCTCCTCGTCGTCGTCGGTCTTTGGAACTGGCTTAGCAGCAGTAGCACGAGTGATCGGCTTACGGACAGCGTTAGCATTCGTCGCCTTAGGCTCCTCATCATCCTCATCGTCGCCAGCCGGAGCCTTGACCTTTGCGGCGGTAGATGAACGGGCTGTAGCAATCTTGACCGTGCCCTGAGGACTGTCTGAACTTGATACCTTCTTGTCCGAGGACGCGCTCTCAATGTCCTCCTTAGCCTGCTCAATCTCCGAATTGTCAGCCATCGTGATGTCGTAGTTGAGCAGTGTCTTCATCTGAGGCTCGCTGATATCAACAAATTTTCCAGTTCGGTAAATGAAAAATGCCTCACGAGGCTTTCCAACGCTGACAATCACTCCCTTGATGCTAAGCGGACTGATAACCTGTTCATACTCGGTGTTGGCGAATGCGTTAAACTTGATCTCAACTGGCTTAGAGGTGCTAGCGCTTGAGCTGGCGCCGCCCGACTTCTTGGCAGCGGGCGTCTTGATCGAAACACCGTCCGGATGCTCGGCACAAAACTTGGTGCCCTTCACAAGGACGCGACGGCAGAGACCGCCCTTCGGACCAACCCAAGTGCATTTGTTGCTCATATCAATCTCCTTCTTTGGCGCGGCTGTCTTACCGCCGGCACCCGCCCCCGACTCGACCTTCGCCTCAATATTCTGAAGACGCTCGTTCATCTCCTCGAGAAGCTCGCGAATGGCATCCATTCTTTAGCTTTCTAGAAAGCCTCGGACTGCGTCAGGGAATCCGGATAAATCCAACAGATGAAGAAGCCGAAAAGAAGCCAAAGGATCAATGCAGCGAAATAATTCAGGTATGTGAAGAAAAGAAGTATAGAACTCCACATAAAAAGGAATGGAATGAAAAATGAAGGCACTCTGTAAAATATGCTCAAGATTATCCACCATAGGAAACCAACAACGATCCAAGCGATTAGCAGCAATCGAAATGTTGGAAGACCTTCAGCTGTCAATTCCGAAATTCCTCCAATGTGAGTAGCAAGATCATTATACAACTGTAGTAACAACGGTGACAGAAAAATTGTTCCCAAAATTGCACCAGATGCCCAAATAAAAATTTTTTTCTTCATTTAAATCATATGCAAAATTAAATATGAAAAATGTTTGTGAAAAACTTGATTATCAGGTAGCTGTTATCTTTCTACTGATCGTAATATTGTTGATTATTCTGTTGTCGCTTTTCACGAAAGACTATTTTCTCGGGTTGATTCTACTTTTCTTTATTGTCCTTTTTGCGATTTTATTTTTCTTCTTCTTTAAACCCTGTGACGAAAAAGGGGAAAAAATTCGCGAATTCTTTACATTTCAAGCACCACCGGAGATTCTCGAAGAGACGAAGAGTGAGGCTCGAAAAATAGACGATAGGCTAGGCTGCCCGTCTGTGGCAAAAAATCGGATATCAAAATATAGAAAAAGTTAAGATGACTTACGACGAGGATCTGAAAGTCTTTATCCGGAACAATCTTTCACGTTTTATCAATGGCGATGATGTTGAAAAGTTTTTAACAGATGATGCGATGAGGAAGTGGAAACAAGCATTTACTCACGCTTCTTTTTCACCAACAAATTATGAAATTTACGAAAAAGACGGAGATGCAAAGGCTGACGCAATTCTTCACGATATTTTCAAAGTCAAGATACCAGGACTCAAAAATGAGAACGATTACGCTGGATTAATCAATTATTACCACTCTGAGGAATTCTTTTCTGAACTTGGAATCAAGGAGGGTTTTGAAACAATGTTGCGTGCTAGTAAGGAAATTATTGAAAATGAGGAGGCAATTAAGAAGATTGCTGAAGATTTATTTGAAGCTTTCATTGGAGGTTTAACTGATGTTGGTAACGACGTTGGAAAACAACTTTACGGTGTTCGATTTGGTTACAACTATGCTGAACAGTATCTGATCCATATTTTTAATGGAATTGATGTTGATCTTGCTCACGTAGCGGGTAGTTATAAGAATCAACTGACTGAAATTATGAAGAATTTCCGTATTCCTCTTCAAAGAATTCAAGTTATTTCTGGTATTTCTGATGTTACGCTCTATTTCTATATTTCGAAGTCAATTTTTGAGGAAATTTTGAAGCGTCTTGACAAAGAGCTTGTTCTCGACGCTGCTCGTGATCGTGAATTAGCTTCAATTTTCTCAAGGAAGTCAATGTATGGCGCCGATAAGTATGTTTTCCTCGGAAAAGCAACTGCTACACGCAAGGAGAAGGCAGAAATTGCCGCTTCAAAAGTTGCTCTCGATTATCTTCAAGAAGTTTATGACATTAACCGCAATACTGCCGAACAAGTGAAGCTCGAGATTATCGGCGAACGCGAACCTGATGAACTTCAATATCTCAAGAGTATTTATTCAGATATCACATTCCCTTCTGCTCAAATTTACGGTGATAAGGCATATTACTATATCACCGGTGTTAGAAACAAGAAACGGATAAATATTACCATTTATACTACATCACCCCATATTAATTTCAACACTGCTCGGACAAATCTCATTGAAAAGGCATATCGAAAGGTCAAGAAGCAAGCGGAGCTAACGGAATAGTCGGAGGAATAGTCTGTCTTGATTAGTTTGAAAAACAGTCAAAAATCTTTTTAATTAAAAAGATTTCCCGATGTCAAAGAAAGCTAAACAAAGAAAGAAAGCCACCACTCCTGTTTTTTCCGAACTTGCCGAGTTGGAAGAAGATGAGTGGTGGAAAAAACTCTTTTACGATATGGCTGACGGATATTTCTTAAATAAAACCGGATATGTTAATGGAAATCTTTATTTTAAAAATACGAAGGGAAAATTACAGATCCTTCAGATTCAGGGAATTGATGACCTCGACACACTCGGCGAACAGATGAAAGTGTTTTTTCTTAAAAATGTAGGAATCATTCCAGATTCCTATTTCAGCACTTCTTCTGTTGTTTCCAAAGACTATGAAATCTTGAAATGGGCGAACTTTAAAAAACCATCAATTTATCGTTCAATTCTTATCTTAAATTATTTAGAGACCCTTGAACTCACCGAGGAAGAAACGAACCTGACATATACGAATATTTTACTCGGTCTTCTCAACAAGACAATGAATGAAAACGATTTCGGGTTTTCTCAAAATATCATCGAATATATCGAACTGCCAAGGGAACAAACAGCTACTTATAGGACAACAAATTTTAGTGAGCATCGAGAGCCTGTCATTTTTATTCTCAAGAAAAAAGCAAAGAGAGTTATTCAAAATTCTCTCACCGACTGAAGGACCGAAAATTAACAAGAGAATAAATTTATTTTCTTTTAAATGAATGCTTCACTAAAAAATTTTTCTACTTCTAATTCAGCATCGCCAAAAAAACCGTCGAAGACTCCATCACCATCAAATGCCTTTAGGTTTTTTCCTCCGTCAAACCCAAATATAAAGGGTGTGTGGGTCCGAGTCGATGATATATCAAAGCCGGTCGCGAATAGAGCTCCGGAGGAGTCGGAGAATGGTGATGCGATAGCGAGCGAAGCAACAACTTGTAGTCTGAATTCTACAAGCGCCCAATGTATTAGAAAATGTATTACGGTAGGATTAGACTTAGATGAAACTTTGGTGCATTGCTTTAGGGATGGTGCTTCAGCAGCGAAATATAGAGATCATCCTGATTATTTTGAGTTTAAATTAGGAGAGAAACTTTATCAGTGTATCAAGCGTCCATTTTTAGATGAATTTATCGATAAGATATTTAAAATAGCTGCTTTTGTTTTTGTTTTTACCGCTAGCACCGAATCATATGCTGATGAAGTAGTAAAAAATGTTTTTCGTAAGCACCTACCAGACGCTCTTTTTACAAGAGAAGACTGTGAAAGAGTGAAGGGTGACATCAAAAAATCTCTTGATTTAGTCTATAAAAGTCATCCTACTGTCAAGGAAAACTTATTTGTAATGATCGATGATCGTCTTGAGGTTTATGACGCTTTCTACCGTGACAATGTGTTAAATATTGATGCCTGGCTCGGAACGAATGAAAATGATGATTCTTTAAAAAAGATCATACAACATTTATATAAAATTAGGACGTGTTCGGGAGATATCCGAAAAAGTCTTTCTGGATGGCAAAAATAAGATATTATCATAAGAATTCTTATGATATTATTTTTGTATATTTACAAAAATATCTACATATTTACAAAAGAAGAAAAAATCTCAAATCATCGCGCGTTGGGCGGGAAGAGAAAGTTCGAGACCGGGATCGTGAGTAATCTTGCGGAGAAGCTCGAGAAGAGGCGCGTTGATGTTGAAGCCGGTCTTGGTGCTAATCGGAATCAACAAATCATTCTCGAACTTGTGTTCCGGGAGTTCGGACTTGTTTCCGACAAAAATCATCGGGGAGTGATCTCGCACGCGGTAGAAATCTTGCGCCCAGTTTTTGAGGTTGCGATACGTGAGCTTGTTTCCGTAATCGCAGAAAATGAGGGCGCCATCCGCGTTGATGTAGTAGCCATCGCGCAAGCCTCCGAGTTTTTCCTGTCCCGCGCAGTCCCATACGTTGAGAGTGATCAGTCCATGGTTTGTTCGCAAAGTGAGGGTGAAAACATCAACCCCGAGCGTTGCGATATACCGGGGAGTGAAATTGTGCCCGAGATGTTGCGAAATGAAAGAACTCTTCCCGGTTCCGCCATCACCGATAAGAACGATCTTGTAGTCACGGGGAGCGCTAGCGTTGCGGAGATTCCGAGCCTGAGCCATTCTTTCGGGTAGTAAAAGGATACAAAACTCTATATTTCTCTAGGGAATAGAAAAAAAGGCAGCCTGGAAAAGAGTTCGTCACCAATCTAATAATTCGAGTAAATATAGAGTGTCTCTAGTTTCAAAAATCTGATTGTAAATTTGAAATCAAAAAATGGCAAAACTTCTGAACAGTGAGCGGTTAAGCTTCTCCCCGAATTCGGATCCAGCGGCGTTCGATTTCTTTATTCAACAGCAGAAGATACTTTGGAATCCAACCGATGTATCCACCGCCCAGGACTACCTGAATTTCTGTAAATTGACTGAAAATGCAAGAATTCCGCTGTTAAAGGTGCTGGCAATCTTTCAAACACTTGATGGTTCAGTAATTGATCATTTTGTGCTAAGAATGATCGAGAAAGCTCCTACAATCACAGAAGATGACAAAATAATTTATTTTCATAAGAATTCTTATGAATTAATCGTAATAATCATCACCGGGAACTAAAATGTCACCATTTTCCAGTGACCAAATAAATTCAATAGTTTCGGTGAGAATAGTATCTACTTCTTTTATGTTGTAGTATGGGATTCTAAGTAAATGTGTTTTGTTATCAAAAGCATATTCATTTTTATCAAGATCAGCCTGTCTTCTTTCATCAAATGGTGTTTTCGAGAAAAATTCTATATCTTCAAAATGTTGTCTTCCGTCGAATTCAACAAATAAGTTCATTTCTGGTATATAAAAATCAAACATTCGATAATGTTCGTTTATTTTTCTAAGTTCTTGGGGAATAAATTCAAATTTGTTGTTTTCGAGATAAACCCTAACTGAATTTTCACCTCTCGACTCATTACAATCGGAACACCAACTTCCACTTTTAATATTCGAAGGAATAGATGCCCAAATATGTTCTTTTTTACACTGTATAAGAACCTTTGTATTGTTATTGATATAATCGCTCAAAAGTATTCCGTTTCTTTCTATAATTATTTGTTGAAGTTTCTCTTTACCTTGACGGGGTGCTGTTCCTGCACAATCTCGGCACCAATAGCCAGTTCTAACATTTCCTGGAGTTATACCCCACGTATGAAAATTTTTACACCGAACACTAACCTTCGTCAGAGTATTCTTGTATTCCCCGAGAACAACACCTTCTTTAAACTTCACAATAGCTCTAAATCGTTCTTCTGCCTGTTCTGGACAACGCCCCGAACATTTCGGGCACCAGTTCGATCGGGATATACTGTCAGGTGATAAAGGAAATTCGTGTTCATTTTTGCATAAAATTTTAACCCTTGTTTTTGCATTTATGTATTTTTCGAGAGCACGACCTCCACGTTCTTCGATTATCCTGAGAAATTTCTCCTCTGCTTTCAATGGGCAAGAGTGTGAGCAGCGAAGACACCAAGTATTTCCCGATATCAAACTATGAGGAATTGCGAGCCACTCGTGCATATCTTCGCATCTAATCAAAACATATGTTGTTGCATTTATATAATCCCCAAGAATTTCCCCATTTCTAGCTGTAACGATATCGATAAATTTCTGTTTTGCCTTGTTTATCTGCTTTTCAATTGAACATTGACGACACCACCCTCCTCTGATAATATTAGATGTTCTCGCAATCCATCGGTGCCCATTTTGACAACGCAGTGATACTAGTGTTTTGGTATTGACATACTCGGAAAGAAGCTCGCCATTCTTCCCGTGAAGTTGTTCAAAGAATTTTGTTCTTGCTCCTTCTGGAGAACCGGGCATTTTTGATCTTCTTAAAATACAAAAATCGTCCAAAAAAAGAGATTGTCCATAATACAGGGTGTCTTTAGTTTTGGAATATGATTTCGGCTTTCGGAACTAAAATGAACACAATTCCTAACAGTCGTCGGTTGGGATTATTCCCGATTACTGACCCGGCTGCGTATCAATTTTACCTCGATCAACAGAAGATCGTCTGGAATCCGAATGAGGTGAGTTTTTCACAAGACTATGTTAATTTCTGTAAATTAACAAAGGACGAACAAACACCACTTCTTAAGGTTTTAACGATTTTTCAGACCCTGGATGGCTCAGTAATTGATCATTTTGTCTTGGGACTGCTTCAAAAAGCACCTACAGTCGAAGAACAATTGCCTTATATCTTCCAACTTTGCGGAGAAGCCGTTCATAGTGTCTCATATTCATTGCAACTTAAAAACCTAGTTCCGGACGATAAAGAACGACTTTTATTGCTTCAGGAAGCTGATTCGCAGCCTTGGATCAAGGATTATCAGGATTTTGTTGAGAAATATACCGCCGAAGATGTTCCAGAGATAATTTCTCTCATTGCACAGAGTGCACTCGAGGGAATTGGCTTCAGCGGACTCTTTGCGATTGTCTTCTGGTATCGGACTTCTCATTTTAGTCACGACATCCCAGGCGTAACAACTTCAAACGAATATATTGCCGCCGAAGAGGGTATCCATCGCAATTTTGCCGTTTTCCGTTTTCTCCGACTGCGTGCAAAGTATGAGGGCGATATTTATCCTCAAGTTCATCAGATTCTCACCGAATTAATGGAGATTATCAAAAGAGCTGCTGTAGTTATTCTTCCAGTAGATCTTCCAGGACTAACTCGGCAAGATCTAATTAATTATTCACTTTTTGTGACCGATATGCTTTACGTGGATCTTGGTTATTCAAAGGTCTTCAACCTTGAAAATTCGCTCAAGTATATGAATCGCATAGGAGGTATCCAAAAGACCTCGGGCTTCGAACGCTCAAACACTGATTATAATCGTGGAGACCTCTATCGAGATGATGATCGTGAGTTCTAACCTTATTCTTCTTATGAAATATCATAAGAAGACAGTGGTTTGTTTGGTTACTGTATTGTAAAGAATATAGCTCGGAATTCCCTCTGGAGCTTCCATAAGATCAGTTTGATAAACGACGGTATTCGGTGGAGATTGAACAATCGTGTTAGGACCATAATTATCACCACCCTCGTTATAAAAAATGATAAGATCATTCCGACTCCATTTGTGTCTTCTTATCACATCTTCAAGTGTTTCGTTTTCGTGACGAAGACGAGATGCTTCACCTCTGGAAACGTTATCATATGTCGGGATTCCACCCATTCTTGTTTAAGATACTTTTTTTTGAAATTTTAGAAAAAAGTTAGTCTATGAACAGTGTGTTTTTTTGTAGTCCGCTAAGATTTGAAGACCGGGAATATTAACATTCAGAGGTGAAAAAACAAATTCGTGATCCGGTGTTGGGGTTGTTTTTGGAATAATAAAGACCTTGAGATTTAACATTGTGCTGTTGTCTGGAGCGACATTTTCTGGGAGCTGGACATAAGCACGTTCCACCACCCTATAATCTCCTGTTCCCGGTGACCAAATTTGATTATAAAATAATTCCGTGTCTTCTGGAAAGGTTGAAAGAATTCCTAAGGCATTAGCTTCTTGATAAAGGTTTAAACTTGTGTAAAAACAACGTTGAGTCAGACGGTGATTCATTGCAACAACAAGAATACTTTCATTAGCAGCAAGTTCAAAAGAAACAGACGCCGAGTAGCTTGCAGTTGGATTATCACCCTGACAAAGGACGTTATTAAGAACACATTGAAGACCAGAGGAATAGGCTGATCCGAGATCGATTGCACCAGCAAAATCAACAATCTCAATTTCACGAAGAATTCTATATTTACTGATTATCTGATTAATATAAACAGTGAAAAGATTTTGGTAGCAAAATTCTGATGGTTCAGTTGGAAGGGGCTTCAAAAAGAGCTCAAGTGTTCCAGCCGGGGGTTCAATACCGAAACTTCTTGCTGTGTTTTGAAAGGTTGAATTCGCTGGAATTGCCAGGACAGGAGAATATCCAATATCGGTATATGTCACTTTATATGTCAGAGCCTGTGGGTTTGCGAGATACGTCTCGAGGGTTCCAGGTGGGAAAAATGCAACACGCATAAAATAAATCACTTGGGAATCAAGCGGCGCCTGAAGAGGAATCCAGAGCGGAACAACAAGGAGATTCGGGAATTTTGTCTGAATTCGGCGTCGCTCACGGTCAAAAACATTTTGATTTCTGGTAATCACAACTGCTAATTGTTTGGCGTTAGGATATTCAAAATTGTTAATCCCCTGTGTTAGACTCGCAAAAATAACATTGCCGTAGCTTCCAGTTCCACTTGTACCAACATCCACAATGCGCCGTCTCCAAAGATACGGAATGAAGGACCAGTATTCAGACGGTGGCGTTTGTCCAATCCAAACGACGGCTTGATTAGGACTTAGAATAAAAGCACCAGCAAGCGCATCGGCACCCATAACTTCCGGAGTTGGTGTAAAGAGTGAGCGACCATATGGTGAAAGTGAATTTTGATAGAAGCAATTTCCTGCTTCTGCACAAGCCGCGATATCAAAGATTTTAAAAAGTCCTGGTTCCATATTTGGTTGCTGAAGTGCTCTGACACCCGCGGCTCCAAGGAACCCGAAGGCGGAAAGAAACGCACCCCCTAAAGCAGCGAACATTATACTGTCTGATCAGAGTATTTTTCTTTCTTTAAATATAGAAAAATTACGACTTAAAAAGATGAATAATGCGAAATCTAAATATGTCTATGAGTCAATTCTCGGTGAGGGAACATTTGGAAGGGTGTATAAAGTAAAGGGAAGAGATGAAAAATCTTACGCAATGAAAGTAAATTTTGGGTCGAATTCGCTGACGGGAATTATTAATCCGCGCGATCTTTCGGGGGCGAAGGTCTGTGAAAATCACCCCTATTTGCTTTCATTAATCGATATCATCAAGATTTCGGAGGTGATCGATTTTCGCATTCAACCACCGAAAAAGGATTCAAAGAAGGATCCTCGTGATTCTAAGCTATGCCCATATGCTTTTATTATGCCAATTGCTAATTTTTCACTTAATACGACTTGGCACACTAGTGCTAGTTATCAAGCCTTTGCTCCCCATACAAGAGACATTATGTATCAGATTTTAGTTGGATTGGAATATCTTCATTCACACGGAATCGCGCATCGTGATATCAAACCAGATAATATAATGATTTTTTCCAGCGGTGGCGGAAGATTTAATGCAAAAATTGGTGATCACGGTTATCAAAAGTTAATGGATCCCTTTGTCGGTAATACAACGAAAATTTTAAACTATAAATATCGCGCCCCAGAGATAGTATTAGAAAGTCCTGATTATACTACATCAGTTGATATTTGGAGCGCAGGAATTATGTTTTTTCAGATGCTTTCTGCTGGCTCTATTCTTATTAACGCAAAAAGAGATGAGCCAACACCGTTGCTTTCTGCAATTCATAATCTTGTTTCGATTTCTGAAATAACATATAGTAACATTAAATATACATCAGTTTTTGAGGCTGTTAAACAAACTTCGTCAGCTAATAGTCTTGCTTCTCTAATCAAGAATGGATTACAGAAAGTGGCTTCCATTTCTGACATTGAAGCAATTTCTCTCATTAAAAGAATGGTTGATCCACAAATTAACAGAATATCTGCGACTGAATGCCTCAGACTTCCATTTTTTGAGAAATATTCGAATGATTTAAGTCTAATTCGTCGAGAAAAGAATATTAATCCGAAAGGAACGTGTGAATACCCAGAAGAATATATTATCGTCTCTAAATCACCATTAAGGCAATTAGTTTTCAGTTCTCTTGTTGATTTTTATGAAAAGAAATCTCACTATTATCGTCATCAACTTGTTTTTTCAACGATGGATCTCTTTGATCAATGGCTTGTGTGGCGTCTTGAACAACATAGTCCCGATCCTGATGAAGAAGAGATTCAACTCGCTTTTCATTCCGCTCTCTATATTTTTCTCAAACTGAGTATTACCTATCACGGATCCTTCACAACGTTATTCCCCAGTATCACAGATACGAAAAAATTCCTTGAAATGGAAGAAATTCTCCTCTTTCGTGTTTCTCATTTCAAGTTGTTTAGAAAAACACTTTATGAAGAACTTATTGATTTTGATGAATCAGAAATGAAGGTTTTACTTCGTATCCTGATGTATAAAATTCCGGAGTATAACGGAAAAAGTTGGGGTTGGTTTGCTCGTTCATACCAGAAGGTGAGAAAGAACGGACGTTTCGTTAAGGATTCCGATAATGTTACAGAGTCGATATCAAATTAAAACAATTTAAATTTAAATTGTTTAAAGACTATGATTGACTGGTTATTATTTGTCGTTCTACTAATTATTTTTTTTATCGTCCTAATTTCTATCTTCTTTTTCTCTCAAAGTAGAACGGAAATAAATACGTGTCCAACTTTTGGTTCGCTGACAACTGAGTGTATGTTGGTTTCAATTGGAGGACATCAATTTCAAAGTATCCAATTTACAAATGCTGTTATAGGAAATCGTGGTGGAAGTAATGGAAAATATTTAACCGTTATTGATAATCAGATTGCTATCTCAAATTATCCGGAACCAATATGGAGTAGCCGAGAATTTTATGTTTTCAATTTCGCCGGAACAATGACTTTACAAAACAATGACAATGTCACAATTCAGCCATATGTCAATCAACAAATGATTTTCGATGGAATGAATCTCTTTTTTTACGATGATAACAATATTTGGTATCTAAAAATAGAGAATGAAAGTTTAATTGTCACTAAAGTGTCAGTAACAGAATATTTACAATTGCAAACATCGTTTTTGACGCTAAGTTAGCGTGAGAAATGATAAGCCAACTTGTTGGCGTGACTCATTCATCGTCTTCCTCCAGTTTCTTAATCGTCTTTTTCATCTTCTTTTGTGTCGAAGAGCTTGCTGAATCTCCAACATCGTCATCCTCCATCAGCGACTTAAAGTCCTTGGGAATAGCAGCAGGTTTCTTACCACCCTTTTTAGGAGGAGCCTCCTCACTGTCAGAACCATCCGAGCCATCAGATTCCTTCTTGTCGTGGTCTTCAGCAGCGTCCATCTCAACAAGATTGTCAAGAATACTCTCATCAGCATCGTTTGCCCACTCAGCCGCCTCGTCAGTTTGAGCATTGATTGTTCCCTTCTCGTTAATACTCTTAATGATCGTCTGCTCAAGCTCCGTCACGATCGACTTCACCTTCGCGCCAATGTAAATATACTTGATCAGTTGAATGCAACGTTGCTCGATATCGAAACGACGCGTATCAGTTTCAGTGATCTTCTTATGAGGAACAGGAATCGTTCCATTCTTTGACTTCTTGCTTGGGTAATGGAAGACGCTGTATGGCTTCACTTTGAGATAAACGCGTTTGGACTTCTTATCCTTGCCGAAAGACCAGAAGGCACTGAAGGTTTTCTGCTTTGGATCGATATCCGAAGCATCAATCATATCAATATAGTATTTTCCCTCAGAATCAAGGTAAGGGATCAGCTTCTCAAGGATTGACTTACGAATGGCGTCCAACTTCTTTACCTCCTCAGGAAGAAGAACGCGTGTTCCGACTTGATACTGAGGACCGTTGTCGAAATCTGTGCGACGAATTCCACCAGTGGTCATCAAAGGATAGCGGAGACGAAAACGATCAGTTTGACTCTCCGAATACTGATAGGAGATCGAAACACCCCACCAGCTACTGGTCTTCTTCCCCTTCTTGTCAAGAATATCAGTCTTCTCACCCTTTCCTAGCACGATCTTATTGACATCAACATCCTCTAGATTGACGAAAGGGCTGCTCATTTTGAGCCCTTGACGGTGCGAGTGATCTAGCGCGAACTTGTTAAAGTGAGTGATCTAGCGCGAACTTGTTAAAGTGAGTGATCTAGCGCGAACTTGTTAAAGTGAGTGATCTAGCGCGAACTTGTTAAAGTGAGTGATCTAGCGCGAACGGATGAATTTCCACCCGAATTTCGTGCAGAATTGTTTCCAGATCGCGTCGTAACGATCTATCGTCGGACTCGAGATATACGGCTTGAAATCAGCTAAAATTATTTCCTCGCCTAACAATTCTAAAATTTTGAAAAGAAGATACAGTCCATTCGGAAATGAGTCTAGTTGCTTCTCGAAACTGTCATATGACTCAGCGAATAATTGACATTTTTCCATCACATCCTGTTTGCTACATTGATAGAATGGAAAGGGAAACTCACGCCAAACAAACATAATATAGTTTGCATTCTTGTAAAATTTCGAATCATCAAGACGAAAAATTAATTTAGTATAATCAGAGCGTGTGAGATCATCACGCCAAACTTTAGTTCCAATTCCAGAGGAATCATCCACTAAATATCCGAAAGATATAGCCTTTTCATTCAATTCCACAATCAATTCAGTAGTCACATTGATTGAAATATTTCCAACGTTACGTTCATAAAATTTTTCAAGGTTCTTTATATGACCTTGAACTTTTTCTGTATTAGTTTTCATTGCATAGTATTGTGGGATTTTATCATAAACACGGAAACATTGAGGACATCGTGGTCCATCAATATCATCTTCGAGTCTAATAGCGCATTTTTGACAATAATCATTAGGAATTTTTGGAACCTCCCTTTTAATATTGTGAGGGTAGAATTTATTACACATTTCTAGGAATTCTTCAATAACATTTTGTCTTTGTTGCAGCGGATCACAGTCAGTTTTTGAAAAATCAACATCGATCTCGTTTCCGATAAATTGTCCGATTGCTTCTCCAAGACTTGCTCCAATACCAACTCCAATATTTGTTTCTAACATCTTTCCAAAAGGACTTTCATCCAAGCTACCGCCAATCTTCTTTCCAAGTTCGCTACAAAGCAATGCATATTTTTTTAGATATGGTTTTGATTGTTCTTCATATTTCTTTGGAGCATTCTCGATTTCTTCTATTTTTTTAATTAACTCTTCTATCTCTTTATCAATTTTTGCTTTCTGAACTCGATTTAAAAGTGGGCTGATACGTTTTTGCAATTCGGCAAGATTTGCACGATAAACAGGAAGACGATCTAAATTACTATGCAAGTAGCGTCGGATGGTAATATCAAGAGCTTTGATATCATAATTATTTCTCCAAGTGTCATCCGGATTGATAGAAATTACGTGATTTTCCAATACCTGGGCTTGAAATTGTCTTAAATTTTTGAGAATGTTATTCATTTGAAAAATGCGTAAGCTTGAACCGCGTTTTATTAACATACAAAATTTTTTAAGACCATCTATATCTATAAAATTTTATAGAAAAGAATCTTTAATATATTCAGAAACGTCTATACTGATAGCGTTGGCGGGATTCCGATCGCTGAACAGACGAATGATCAGAACGAGAATGGGGACTGGCATAGGTAGTGTAATCGTCGCCGAGATTACGGTTGCAGCGTTCGCAAATCTCTGTGCCGTCGATTTCCGCAATTGCTTCATTGACCGAGAGAACACGCTTTCCAATTCGTCGATTAACATCATTATGCAAATTAACGGTCCAGACGAACCAATCTCTAGGATCGCGAGGGATTGGATGCCGTTGAATATAAGCGATTAAATGAGGCTTACACTCGGTAGGGCAGAAAAAATTATCTCTAATCGTCGCCATAAAATCGGGGAAATAATTTTTCTGACGATAGGCTAGAAGGTGAATGACCCACCACACACCCTTGCCACTATCATCAGGAGTATAGGGCATTGTAAAAACTCGTCCAAGGGCTCGCGGTGAAGCAAGCGTTTAAATACTTATTTTTTTTCTTTTTCTAAATTGAAAAATGAATCGATGTTGGCAAAAATAATTTCTTCAGTATCCGAGTCCATAGTAGAAATTTCTCTACTGAGATCAACCCCTAATGTGTTAGTTAAGCTAATCGACATAATTTGTAAAATTCGATGAAAATTTTTATCGTGATGATGCTCACGGAGTGTCTTTCCATCATTTTGCTCTATATCAAGAGTGTCGATAAAATCTTGGAAAAGTTGTTCGGGTTTCTTCGTGGAAGTAAAATCAACTGCGAGACTGAGAGTTAAATTATTATCGGTTAATTCTTGTAGTTCGGCTAAAAAGTTCATTAAATTTCTCTTGAATCGATCCGCGATGCCCGTTGTCATTTTAATTTTAAGTAGTCCTTTCTTAGGTTAGTATAATTTTTAAAAATGAAAAAATTTTTCTATTTAAAGAGATTCACTATGGGCAACAAGAAAGATCGCCGCTGTGAGAGCAGCAGTGAGTCATCCTCGGTTTGTCATAAACAGAAGGTCTGTTTTGGATATTGGGGTGTTCCTCGTCCGTTGAAATGCGGTGTCCCCTGCCAGTATGACCAATTCAAATTCTGCGAAATTCCGACCGGTTCGATCTACTTTGCGCAACGCTGGGATGCCTATGGTGCTATGCGCAGCCTTGCCAGCTCGCAGCGTTGGTCAAATGTTGGTATCATTTTCCAGGTCGGATCCAAGAGTCGCGGCGAGCGCTTTCCCGCTGTTTTGACGGTGCAATACAACGGTCGCGTCGAATTTACTCCTCTCCGGACACTGGTCGAGGATCCCCTCGTGATTGTTCAGGGCGTGCGTGTTCGCCAGCGTGCTCACGATCACTGCACGGAGAACGAGCTTTGCCAGTATCTTTTCCGCATTGCCAAGCGTTATCTCGGTGCGCCTTTTGAGACGAACGGCGCCCAAGTCGCCCGTTCAATTTTCGACATTCCCGCAATCAATCCGTCTGAGGACAGCTTTACTGACACGGAACTTGTTTATCGCGTTCTTTTCGAGGCGGCGCTGCTTGGCGACTGCTGCCCTCCTGATGAAATCAAGGACTTCCCGATTCAAAAGTGCTGTGACAAATCATCATTCTCCATCTCCTCGAGTGATGCGTGCAAAAAGTCCTGCTGCAGCAGTAGCGAGAGCTCGGCAAGCTGCAATGACTGCCAGAAGGTCGATCTTTACCGCGCTTCTGCTGTGAGTGTTTGCGACTTCATCACCGCCGATTACCTTGATATGCGTTGGTATTATCCGATTGCGTCCATTTACACTGAGCCGATGGATGCTTGCCGTCGCGATCTCGCTATTACTCAGAGCTTCGGCGAACAGGGACCTTGTCTTCTCCGTGATATGCGCCAACTTGTCACCCTCTGGCAATCCGGCTTCTCCTTCCCTGACTTCAAGACGAACAAGTGCGATCCTTGCAAGCCGATTCTCCTCACGTGCGGTGGCAAGAAAAAGCAGGAGCATTGTGACTCGGAATCATCATCTTCTGAGGATGCGGAGCACTGTAAAACGGCGAAGGAGTGTAAATATTCGCGTCAGGAGGTGATTGCAACGATGGCAAACCTTCAGTCAGCAGTCAATCAGTTGCTCAAACACGATGGACAGACACAGGGTGATCTTCTTTTCCAGTATTTCCAGTCAGTTATGGACTTCTTGGCTTGTCTCATCGATTCGAAGTCGCCTCAGCTGCACCCCACGTGCGGTGGTGAGTTCTGTGTCAAGTTTTGCCTTTCTCCCTTGAAGAAACCGGATTGCAAGGCTGACTGCGAAGAGTCGAGTTCTTCTTCCGCTGTTTGCTCTTCTTCGTCGTCGGAGGAGTGCGAGGCATCGTCGTCCTCGTCTTCCAGTCACGAAAAGCCAAAGTCTTCGGCAAGCTGCTCATCATCCTCTTCATCGTCGGGCTCGAGCGGTAGCTCCTCATCCTCTTCGACTTCATGCGCTCCTTGCGACGAGAGCAACCTGGCGGGGATGATTCAGACACTCAACAATGGTCAATGGTAATGATCGACTTTGTCGATAGTGATTATTAGTCTATCCGGTTTTCATTTTCTAAGAAAAGAATTCTTTTCTTAAATGAGTTATATTACTTTACAGAGCAAACTTATCAAAAAATTTCCAAAAACTAGTATCATCCTTGAGGTTAAGTTAGCTCAACACGGTAATTATTCACGAGCCCTTTCTAATGTTAAGCTTCTTAATCTTCCAACGAATCCGTTTCAATATTCAGAAAATGGTAGTGAGTCAGTGACACTTCCAAAAAATCTCTTCTATTTGAAAGCGAGATTGGTCTCCGTTCGTGCTGAAGAGAAGAGTCAAACCAGTGATAAAGCTCCAATTACTCTCTATCAGTTACCGAGCAATTGGGGATTTATTGATACAGGATCAGTGATTTATCTAGTCAATATGAAACCACAATATAACCAATGGGAAATGAAACAGCTTGAGTCGCTCGGATCAAAACTTTATTATTTCTTGGTAGGTGGCGAGCCTTATACTCTCGAGATTGGTCAGAAAATAAACTTTCAAATTGGCTTGCTAACTGATGAAAGAATAGGTATATTGGAGAAATTAACGCTTGATAATATCCCAAAACTCATTCCTGGAAAAGTTCGCGAACTTGGTTATACGGCATTCGCTCTTCCAATTGGGGATCCAGTTCTTGTCTTTATTGGGGAAGATGGTGTCTTTTTACTTCATAATTTTTTCAATAAAAGCCAACGAACGTTAGAATTAGTCACAACTGATATCGCTTTCTATGAAAAATCAACTCTCCCATTGATTTTTTGGGGTGTTCAAGTTCCGAAAAGTGCAAGAAGGAATGGCGGCACACTGCTATTACATCAATATGTTGTTGTTTATGATTGTTGGGCTTATGCTGGAATTTCTTATGTTGGGCAGAATTTTGAGAAGAGAAGATTACAGAGAGATACGTTTTTTGCGAGTATTGATCGAGAAAACCGTGGGCAAATTCATTTCTCAAGAGCGCAAGACAACTCATTTCGTAACAAAGACGAATTCTTTATTCAAATGAATGTGATTGCTCAGTCTTCAAGTGATCTGTTTTATAAAATGTATGGATATTACTTTATTAACAGAGGAGAAATGGCAGTTGCACCATCCTATTATTGGACATCAGCAAAGAACTTTAGCAATCTTGATATTGAGACGATTTTTGGTCTGGGAGACAAGTTATTGTTGAATTACCATCGTTTGGAGAAAAAATATATGCTCGATTTTACTGTTCAACGTCTTGAACGATCACTTGTTCTTCTTGATTTGACAAAGAATCCGGATAAAACACTATATGATAATTATTATCAAGTTTTTACGAATAGAGATCAAGCGAAGAAAGTTGATGTGATTCTAATTGATTCAATTTCGACTTTGTCTTCAGTCCCAGGGGGACCAATCGATATCAGTTGGATCGATAAAATGTTAAAAAATAAAGGAAGTTTGCTTGTTATCATTGATGAATCGAAAGAATCTCTTGAAGATCTCTTGCCACTCAATTATCCCTTTCGTTCTTGGCTTCTCGATCGCCAACTACTCATTTTGAACAATCCAGCGACCTATTCCGCATCAATTTTCATCAAACCAGGTGTTTATTCAAAAGCGAATACGCAAAATATGATGAGAAAACAACGTCCAGCTCAGGAATCAATTCGTTTTGTTCCCATTAAACAACTTGTCACTCAAGAAGAAAGCATTTCAACGGCACAAACAGCAACTCCGACCTTCACAGCTTCAGAATTTTTGTTACCGAAAAAGACGGTAACAACAATCGCTATTCCAGGTGGAGAAAAAGTCGATTTCCTGAAAAAATATGTTGAACCTCTGAAGCCATTCGAAACTGTTAATGTGACAGAAATCGTGGAGACAAAAAAAGGAGAAAAACAGCCAAAAATAACAATTACTGAAAAGAAAAGAGAAGAACCATTCGATGAGCCTTGTAATCTCTTGCCGGTCGGTAAGAGAGAAGTCATTGGTGAGTTTTTCGGTCATAAAATTTATCGCGAAGGTATTTATCCGGATGGAAATTGTCTTATTCATTCTATTCTGATGGATATTGACGACGAATATTATGACGGAAACAAAAAATTTAGGATTCAAATGACATTTGATACGCGACAGGAACTTGCTGCTACTTTGTCATCAAAGGTTTATTCGAAACTTAGTATTGCAGAACTCGGACTTCAACCACCCGATCCGCTTAGTCGTCGAGGAATGGTGGAAATGCTAGAAACTGACAAAGAATATCTTGATGCCTCATTTTATGAATATTTATCTAATTTCTTTGAGATTAATCTTGTTATCTTCCGCTGTTCAAAGAATGGTAGTATTGAGCCGTATAACGCCGTCAAATATAGTAAGAATCGTATCTGGGCATTTATTGCCTATGTTGGAAATATCCATTACGAACCAGCGCTTGTCGATTTTGACGGCGATTTGAAATATATGATACCCGCTGACGATGATTTTGCTAAAATTCTATATGACTATTTTGAGAGTAAGAAAATAGATTGACGTATATCATCAAGGAAATTTTTAAACATCTTAATGATTCTAGCAAACGGAGAATAAGAGATCAAATCGCTGACGAGTTTCCAAATTTCCCGGTTCGAATTTTAACCTTATAATATTTTTCAACTTTGTATATTTACAAAGTTTTCACCGAAACATCTCTTGATTTTTCGTCAAGAGTGTAATGAAACTATGCGTTCCATAAACATCAAGTAGTTTATCAATTTGTAATAATTTTGAGACATTAAATTTATCAAAAACTAAGGTCTGTCTAAAGCCCTCAATATCGTATTTGATACCAGGCGTATTCGATTCGGAGTTTATCAGTTCATTCGATCTCCCAATAATTTCGATCATTTCTTTGACATCAACTTCTCTCTTGAATGGTGAAGAAACAACAGTGAAATCTCCACTGAAAAGTGTCCGAAGAATACGATTTAAAAGCATTGCCTCCGAATACCTCGATGCACGAATAACAATAGCACCCTCGTCCATCAAACTGGTATAAAGTGTTTGTGGTTTTGGAGGTTGAGTAAAGCGCCGGTAGTATCTAACCGCGGGTAACGTTCTAATGCTGTCTAAGAATGTCGGATAAACGTGATAAAACCAATAAATGGGATTATCAGTCCTCAAAAGAATGAAATCTAGTTCAATTTTTGCGACAAAGATCCTTTGTAGAATTTCAAATAACTGTCCTGTGGGGCGTCTGTAGTATTTTAACATCTCTTTCAATCCTTGGATATCAAAAATTAGTGTATCGCCAAGGGTTATGTCATTGATATTTGTTAAATCGTGGTGCATAAAATCACCGCTTTTTTCATATGTCAGGCTACTATTTTCAATAACCTTGATATAATTTCGGATTGTAATATTAGGATGATAAAAATCAAGAAAACCCAAATATGATTGATCAAGAATAGCTTCAACAATCACATTCATTAATTTTGCCTGTTTTTCATTTTCGGCTTCAAAAATAATCCATCTTTCAGACTCAAGATATTGATAGAAGCCTTTTTCTCTTTTGGTAATAGGAAGAAAATAATATTGGGCTTCGTTTGACGAAGTTAATGGTCCATTTGAAGATACTAACATCAAAGGAGCAATAACTTCCATCCAATAATCGAAATCATATGCCTCTTCAACAGATTTGTTTAATAAATAATTTTCATTTGATTCAATTTTAATCTTACCCGTGCTATAAGAACTCATTTTAAAATGGAAATTTTTAATTTTATGAGAGATAAGAATATGAGATAGACTACTAGTCAAGACTTTATTTTTTTTTTTACATTTTATGATTTTTCATCTGTTAGAAAAATCATAAAGACAAAATGTCTCTCAAATATGTGGTTCAAAATCGCGATGAAAAAACAATACTCTATTTCATCGAGAATCGTCTGTTTGCCGGACATACTCTCGAGGAATGTCTTCATAAACTCCTTGAGGAAGAAGACATCGAGTCAATTCTTTATCTTCGAGATTTCTTCAAACAAGAATGTTTCGGATGTTTCGGATTATGCCTTCACAAAGCTTATGATCCTGAGATGATCAAGAGATTTCTTGAGGCTGGTATTTCAGTCCGAGCTATTGAAGTCTTTCCAGAATACCAGGAGCTCAAAATTGAAGTTGATGAGTGTCGATTGTCACGTTTTGCGAAATATAGAGAAAACAAAAAATCTGTGGAAATATGTCTCGAGAAACAGCTAGAGAACGCCATTGATACGAAGGATCTTGAAAAAATTCGAATTCTTGCAGTCAATCCCGATCTAGAATCTTATATTTGGCGAATCATCCCTCATATCGTTGAATATCCCAAAACTTCAAAACAAACACTTTTTACAAGTTTTATTCGAACCCGTGAGCAAATGAGAAAAATTAAACATCTTGATATTTATCGACTTTCTGATCCGTTTGAATTCTATTTTTCGCTTCCTGAAAACTAAAATACAACATTTTCCTAATTAGGAAAATCATATTATGAATCAAATATAAGCCATCTTGTCTTTATAAAGAAAATTATTTTGAAATTTGACAATGTTCCTTTATATAACTTTATTTTCTAACTTTGATTCATCGATATTTCTATTACCAGGAAGATTTTCTAAACTATTCTTTGAATCGTAGCACACAAGGCTCTCGAGGAATCCCGGTATCCTCGTTGATTTGGAGACACTTATACGTGACGATTTTTCCGATATATTGATCGCCGTTTTCAAACCACCCCTCGCGATCATCAAAATCTCCCTGAGGTCTCATTTTGATAACTTCTCCTGCGGCGATTTGAACGCCCTTGATTTCGTCAGCCAATAATTTTACTAACCAGATGACTTTACCTTTCTCCGTTCCAGTTCCTTCGCCGAATCCGACAATTTCTCCCTCGGCATCAAAATATTTCTTAATCTTCAAGAGATTAGGGCAACGACTATTCTTATAATATACATATTTTCCGGTCAAATGGCGAACCATTAAACCCTCAAAACCAAGTTCGGCGGCGAGTTCTTCGACTTCTTGCAGCTCTGTTTCATCACTAATAATCCAATTACGCATTATAAAAAGATGAGGCGAAATTTTCTTGAGAAATGGCGAGAGATCGGTTCCTTTTCCGTCAATAACTTTCTTCCCCTTGACTTCTTCACCCCAAGAATGAATCGGAGCACCAATACCATTCAAACGCTCCTCTGTCTCGGCATTGGGTAGCATTTGATCGAAGATAAGATAACAAATTTCGTCTTCGTGTTCAGATTTTTCGTTTTTCTTCCGTTCAATACCAGAAAGTTTATGGAAGGGTAGTGTCAAAGAATAAAGTTCGCCATCAAGAATAATATCAGATCCATTGAGATAAGTCGATATCTCTTCCTTGAGAGTCTCAAGGAATTTAATTTCTTGTTTCCTCCTCGATGTTGCCTCTAAGATTCCGTCGCGTTGGCGACAAATCATTCGAACACCGTCGGCTTTACACTGAACAAGAATTGGATATGTAATAAGACGCTCTTCAAAGATCTTTCCTTCCATTGGATGAGGCATTTCATCGGTTTCTTCATCAATATTCTCTTTATATCCCTCATCCTTCTTCTTCTTATGCCTACTCTTTGCTTCCTGCTCGGCTTGTTGATGAGTGTTGCGTTTTGCCTTCGGAACTACTTCTGTTGGTCTTTCGACCATTTTCCCACCTACAACACCAGAAACCGTAACGATATCAAAACCATCAAAATAAACTTTCCACGTTCTCATTTCTCCGCGTGCTCCATACTTGAAAAGTTCCGGTAGTCCAAATGTCTCCATTGTATTTTCTCGTTTCTAGTTATTTTTTGAAATGATAAAATTTTTTTCCGATCAACGGATAGCCTGATTAATTAATAGTCTTAAATAAGAATGTAGGTATTTAAAGATTCGATGCTCTTTGATGTCCAAGAATAGATTTTATAGTGAGAGACCTCCTATAAAAAGGAATGTTAGATTAGTAGATAATAGTTCCTTTGAAGTGGTGAGAGGCGAAGAATCTCTTTCTCCGTTTGGTGAAAAAATTAGTGATCGAAAACCACTGAAACCCGATGAAAAATCGGTCGAATTGGAAATTGACGACTATCGTTCGTCATCTCCTGCTGTCAAAGCGAAGGCACCTATTAGTGTAGCGAAGGCGACCGAAACATTCCCGAGTTTTATCAAGAAACGCCAACCGATCGAAATTCCATCAGATCCTTTATTGAAAGAGGAAGAAACTCCAAAAGTTCCAGAGAAACCAAAAGTCCCAGAAAAGCCAAAAATTCCAGAAAAACTAGTCGAAAGAAAAGCTGAAAGAGCAAGAAGTCCGGAGAGATCGAAAATTCCGCAGCGCCCAAAGGATCTGGAACGATCGAGAGATGAACGCTCGCGCGAGAAGGAACTATCGAGAGGAGCTGATGGCTCGAGAGGAAAGTCGATTTTAGCAAGCCGGGATGCAAGCAGAGATTATTCAAGAATTGATCTTTCAGGAATAACAGATATTGGGGCATTTGCGAAAGAAAGAGAACGACTCAACAAAAAGGAAGATGAATTAAGGGAAGAACGCGCTCGTTTAGATCAACTTCTTGAAGAAACCAAAACAGGTAAAACTGAATTAGAAAAATTGAAAGAACAAATTGAGTTGGTAAAATTGAGAAATGAACAAGTTGAAGCGGATATCAAATTACAGCGTGAAAAAGAACAACAAGAGAAAGCGCAGTATAAGAAAAGTGTCCGAATACACGAAGAAACAATTAGATTAGAAAGAGAGTATGGTATTACTCTCGCAACCGAATATCCACTTCGTCTTTATGGTTTTGAGGTTTTTAAGGAAGAACAAGCAAAAATGGATAAGTTGAAAAATTTTCGTCGTGTTTTCTATTTTATTATCATTGTTATTGAATTTGTTGTTGCAGATATCCTTGGAATCGATTGTCATCAGTTTGTTGAAGATCAAATGGCACAACTTCCAGAATTTGATCAAATCTTCGAAGATATGATTGAAGAAATGACAGCGAGTGGGTTCAAGCTCAGTCCGATGCAACGGTTCTTTATGTTACTTGGATTCAATTTCACTTTTATGATTGTTGCTAATTATGCGAAGAGATACGGATATGATTACATTGGAGAGGTTGGAAAGAATTTGGTTGGTGGGTTATTCAAATCGACCCTTGTTGGAATTGAAGAGAGGAAGAAGGATCCTATCGGAACTGACTACTACGCTAGCACTGCCCTCTTGGCAAGAAAGGGTGTCCGTGTGGTTAATCCGATTATGGACTATCAGTTCAAGAAACGAAACTATGAAAAACCAGAACCGGAGGAATACCGCTACGAAGAAGAATAAAATTTAATTTTTTTCTGTATCTAAAATGAAGAAAATATGCTTTGAGTTTTTTTCACCCATAGATTTAAAAGTGCTTGATGATAAATCTTCGCTTCACGAAGATATGCTACAAATCAAAAGATTGTTTCAAGAATTAGCTTTGAATGTAGTGAGAATTGGTAGTGCTAAGAGTTGGTTTTCGTCCTCGTCGTCTATGACCATTAGTGGATTGGAAAATCGAGCTAACTTTGAATTACGGAGCTTTACGGGTAATATAAAAACAACCGGACATAGATCACAAGGAGTATTTTCAAAAGAACTGTTAAACATTTTTTGTGACGGGAAAGAATATGTTCTGGAACCCGGTGATCTTTTCATTAGCGACCAGACAATTGAGACAAATGGGAATGGTAAACTTGTAACTTTTGATTGAGTTTGAAACAATAATGGCTTAAATAAAAAAATTTTTATTTCAAACAACAATGACTTTTAATCATCTCCTTTTCTTATTCTCCGGGGTAGTTTTGGGTGCTGTCATCAATACTCTTATTTCCAGACGTCGAAATCGAACAACTTTCCAGATGATCGGACGGAAATATGCAAAGATTGTTTTCACTCTCGATGGCACTTCTTATGAATATATTATTCCGTTTGACCGGAAGAATGCGATGAATTTTCATAGTTATATTGGTGGAACAAGTGGAAAAAATTATTCCTTTCACCCTGGACTTTTGCCAAAAATCAATGCAGCATTGGTTGGCGAAACTGTTTTCGTTGTTGATGGTGATCAGAGAGTGGAGAGAATTGAAAATTGAAAATTGAAAACTAAATGAAGAGTGAAAAATTGAAATCAGAAAAATAAAAAATTTTTATATATAAAAGGAAACTCAATATGGCTTCTAGCAGCTACAACCCGATGGCGTCGCGTAACGGAGATCTTTCTTACTCGAAGAGTGAGCGTCTTCAGATGTCCGAGGGTGGTCAGGAGCATATGGGCGGTGCGCTCTTCGCTGGTGGCTATGGCGGCTCTCCGGCTGGTCGTTATATGGTCTGGTTTTGGATCGTCGTGATCCTTGTCCTCATTGCTTTCATTTTCGTCACTCTCCAGGCGTTCCCTCCCCAGGGCGTGACCAGCATTGATGCTGACGGCAACCGTAGCGTCGATAGCGTCAAGCTTTTCGGCGTTTCTGTCGTGGTGGCTTTGATCATCGTCTTCATCTTCTGGATCATTACCTGTTTTTGCTAAACTGATCTTCGATGCTTCTGTTAAGAAGCTTGCGTGATTAATTTTTCTGAAATATCAGAAAAAATAACATATATCACGTTCTGTAAGATACGTTACGAGAAGCGTTTCGGCGTAAAGCATCTTCTTCCATTCCGGACATATGAATATTTTGACCACGAGAAGCGTTTCGGCGTAAAGCATCTTCTTCCATTCCGGACATATGAATATTTTGACCACGAGAAGCGTTTCGGCGTAAAGCATCTTCTTCCATTTCAGAGATATGGATTTCTACATCAAGTGCGAGTGCTTCGAGTTCTCTCGCATTTAATTCTGGATAATCTCTCCGATCGAGAGGTGTATCAGAATCAAAATTGATGATATTTTTAATTTTCGTAACTTCCCATAATGTTTGACCCTTGGTGAGGAAACTATGGTTCGATCTGTAAAGCCGATCCTTCTCCGCGAGTGTCAAACCACCGGGCATTTCTTCGAAAAATCCGGCGAGATCATCGAGATTGTTGAAAATCGCGACCGTTCTCATATTGGTCCGAGCGGGACCTTTGGCGACCACATAGTAAGGCATCTTTAAACTGTTTTTTTTTTGAAAATATTTTTCTTATCTTTTCCCCTGATAATTCAAAGGATCAAAAACAATCAAACTAACCTTTTCATTTTGTGTTGAAAATCCAAAAATTTTTAAACGATCTTCATAGTAATAAGCAATTTCTCCTCGTTCATTCGAATATCCTTCGATTACTCTAGTTGAGGAAAAATATGATCTAATCCATCTAAGAATATAAGGATTGGCAACGATTGCAAATTTTGAACCAAAATTAAGAAAATATTTGCAAAAGGTCCGATAAAAAAGTCTCTGATAATATGGGTCTTTGAATAAAAAATAATTTGTATGTTTATCGACAATTCTACCTTCTGAATCAGAATGAAGCACTGGTTTGAAGACGAATTCATAGGCTATTAGATACGAAGTTGTTGTAAGAACAAAATCAACATTCTTAAAACAAGCGATCCAATGATGACCCTTATGATATTTGATTTTATGACCACCGGTAGTGAGAATTCCCTTTTCTTCGGTGTAAAAAGAAATAATATAACCGTTAATATATTTGTTTTTCGGTTTGAGTTCTGATTTTTTGAAAAAGATTGTTGGTTCCGAATTCATATCAATTTGAAAACCAAATGCGAGATGTTTTGATGTCATTGTTTGAACTTTTTCAATCTCCGTTGAATCAAGATCACAAATAAAAAGAAAAGCATTTCCGCCACGATCAAAATATTTAAGATATCGAGAAGGATATGTTTCAACAGATGAAATTTTCGCTTCCATTTTATCTTCAAAATTTTGAAGAAAATGATCGTAGGAGATAGTCTATAATATAGAAACATCTTCATTAGATTACCCTTATTCGTAGTCAGAATGAAAATTTGTCCTCCAAAAATGGAAACTCTTGTCATCAAAATTGCAAATTTTCCCGATCGAGAAAATCTTTTAAACTACTTTCAATCAAAAGAAGAATTGAATGTTGAAGCGCCAACAGATAAGAAAATTGTGAATGAATTAGCCTCGATTTATGAAACAATTTGTGCTCTAGAAAGAGAGGCTCTGACCTGGGATCAGGTTCCAATCGTAACAAAAGATCTTATTTCCCCTATGAAGATGTTGGACTTGATCTTTTGAAACTTGATTGCTCACGCTTTGATTTATCAATATCATATTGTGGTCAAGTTAAACATTACAAGAAAAATTCTTATGTTTGCGCAGAGGATATTAGAAAATCAGTCTATTGTCTCTATATCTTGCGAGATAATGGATTTTTAATCGACAATGTTGAATTCTTAACACCAGAAGGAGTTAGGCTTAGTAAGCCAAAATTGAATAGCAACCGGATTGTTCATTCAATTATTGACTTTTCGACTGTTGAAAAATGGATCGACAAAGCACTGGATTATATCCCGGAGGAACCGATAGTCGAATATCAAATTCGAAAGTGTCAATCAGAAGCAAGAGAAATTATTAAGCAAAAATGGGGAGAGTCGATGAGAATTCGGATGATCTGTGGTTCCGGAAAAACCGACTTGATTTGCGAAAGAATAGTTGTTAAGAAAAAGTTAAAATTTCTCATTCTGGTTCCGAGGATTATTCTACTTGAACAATGGTTGGAAATCCTAAAGGACTGGAATATTGAAGCATCCGGATGCGGAACTGGTTACAAAGTTGATTCTGAATCGCGAGTTGTTGTTTGTGTGTATAATTCTTTTGAAAAAGTGATGAATCTTGATTGGGATTACATCATTATTGACGAAGCTCATCATCTGGAAAATGTGGAAGTAGAAAACGAAGAGGAAGAAAAGACATATAGAGAACTGATTGTTTTGAAGACCCAGGAAATTCCTGCCATTTGGTTATCAGCAACATTGGAAAGAGAAGTTGATTATTTTTATGGCTTGAGAGAAGCTATCAATGATAATGTTTTAGTTGATTATCAAATTCATATTCCTGTTTTTAGCACGAAACAGTATTCATTGATTGATTATTTGATCGAACATCCGGAATTTCTTTCAATTTTGGCATATTGTAATTCAATTGTTAAGGCTAGAGAATTTTGCCAAGAATTGATTGAAGCTGGATTTTCGGCAGACGTTATCACCTGCGAAGAGAAAAAGAACCAGAGAAAAAAGATTTTTGAGAGTTTCAAAAACGGGCAAATTCAAATTTTAGTATCTGTTAATGTCTTAGGAGAAGGTATTAATCTTAATAATGCGGATGCCTGTCTGTTTGTTGATTCAAGAAGTAGTATTTATTCAATTATTCAATGTATCGGAAGAGTTTTAAGATTGTCTCCTGGAAAGAAAATGGCACATATCGTTCTTCCTTGTGTTGAAAGCGTTGAAGAAAAAGAAACAGCGAAATTTATTAATGCTTTGGCAAAAGCCGATATACTACTGGAGGAAATGATTCGAGAAAAGAAATTTTCTCATCGAATTAGAATCGAGGGCGTTGAAGAAAAGATTGATGAGAAAGAAGGTGTTAAACTTTATGAAACGATTATTGATAGCAGTTTTAAAATGCTGAATTATGGCGATTGGAGATATAAATTTGATTTATTAGGAGAATTTCGTTTGAAATTTGGAAAATTACCTACAAGAGAAGAAATATATCAGCATATTCCAGTAGGAGATTGGTTACATAGTCAAAGAGACAGTCTTAAACAAGGAAAAATGTTACCGGAAAGAGAAAAATTATTAGATGATCTTGATAAATCTTGGAGATGCTCAGAAGTAACGAAAGAAGAAAAATGGTTAGAAACATTAGAATTATTAGCAGATTTTATAGAAAAACACAATAGATTACCACAATATAAGGAGGAATATAAAGATGTCAATATCGGTCCTTGGCTTGGGAACCAAAAACAAAAATTCAAAACTGGAAAGTTGTCAGATGAAAGAATAAATTTACTAGATCAAGTTGATCCTAATTGGAAACCATTATCAAAAGAAAAGAGAGTTTCCAGAGGATGGTCAGAAAATTGTGGGGTATTGGTAGAATTTGTGAAAGAGAATGGTCGGTTACCACAATATCGAGAAGTATATTGCGAGAATGCTATAGGAACGTGGCTCTGGACACAAAAACAGGATTTCAAGGATGGAAAGATGTCAGTTGAGAGAATAAGACTATTAGATAGGATTGATCCGGCCTGGAAACCATTGACGACGGAAAAAAGAATTTTCAGAAGCTGGTCTGAAAATTATGAAGTTTTGACACAATTTGTGGAAGAAAAAGGCCGATTACCGGAATGTCGTGAAGAATATATGGATTTTCCTGTGGGAACGTGGCTCGGAAATCAAAGACGTTACTTTAAGACTGGGAAAATGTCAAGTGATAAAATAGAATTATTGGATCAAATCGATAAATGTTGGAAGATAGGTATTACGGAAAAAAATGAAGAAAATTGGGTGAATACATTAGAATATTGTTATCAGTTCTATTTAGAAAATAAAAGACTACCAAAATGTAGAGAGAAATATGAAGGTGTGAATGTAGGATATTGGCTTTCAGACCAAAAGAAGAACTTCAAAAATGGAAAACTATCATTGGAAAGAATTGAATGGTTGGACCAAATTGATCCTTCTTGGAAGAAAGATCTATGAAAAATAATTTTGTGACACAGAAAACTCAAAAATAAAAATAAAAATTCATATTAAAAATGTCTTCACCGCCAACTTATCAACAACCAACATTGGTATATCCTCCTCAACAGCCACCCGCAGACTTAGCAGGTCAGAAAAAGAAGAAGGAACAGGAGAAGAAAAAGAAGGGTGCGATTGTAGGAGGTGCTGCCTTAGGAGCTGTTAGTGGTGGTTTGTTATTAGGACCTGTAGGTTTGATCGGGGGAGCAGCAGTTGGAGCTGGAACAGGAGCTTTAGCATCAAAAGCCTCTTCCAGTGGTAGTAAAAAGAAGTAATTATGAAAGGAAAACCTCTCGGAAAATTTTTTGCACTGTTTCTTGCTATTGCACTCATAGTAACAGCTTGTGTAGCATTTTATATTATTTTCCTCCTCAATCAAAGTCCTGTTGAAGTTAAAAGAGTTCGCGTAACAGCAGGTTCAACTGCGGGGGCTATACTCACCCTTATCGTCTTATTAATTTTGGCGCTTGTATTTGGTGCTGCTATGGTGGCGAAATCGTTTTCCGGTAAGTCTGGATTATTCAGCATTTTTATGATTCTTTGTCTTGCGGTGATTATGGGACTTTTCTTTGCCATTCTTCCGAAAGTAAAAGACAATTCTTCACCGGAAGATATCGCAAGGGCCAGATTGTTCGCCATTATCGCCTCAATTTTCGGACTACTGCTACTCGTTATTGTCATCATTCGTTATATTTTCAAGTTCGCAAAAGCCTCAAAACAAAAGAAAGAAATCAAAGGGGGAATTGAACAATCATTGACGTCGTCTGTGACTGAAACAATCAACGATATTTTCTAATCTGAAAAATTTTTCAGATGTTATACATTGTTGATGCGATCGAAATCAAACCCGGAAAAATTTGAGAGGATACTATCCTAAATAAAATTTTATTTAGATTAAAATACACAAGAGAATCAAGGCAGGGAACCGACGACAGGAGGTTCCCCAATGGAGTCAGCAACGATCAAAATCATTTATGTTTGGACGAAGAAGGTCCCAAATTCTCTAAAAATTAAGAAGATGTTTGAAGAGTCGATGTATGGTCAGCTCATTACTTTTATCTCAGCTGACTCGGCTGAAGTTCGAAATATGTTAATTTTTGGGAAGTATCCGCAGGCGGTCGTGCCGGTTTTTATCGTCCAGGAAAGATTAGCCGATGTCGAAGAGACGACTTTCTATCAACATTCTCAAATCGGAAAATTACTCGTTCTTCTTGACAAGCTAATCGAGGGTCTTGAGAAACCAGTTGATACAAGTTCGAGTGTCACCATTGCTGAGTTGCGTGAAGTTGAGGAAGAGTTATAGGCTGCCTCTTTTCTTCCAATTGGGAAGAATGGTGACTTGGATATTCTAAAAATGAATCATCTGAAGCTCGTAGTTGCTGGTTTCTTCACTGGTAACATTGCTTTTCAGACTTTCAAAGTTTATCAAGACATTCGTCCAGATCTTCACGACCTTTCCGATCATATTCTAGCGAGTCCTCCTTGTTTAGCGATTGGAACCTATCGAGGTGTGATGTTTCCACTGACCTGGTATCGAATGTATAACGGAACATTGAAAGTTTGGAAGATCGTTAAACCACCTAACCCTTTTGGAGGTGATGACGATTGAAAAAATAGTCTTTCTCAATTATCGATCGTCTCAAAAATGGCACTTAAGAAGGCATTGATTCGGGCGACTGCTCCTTCTCTCGATGAGTTTCTCGAAATCGATAATTACCCAATTTCAAACTTACAACCTCTAGATTTCAACAATTCTTTCGATCGAAAGTTGTTTCAACTCTACCAACGGTGAAAACTCTTCGTCGTTGATATGGAAGATGGACAAATCGCTTATTGTGAGGGAATATTTAAGTTCAAAAGGGAGGAAGATGATGATTTTCGCTATCTTCTCCAAATGCACGGGGAAAAAGTAAAAAATTATGACAGTTTTCAGTGGGGTCTTTGCAAGAAGGAAATGAATCCTCAGTATGAGGCGATTGAGAGAACCCTCGACCTAGTTTATATCGAGCGTCTTTATCAGGAAGACTACAAAGAATTTCAGCCTATTCCCGACGACGATGTTTTTGGTCAGAAACTTGCTACTCGGACGAGCGAGATCCTACTCAACACTTGGGAAGCCGAGGGTCTGATAAAATTCAGAGACGGTTATCTATTTTCACATCCTCGTTGATATAGCGTTTTGTAGGAATTCCTACAAAAATGCTCTAAATCATTTAAAACAGCATCGCATCTTCTCAGAAGAGAGGGGCTGATTCTGAGTGCATACCGCGCCAGCAGAACAAGCCGATGAGAATGATCAGGAAGATAAAGAAGATGATTCCTGCACCTGTCCAGGACCCACAATCATCATAGGGGGAACCGACATTGATGAGAGGCTTGCAAGCGGGCTTCTCCTCGCAGCAGTCACCGCGACCGGCGAAAGCGAACCACGCGAGAGCGAGGATGAGCAAGATGAAGATGATCAAGAAGATAGCCCACATTCTCTTTTCTTTTAGATTGGGAATTTTTTTTTAAAATTTTTTGGTTTTCAATTTCGGTTCATCATCTTTACTTCAAAAAATTTTTTGAAACCAAACCAGCTAGGCGACACGGGAGCAACAGGACTCGCCGTGAGTTGCGATAGCCCTCAGTTCGGTCAGGAGCATAGAGAGATCGACACCAGTCTTAACTGTATTTTTGGAGACAATGACAGGAGCACATTGTTTTTCGAGCAAAATTGAAGTATAAGAAGTTAAGGCGGTAATATAAATCGCATTGATCAAAATTGCACCGCCTGGTTTGTTGGAAGTGATCGAGATTTCCTGTCCGCCTCCTTCGGTAATAATTTCGGTCAAAGTGACAGGTGGCACATCGAGAACAAGATTTTTGTTCGCATCTGAAAAGGCTTGGTTGTAGATTAATTGAATTCGACGTTGGCATTTTTCGCTGAGTTGGCAACGCTTCTTGTAGTTGATGTAACTATTGAGAAGCGCATCGAGGGCGGAATATGCCTGTTGTTCCGGGGTTACCGTTGTCGAAGAGGGATCAATCGCGGATAAAATTTTCAAGAGCGCACTGATTGCATTGGCGAAGATCTCCGCGTGGAAAAAATTATCGCAGCACTTGCAAGAAGATTTTTTATACGACACATAGAAACCGTCAATCGGATTCGAAATCACGGCTACAAAGACGGACGGTTGAGAAATCCCAACATCCTTGAATCCATCAATGATCGCACGAATGACAATATCATCGGCTTCACAAGCCTGTAAGCAAGGCGAATCTTGGGATGATTTTTGGCCAGCCATTTAAGAACAAAAAATTTAAAAAACTTATTCTTAAGATGAATATTAGACTGACTTTTCTTTTCTCTAACTGGTTATTTTCTGTTTAGAAAAATGGCATTCCCTATTCTTCGTCGGCTTTTTCCGATGATTATCAAGCAAAAGCATTTGATTCTCCCGGAAAAATATCCGCGGCGAATCAACGCCTCTGTTGTCGCGAAACCGGACACGACGAAACTTTGTCTCTCCGGATTCGAGGATCAAGTTTTTATCGAGGGAAGATTTCCCAATGTTGAACTTCTTTGTATCACTAACAGCGACAAGAATTTTGTTTATTATAATTTAGGTAAATTCGAGTTCCCTAAGGTAAAGACGGTAATTTTACTTTCTCATCCAGGAGATCATATTGTTCAATCTAGACTCGAGGGTGTCAATGTTGTTAGCCCATATACACATTACTTCAGGTATCATAAGAGACATTATCCAATCGAGAATAACGAAGACCTTGTTAATGTAATGAAGAACCTTGGCTACTTGTAGCATCGCTCATCTCTAAATCAAAAATTTTCAATTTGAAAAGTTGGTTGAACAATGGTTGAACAATGGTTTTCTGAGAAAAATATTTCTCAGAGATATCTGGTAATTGTATAAATTTTTAAGAGATACAATTTTATGAAATAAATATTTCGTCAGTAAAGTCCGAGAAATGATTTACGACCATCCTAAAATCAGAATTAGAAAACTTCATTGAAAATATTCGGTCAATGACTTTTTTCAACCGTTCGCAATTGATTTTTTGCCTTATGGGTTTTACCCCGGGAGCTTTTTATTGTTGAAATTTTGGATCCAAAGTTCTGGGTTTATAAATTTTGATTGATAAAATTTTGGTTGATAAAATATGATACTAAATGTTTTTTGAATAAAAATCTTTGGGAAAAAGGATCACGTTTCGTGTTATATATGAACCATAGAAAACGATGAACAACAAGAAAATTTTCTTGTTTAGATAATCCTGAAAATCAATCCATCCTCAGTATAGTTTTGAATATCTTCTTCTGTAAAGTATGTGTCAATTTTTATTAATGTAGTCTCTAATTCTTTTGTTATATCCGAAAAATCATCGCGTGTATTAACTTTCAGTAACGAACATAAAAGCCTAGCATCCTTCAATGTTTGAGAAAAATCAGTTTTTATATACCTATTATATGAAAAAGATATGTTCAAAGTTATTTGCATTTTATCAACTTTCTGCATAGAGATTATAAGTTGTTCTTTACATATTTTTAATGCCAATTGTTTTTCATTTTCGAGTGTGTGAAAATAATTCAAACGGTAGGATAATTCAAGGGATAAATTTCTGTTTCTGATTAATTCTTTATTGTTTTGAATCTCAGAGATAAGGTTTTTGATGATATTTTTTGTCTCTGTTTGATAATGTTCTTCAAGATAAATCTTCGCCTTTGCATACTCAGTTGCAGCCATTCCAAACATCTTTTCAACAATAATTTCAAGAATTGATACGATGTCGTCTGTCAGAATAGCTTCTTCCAAGCTAGATAAACGTATCAGATATTTAACAATGTTGTCAAAATATGGTTTATCATTATAGTATATCGCAATATTCAAGTTATTCAATGCATAAATCGGAAAACCAAACAGATATTTTTCTAAAAACTCTTGAGTTAGCTCACACCATCGATTTATCGATATTTCTTTGTAAAAATATCGATATGTTGATGGTGGAAAACACTTTCTGACGGACATTTTACTTTCTTGATCAAGAAAATAAGGTTGGGGAAAATAGAAAGACTATTTAGAGGTCCTCCATCAAAATAGGGAATTGTTCTGGATATTTTTTCGCGTGAGCAAGAATTAACAGCGAGGCATCAGCTAAATCATCTTTCTTTTCAAAAGTTTTTTCGCGATCTAATCTATCGAGCGAATACTCATCGCCTCTTTCAAGATAAATTTCTCTCATCCTATCAACACACCAATGTTTTCGAACGCTCTTTGTTTCTCCGGACAACTCCGCCGGATATTTTGATTTTGCCGGAACGAGTTCTGTCGGAATATTGGGATACTTTATTAGGAAATATGTTTCAAGAAAATGTTGGATTCTGATATTTTCCACTGCTGCCCCGACAACAACCCCTTTGATTTTCATATATTGCATTTGTTCTTCGATCAGGACCAAATCAAAGTCAGAAAAATCAAGATCATCGAGATAAGCAGTCATTTTAATAAAAAATTCTCTGTTAGCCTTATCACATTGAAAATTTACTAGATCATAATGTAACGGTTCAACCTTGAATTTAATCTCCTCCGCTCGAATGGCAAAATTTTTTCTTCCAACATCCATTGCGACAACGCGCATCCTCGTTTCCTCGTTCGCAACTGACGTTGCTCACTGCGGTTTTTTTTTGATATGTTAGCACTCCCGAATCGTTCAGGTGATGATCACTGAGTAGGTGAGCGAGGCGTTGTCGCCTCTATTCGTTCTCGATCTCAGAATAGTTTAAATTGTTAAAATATCCTTTAGAGAATGCAATATTTAACAGTTCGTCGAATTTATTTCGAAAAATTTTACCGTGTCCAATCTCAGAAACGAGACAGTGTGCTACTTCGTGAGCAGCGATGTAGGTTATGGCATCGAGACTGAAAGGCTTACCAGTCGATGAGACTAGCTTAAGATAAATTTTTTCTTTGTCATCAGTATATGAAAATTGTTCTGTTGAGACGAAGAACTTTCCCGAGAAGTTCGGAACAATTTGATAGATCCTTTCTTTGACTTTTTCAAGAGTTGTTTCCCAAGGTTGATGTTTAGATGGATAAGCAAGATATAGAAGAACCAAAAGAAGCAGAAAAATTAGATACCACATCGGCAATTACAAAAGATGAAAAATTTCAAATCTTTAAGATTGAAGAATATGTTGAAAATCAAATTTCTTCTCTTTTACTTTGGATCGCAAATCGAAAACGAAAAATCGGGATCAAAATCCGTTATTTTCCAAACTACGTCTTCCTCGAAATACCCCGGGAATATGAGAAGAATTATAAGAAGGTGATGACGGAAATTGTGGGCGAAGATAAGGTTCAATGGTCTTTCAAGCGTTGGAAGAAATATCAGGGTTATTCAGAAGAATTATATCCTTTTATTTGTGTTTTTTCCGATAATACCTTTTGGCTTTATGAATTTGTTAAAAAATATGAGAAATATTTCATCGATAAATATATGAAAATACATCCTCTTGTTACACGAAAAGATGCAAAGAAAATTGTTAATATCAATAATTATATGTTTAATTTTAGTCTTGTTCAAAAGTTTAGCGCAATTAAAAGCATTAATCCTGCTGATTGGATTGTCCTGAAAGCGGATTTGTGTGAGGACATTGAATCAAGTCTTGAATTTTACGAAGCGGATATTAACGAGATTGAAATAGCGATTGCTCCTCCAGTAGAAGAATTTCCAATCTATAAAGTTGCTTGTATCGATTTTGAAACTAATTCAAGTCGAAAGGGTAAATTTCCTGATCCTTGGGAACCAAAAGATGATATTTATCTTGCTTCTTATGTGATGATGGAAGGGGGAAAGTTTTCTGCTTCATTGATTACTTCTAAAGAAACTGGACATAAGAAAATTATTGATGGAGAGATTAAATGTCCTGTTTATGAAGTCGAAAGTGAGCTGGCGTTATTAACAAAATTAGAGGCAACCATTATGGAAACAGATCCGGATATTATTATCACTTACAATGGTGATTCTTTCGATTATCCATATTGGAAAGTAAGATTAGATCGAAGTTGTCGGGAACTCGGTCAAATTGGAAGATTATATCGAAAGAAGACATTGTTTAAGAGGAATGATTGGTCTTCTTCGGCTTTTAAGAGTCGAGATCAACAATTGATGATTATTCCTGGTCGAATTACTGCCGACTTATTTACTATTATCTCGCGTGATGAAAAACATCCGATTTATTCACTGAAACATATTTCTGGTCATTATTTAGGTAAGGAATTTATGAAACACGATCTCGATTATGAAGAACAGTTCCGCATTTACAGAGAAGGAAATGAATCAGAATGGCAGCAATTGTTAGCTTATTCATTGCGTGATTCAATCGCTCCGTTACGAATTATGGAAAAACAAATGATTTTACAAGATCTCTTCGCAAAATCCCGTATCATTGGCATCAATATTGAAGATATTTACACACGAGGACAACAATTTCGCCTTGAAAATAAACTCTTTCAACGATTATTTAGGATAAAAGTAGTGATTGATTCACCAAAGACGAAAGGATTCGGTAAATTCAAGGGAGCAGTAGTTCAGGACCCTGTTCTTGAATTAACTAATAATGTCTCGGCATTAGATTATATATCTCTTTATCCATCGCTGTTAATTGCCTATAATATCTCTCACGATACCTTTATTGGAACAAATCTCGAATTTTTGCCAGAAGGACTCACTGATGATGATGTTTGGGTAATTGACATTGATAATAAACGTATCCATTATTTCGTTAAGAAACATATTAAGGTGGGAGCTCTTGCGGAGATGGTTTCTGATCTTCTTGTCAGTCGTCTATTGAAAAAAACGGCAATGAAGAAAGAAAATGATCCAGAGTTGAAAGCAATTTTAGATAAAGAACAGAACGCCCTTAAGATAGTTGCGAATTCGAGTTATGGTATGCTTGGAGCATCTGGAGGTAAATTACCACTTCCACAAGGCGCTGAATCAATTACAGCATTGGGGCGAAAACATATCACGGAAGTGATTGAATGGTTGAAAACTGATTATCAAGCTAGAATTATCTACGGTGATACCGATTCAGTATATTTTACCCTTCCCCATTGGCAGGGACTCGATGGCGTGGAGAATGTGCAAAAAATGATGGATGAAACAACGAGAATGGGAAAGGAAATTACGAAAAGAATTAATCTTGATCCAATTCAAATCGATTTGGATCATTTCTTCACTGAACATTGTAATTTATCGAAAAAATTCTATATATCTAATGAAATTGGAAGAGATCGTGATGGAAAACTAAAAATTGAACTTCATTTCAAGGGTGTTTTCTACTCAAGACGCGAACATTGCGACTATGCCAAAGATTTATATTACAATTTGACGATGCTTGGAATGGGAAGAGCTAGTTTTACTGACATCATCCTACCAAAAGAGGAACGAAAATCAAAAGCAGAGGAAATTCTTTGGAACGAGATACTTCTTTTACTTACTTGTCAAGTTTCTATAGATCGCTTAACTAAAATTAATGCTGTTGCAGGTGACTATAAGAGTCAATCCTATCCATTGGCTATTTTCAAGCGAGAAGAGGAAAAACGCGGGCGAAATCTAGCCGATGGAGAAAGAGTTAAGTATTTTTACGTCAAATCGGAAGAGAAACTAGCAGGATATAAAATTCGTCGGATCTTAGATCCAGATGATGTCATTGACCGATTTCACTATCTGAAAATTATGACAACCGCGATAACAAAGTTGCTAGAAGGAATGTTCCAAAATGGAGCCATTTATAAAACATATATGGAACGAATCAATCAGAAAAGAGTATTGCTCGAGGAATTAGTATTTGATCCCATCCCTGTTTTCCCGAGAGAAGATTGGGCGAAAGTCAAAAGGAGACACAAGAGAAGTTTGAAAAACTAAATTTTACGTTCAAAGATTTTTGAACATATACCCTAAAGTATTTTTATTCCATATAAAAATGGATTTTCATAGATGGAGCTTACAGTCGATGAAATTTGGAAAGAGATAGAGGATTTTCCCGGTTATTATGTTTCGGATCAGGGAAGAATGAAAATGAAGAAAGGTAAATTTTCAGAAGCTTCTGTCTGTTCAAATGGTTATATTAAGGTTTCTATCTTTCGAGACGGAAAGAGACACGCAAGAAATATTCATCGCCTTGTTGCAAAGACTTTCATTCCTAATCCCAAGAAAAAGAAGGTTGTGAATCATATCAACGGTGATCGAACAGATAATCGAGTGGCTAATCTCGAATGGCTGACACAAATTGAAAACAGCAGTAGTGATAAGAGAAAGAATCCAGAAAATATCAATCCAGGTCGAAAAATTATTCAGTATGATCTCGAAATGAATAAATTAACCATTTGGGACTCTGTGGCTGAAGCAGGTAGAGAAATGGGGTTGAATAAATCTCATTTAACACAACATTGTAGAAGAGGAGAACCATACGGAGATTTTTATTGGAAATATTATGATGAAGTTGAAACAATTGATGGTGAAATATGGGAAACTTTAGAATATGATGGTAATTCTATTGAAGTATCAAATTTTGGGAGAGTCAAGCATAAAAAAGGAGCTATTACTTATGGGAAAAACATAGAAGGATATCGAGGAGCAAATATTGGTAAAAAGACATTTCGGATTCATTATCTTGTTTGTGTAGCCTTCAAACCAATTGATGATGAAACTGGTATGATTGTTAATCATATTGATAACATAAGATCAAATAATCACGCCGATAATTTAGAATGGGTTACACATTCCGGTAATACTCAACACTATTATAGCTTACCAAAAGAGAAGAAAAAGAGCAAAAATTGTATGGTGGTTAATCAATATGATTTGGATGGAAACTGTCTTACTACTTTCGAATCAATCACAGAGGCATCGAAAGAATTAGGAATTGGTAGTTCCTCAATTGGAAAGGCTGTTCGCGATGCGAATAAAACAGCAGGAGGATATAAATGGGGACTTGTTGAAGATCCAAGATTCTCGCTAATAGAACAAGTTGAGGAACAAGATTTTTATCCAGATGAGAAGAAAACGGTGGTCATACAAAAAATTAAACAAATAGATGATAAAGGAGAGGTCATTGCTATTTTTGATTCAGCTACGGAAGCGGGACGCGAGACAGGTGTTTCAGTATATAAAATCAGAAAATATGCTAGAGAACAAAAAACCGATGGAGGAGGTTTCAAATGGGAATTTCTGGACGAGGAAGAAACCCAAGAAGAAAACTAACGGTCTTAGACTACCTGAATTTCTTGAATTAAAGAAAAATTTTCTTTAAAAATGGCACAAATCATAGCTGGTATCACAGGCGTTGCAACGGTTGGAGGCATTGGAATCAATATTTATCAAGTATATAAACAAAAACAAGACGATAAGATCAAAAGAGTAGTTGAAATAGAAAGAATTGATGGCAAATTTAATGAAATTAAAACCCTACTTCAAGCCAGCAATATGGTTAATAGAGCAGAGACTAGACAGATGATTTCTGAACACTCTTCGGATGAAAAATTGTTCAATATTGGGATCGGTTTGGGAACGGTCGTTGGATCTGGAGTAATTGCCGCTCTTATTAACAAATATCTTTCCTAAAATAAATTTTTACAATTGTAAAAATTTATTATCAAAAGATCAGCCTTTTCGAACAATAATCTCGAATATTTATCGGTCAAGATTTCGTGTTCGCTTTTCTTTTTCTCGAGCTGACTATGAGTTATAATATAATTTCTTGCCAATCTCTCAAATATTTCCTTAGCATCTCTCCCCATATGAGGGAGTTGAGGATTGAAATTTAGAGGTCCGATCTCAAGACCATTTTGTCCTTGAATCAAAGATCCACTAATAAAGTATCGATCAAAAGGAACATTGAATGTCAAGTTTGAAAAATTGATGATCAGATCAACTCCGTTCATTTTAGAACTACTAATCTTTATTTTTCAAATTCAAAATAAAGACAATAGATTCGTAATCATTATTTTTTTTTGTCTATCAATTTCTAGTGTAATTGGAAAATAAAATTTTTGTGTTTCTAAATGAACCCTTTTGACCACTCCGTATCACAAAGTGCAATGTTTTCTGGTAGGAACGAACGTCGTGAGGAATTTGATCAATCACAAGGTTATGCCGAAGGTCCGCAAGACTACCAGGGATCTGACCAAGACGTCGATTTTCAAGAATTGAACCAATCGCAAGGTTATCCGAGAGATTTTGGGGCACGCGGCTTTCCCGGTGAATTAGAAGCATTTGATAGCAGACGGGCGTTTATTCCCAGTGGTGGTAGATTTTTCCCCTCTGGGCAAACTTGTGGGAACCTTCGGGATCCAGTTGGAATAACTGATTTTCCAACATTTGATCGCGTTCTTGACCGCGGAAGAGACTGTGGAGGACAGATAGCTATCAATAATTGTGGGCGATGCAAAAAGAAGAAGTGTTGTTGCCCCGAAGATGGACTGAGATTAACAGAAAGAGGACGAGGACGAACTGGATTCCGAATTGTTCAAGACATTACAATTTTTGAGAGAGAAATCGCTCTACGTGGCAAAATGCGCGTTGTTTTGCAGGCGAGCACGACCACGACAGCAGGCGCGATTACAACGACCCAATTTTCAATATTGGCTTCACCATTCCTCAATATGATTCCTGGTCAAGGGACCGTTTTGACTCTTGGAAAATTACCTTCAAAAAATATTATTGGTGGAAATATCTCTGTTGGAAACTTTACTCTCAATCTTTCTCTTCTCAACATCATTGTCGATAACTCAACGCTGGTCGCAGATATTGTCATCGTTGGCTCAGCAGAAGGTAATGTTCAGTTGGAAGAATCAGGAATCCTCACACCAGCAGGAATTCGACCATTTTATTTCAATTTCCGTCCAACTGCAATCACTGTTTTTACTATGTAACGTCGCGTGTCACTCTGTTTCACTTTTCATTATTGATCGATATTATTTTGTAAAATTTTACAAAAATTAAGACTATCTTTTTTTTCATTTTTAGTCTTTTTTGGGACAAACTAAAAAAATATGGAGCGAGAGGAGCGTCTTGACCGCGTTGATTCGCTGGCGATCGCATTCGCAGCGTCATTTAGACGTCGAATCAGCCAGGGAAATATTACTACCACTTATGTATCTCTATTGACTGAATTCACGAAAATCCTCAATGAAGCGACACAACAAGCGGTTTTTGAGACAATGACGCTTCCCAGTTACAAGAATATTCGAAAGGAACTTTTTCATCTGGTTCCCGTTGAGGGCGCTGATTGGACTAATCTCCTAAATGAGGAGGACAATTTCATCGATCCTCTTCTATTCCTTAAAGCTGAAGGATTTTCTATCGACGAGATCTGTTCTCACCTTCTGACTATTCATCCCGATGTGAAAGTGAAGTGGAATACTAACGTTCGGAAGGTCTGGAACTATTTGAACGGTCCGGGAATTATCATTTCTGGTCGTCGTGGTGACATTGGCAATGTTTATGCCAACATTTTGGATCATTCGGGGAATTCTAACTATCCTAACATCATCGTCATTGAAAATGAGGACGAACCTATTGATTTGAAAGATTCAACTCAAGTTAAGGTAAGAATCGAGAAAATCAGAGACTCTTTTAATGACGATCACTATCAAAGTGTTAAAATTACATTTGATAATATGGAAGGAGCAACTGCTGAAATCATTCAAAGTTTGATCATAGAATTCAAGGATTTACTTGACAAGAAACCCACCCTAACATACCATATTTTGTAAAGTCGCGTATCACTCTGTTCCACTTTTCATTATTGATATATCTTAAACAAAAATTTCAGATTTGAAATTTTTGATTTTAATGAATTAAAATCACAATGAGTGATAAATTGGAAACATTTTTACCATATGTTCTAGATCCAGAAGATGACAAGTTTAGTTTAGATCTAGCACAAAGATATGAGTTTGCTCGATTTGGTTCATTGAAGTCAGAACCACGTCCGGAAACAGGAAAACGCTATCGTCATCAAAACTTCGGCGCCTTCTACTTCACCTTTTATCAGCAAGGCTTAATTATTCATCGTCCTGGAACGGGAAAAACTTGTTTTGCGACAGCAGTTGCTGAAACATTGAAAGATGTTGTCGAGGAACAGGGTTTATCACCAAATATTAAACGAGTATATGTCATTAGTGACAAAACTCCTCTTAATAACTTCAAACAAGAAATTGTTTGTCGTTGCACAAACGATATCTATATTACTCAAGAGGATCGTGACAGCAAAAAAGACATTACCGCGCGTGTAAGAATTGCTCTTCAAAAATATTATACTTTTTGGACTTTCAATGATTTGTTGAAGAAAACAGAAGGCTTTGAAAGCTTTAACAAACCAATGTTTAACAATAGTTTCTTTATTATCGATGAAATTCACAATATTATCTCTGAAGCAAAAGAGATAAGAAAAAAATATGATCTCCTTTGGGATATCTTCCATCAAGCATCCAGTATTAAGATTCTTGGTTTGACTGCAACACCAATGGATGAAGAACCCGATGAACTAGCAAAAATATTAAATCTGTTTTTGCCAGAAGACGAACAACTCTATAATATCGAAAGAAGATCGGCATCTGAATTGTGGAAATATTTCAAAGGTCGAATTTCTTATCTTCGAGAAATGATCAATGAAAATGTCAATATCACCTATGAAGGACAAGAAGCAGGTTCTCTTTTGATGAAACAAGATCCGAGTTTTAAAATTATGGTTTTCCCCTGTGAGATGAAAGATTATCAATTGGACACATATTCTGATCTTGTTAGAAGAACAGGAAGGGAAAAAATCTATACTGCAGCAATTCAAGCCGCGAATATGGTTTATCCTGATGGTTCATTTGGAAACGAAGGATTTCGTAGTCACACAGAAAAATATAACGACTTCTATCGTTGGACATCAAGTTTTACCAGAACGATTCGAAAGTCAAACTTCCTTGATGATCTTTCGAACTATAGCACGAAATTCACTGAAATTATGAAAATAATTAAAGAAATAAAGGGGAAGAAAGTTATTTACCAACGATATAAGGAAGGTGGTGCATTTCCAATTATCCTACTCGCTGTTTATGGCTTGGATTATGAGTTTGTAGGAAATGATTTCCTGAGAAACTTTCGCGAAAGCACTGAATACTGTCCGAGTAATACCTCAATTAATCTCGAGAGATTTTCGAAAAAGAAACGAATCGCCTTGATCACTTCTCCTCCGGAACTGAGTGAAGCGAATATTAAACATACGATTAATTTTTTCAACTCGCCTCAAAATGTGATTGGTGAATACTGTGATACCCTTATTTATACTCCTATTGGAACAGAAAGTGTTAGTTTTTTGAATTGTGAAACTATCATTCTTGACAGTGGTTGGAGTATTGTGGCGGACGATCAAGCGAAATTTCGAGCAATCCGAACCAATTCGCAAGCAGAGCTAATTGAACTTTATGGAAAAGTCGATGTTAAAATTTACCGTCCTTGTATTTCTCTACAACACAATATTCTCGCTGAAGATGTCACTGATAGAAATCGAGTTTATAATGTTGATCTCGTTACTTTCCTAGCAGCTTGGACGAAAGATGAGATTAATCGGCCTTTCCGTGAATTATATCGTGAAATGGCGTTTGACGGATTTATTAATCGTGATCGCAATCAAAGATTCAATTATGATGATTATTCATCAGAATGTGATTATGCAAAATGCCAATATGACCTTTATGTCAGTTCAAAAGATAAAATCAATCCGATGACATACAAATATAAGATGGATTATTCCTGGTTTATGAAAAATCCATCCTACGATGATATTGAAACAATAACTGACTTCTTAGTGTCTTATTTCAAGACAAAGAATATCATTACAATTACTGAACTATCGCAAAGGACTAGCATTCATCAACGATTAGTTCTTCCAGCTCTTTATTTGATGGCTGAACAGAAGGTCACGTTTGAGAATCGTCTCGGATTTAATGGTTTCCTCGCCTTTTCATATCTCAATATCGCCCTCGTGCCACAACCTGACTCAGATTTCGATGAATATCTATATTTTGAGAATTTCCGCTTTGTTTTAGCACCGGAAGATCTAACTAGTAACATTTCTGACTTCATCATCGAAAACGAAAGAGAAAAATTGGTGAGACTGTTGAATAAAAGACCAAGAGATGTCAGAAATGACATTATTCGCTTAACAAAACCGGAGCAAGCAGAACTTCTGGAACTTTCTTTCACTTCTAACACCGAATATACCCGCGCTGTTATTAATTTCTATCATCCTCGTTTATTTGAATACGAAGGTTTAACATTATCAACACTCGATCAAAATCAAATCGAAAATACGTTACGAAATCCCTTACAACCTCGTTCAATTCGAGTCTTCTCGGACGGTAGTTGGCGTGATGCTACCAGTAAAGAATTCCCAATTTTCACAGCTTTTATTGTCAAGGAAATCGAGAAAAGAGAAAGAAAAGGAATTAATCAACAATTATACGGTTTTATTATTGTTGATGACCCAGACAACACACTCTATATTGTTAAGAATGAAACAGGAGAATTAAAAAACATTCATAAAAAATGCGAAGATATTAGCATCACAGAGATTCCAATTCTTTATTACATCGCTGGAGTCACTCCACTAGAAGTTGAACATCTTGAGACGGTTGATGATGAACGAGCATACCTTGAACACAAAAAGTATAATATCGCTGCAATTGAAAATGACGATAATGCAATTGAAATTGTCTATGCGTTCGCTAAATCATTTGAGGAAACTAATCCCAAGGCGAAGGATCGCTGCAAAATCTTCTTTGAGAAATTTAAACAGGACGGAATTCTCTACTATCGGTAGTAAGGTTTTCCAGACTGTCTGTAATTTTTATTTTTTAGACTATCCAAGAGTTTTTTTGGGTTTGAGAGTAAAATCTACAAACCCCGACTGGAGATGGAACATACGTGCTACTACTGTGGCGGAAACCGAACATTTGACGAGTTGATCAAGAGAAGCGCCCAAATTTCCAGGGAGGAAATAACGGTTTTCGAAAAACTCAAGCCGCTTATGTTGCGGATTCGCGCGGGAGAGGTCCCGGAAGAACTCACCGAGGAACAACTCATCGAACCGATGCTGAAAGCAAACTTCGGACATTACCTTGCTCGGGCTATCTGTCTGACAAACAACGGCAACGCCTTCCGCTGGCTCATCAAAAAAGGCTTCGACGGCTTCGAAAGCTATGAGATGATGGACGATACACGTTGGAAAGCTGTCGAAAGCGGGCGCGATGAAATCGTCAAAGCCATCGAAGAGGAAGTCGATATCGGCGATCTTGCTATCGGTGGGTCTCCCATTTTTCCCGCCGAGGACCCCTCATTTTTGTCTCAACTTTGAAAACACCAACAAAATCAAAAAAAAAAAAATTCGTTTGTCCCAATTGGGACGAAATTAAGATAATAAAAAATTCTTATTAAATATCATTCTCAAAAAATTTATTCCTTACGGAATGATCAATGGAGGAGGGATTATCCTGTTGGCTGTAACAGTAATTATCTTGTTCGTAATTTTTTTAGTCTCGAAACAGTATTATTTCGATCAATTCGAAGCAGTTCGTAGTCTAGGGATTAATTTTTTACCACCAGCTGATGTTTTCCGGTTCTTCTGGTTCCTGTTTATCATCATTGCTTGCGTTGGATATTTTATTGCCTCCGAGACTTCACTTATTCGCTGGACGATTCTAATTTTCTTGACCCTTATCACTGCCCTGTTATTGTTCAATGATTCTCGTTTTAGCTATTGGTCATTTGCACTGCTAACTCTCTTTGCAATTATGATTGTCTTAGGAGAATCAATTTATTATTACGGCGTTGTTCTAGAGAATAAATTAGTCGCTGCATTGTTTGGATTTTATTTCCTCTGGTCAATTTATGGGATCTTCCTGATCAGTAGTGTCCTGTTAAAAATTTCCGCTCGTGAAAATCTCATTATTGATGCTCGACTTTTCTAAACTTCGATTTTCAATCTTGTTCAATTTCTAATTAAAAATTTTCACTTTAAAGACAACTTACGATGCCTCGTGGTGGAGGAGGCGGTGGCGGGCACGCTGGTGGCTTTGGTGGCGGTGGTGGCAGTCGAAGCGTTTCTCGGAGCTTTTCTGGTGGAGGTGCCGGTGGTTATGGTGGAGCTCATTATCACGGAGGATATCACGGCGGATACGGGTATGGTGGTTATGGTGGTGCCCTTCTTGGAACAACTGCGCTACTCGGTGCAACTGCCTTAACCGCTGGTGCTCTTGCTTCTTCCAGCCAACCCGACACTATCGTTGTCAATAATCAAATACCTTCTCAGATCCCGCCAGGCTATTATCTTGCTAATGTCAATGGAGTCCCTCAACTCGTTCCGATTCCCCAATCTTATTACGGTCAAACTTTGTATCCTGGGCTTTACAGCCCTGTGTAATGGACTTTATGTATAGATCATTATCCAAAAATTTTTGGATAAACATATATGATTTCGAAATAAATAATAACATATAAAAATTTAATCCAAATATTGGCGACGAGCAGCCGCTTGTTTCATAACTGGAGTAGCGGTTCTAACCCCGTTAGCTCCCTTAACATATACGGTAGTAATATAAGTTCGTCCTGGCACTTTTCTGTAAAGATGGACAAATTCATCGAGTTTAACAGGTTTTTCAAAAAGTCCATCGTTCTGGAAGAAGACCGTCATATATTCTGCGAGGTCAGCTACTGAGGTGATACCGAGTTTGTCAGCATTGACTATGGTTCTTTGGTCGTCATCCTCTTTGGTAGGGACAATTTTATCATTGATGTTCCACTCTCTTCTTCGAATCGCTTCGAGAAAGTTCCCGAAGGAGTCAGTGACCTCTTTCTTGGTAGCGTTGAGGATATACATTTTTAAATAGCGTTTTTTTTTTTGAAAATTTTCAAAATACAGATGTCCAGATGACAAGCGAATCTAGGATTTTGTCAATGGAAACTTCATCAACTTGTTGTTTGATAACTGGAATATTAAACTTATAATTATCTAATTCTTTAGCACTTTCTTTATACAAACCAAGAGCAAGATCAAATGCTACGTTGGATCGCTTATCGCCGTGTTCGTAAAAATCTAACTGGTAATTATTGATAAAAAGAGAAGAATAATCTTCAAAAGCACCGGGGAGATATTCATCATTTATGACATCATATACCAATTTAGAGATAAAATTACTCTTCCCGATCCGATGAGAACCGAAAACGGCGATCTTTACGACTGTCATCACTTGTTAGACAGCCCTGTGTAATGGACTTTATGTATAGATCATTATCCAAAAATTTTTGGATAATTATGAATGACAGCTACGCGTGATTATGAATGAGCTAGAACGATGATATGAATTCCGTCAAGTTGGATCTGATTACAATGACCAGAGATACCATCAATATATTTTCGCACGGTAGGATGACTTCTCGGATCTCCACAAACACAAATTCCAAAGGCATCTTCATCACCACCATTATCGAGTTCCGACAATCGTTTCGTGAAAATCTCATCGCTTGATACTTCTTCACAGTCACACTTGCGAAAATCACAAAGTGACTGATCACATTCTCCTTTTAGCCAATATCGTGGGCAACAAGGACTGTGTTCATTATATTCACAACTACAAATGTATCCACTCGACAGTTTGCTGAATTGGCAAAATTGACATTTCGTGAATGTTGAAAGAAATTTTCTCAGTTCAATAAATCTTTCTTTTTCTTCCTCTATGAATTTTTCACGTCGTGGGCTCTTAACTTCTTCCAAAAGAATAGGGGTGACCCAACTGTCTGGACTGAAATCACATTGTTTTAGCCAAACCACATAACTATTGCCAACAAGATATGGCTTACATCCATCAAATCCGACAATCTGCTCCATCGCAGAAATTCTTTTCAATATGAAAAATATATTATCTAGAGATTTCTAGATAGAGAGATAGACTAATTTTACGATTTCATCAACAGAAATTTTATCGACTTGTTGTTTAATAACTGGAATATCGAAGCTATAATTATCTAATTCGCTAACACTATCTTTGTATAAGCCGAGAGCAAAATCAAAATTGATGTCTTTTCTCTTATCCCCGTGTTCATAAAAATCTATTTGGTAATCTTTGATAAAAAGAGAAGAATAATCTTCAAAAGCACCCGGAAGATACTCATCGGGAACTACGTTATACACTAATTTAGAGACCCAGTTGCTCTTTCCAACTCGATGAGGACCGAAGACAGCTACCTTGACGATCATCTCTTGAAAATTGGCGTCGAGACACCAATTTTCGCTTGTCTAGACAACCTTCTTTTATCAAAAAACAAAAGAATTTAGGAAGAAAATGTTGGAGAAAGGAACGATAACAAACATAAAATATTACCCGAGTAAGTATGTTAAGGATGAATTTTTCATTGTGATGAAAATTCAGAAAGGAAGAAAGACTCTCAATATCTCAGGACCCTATCATCTCGTTCCAGCGGTTGATGATTTTGTTATTGCAAAAGGAGAAATTAGTGAAAGCAAGTATGGACAGGAATTAAAGTCAAAGAACATCAAAATTACTGAACCTCAAGATGAAGATGCGATTTTTTCTCGCTTACAGACATTTGGTGTCTTTCCGAAAGAGAAAAATATTGAAATGGCAAAAGTAGGATTTGAAATCTGGGAAAAGATCGAAGACAAACAATATGGTGATAAAATTTATAATATCTTTCAACTTTGGAAGCGAACAGATCCAAAAACAGAAGCGATGAAAAGAGTTGTTGAATATTTCAAGAAACATCGAATCGATCTTGAAGATGAGAGCGCAAAGAAGGTTGTTGAAACATTAGGCTTAAACGCTGCGGAAAAAATTGAACAGGATCAACTTGAAGTCGCCGGAATTATTCATTCTAATACCCTTGCGATGTTAAAAAATTCTGAATTAACTCTTCTTGGAGAAATTTACGAAGCAATACAGGAGTCGAAGTCAGTTTGTTTGCCAAAGAAAATGGTTACTGAAGATGTCTCAAATTTACTTGCACATCAAAGACTCCACGAGTATAACGATCATTATTATTTCATTCAACCCGAGGGCTCACAGTGGAATTTTTACGATGAAAGAATTAATGAGAAATTTATTCTACCTAAAGGAGGATATTTCACTTTAGAGAATGAAATAGCAAGGTCAATTGTTTTTCTTCTTGACGATGCAAGATCTGGAAATTCAATTCGGAGTGAGCATCTTGAGGAAATTCAGGGAACATTGTCATCAGAACAAGCAAAAGCTCTTGAAACTTTCAATATGAATAAAATTTCACTGATTACTGGCTATCCAGGAACAGGAAAATCAAGAACCATTCGGGCAATTGTTGAATTATGTCGTCGTGATGATAAGACATTCTTAATTCTTGCTCCAACTGGCGCTAGTGTGAAAAGAGTTCGTGAATTGACAGATGAACCAGTATCAACGATTCATTCTTGGATTTGTTCTGAAAAAGAATTTCGCGACGTCTTTATTGTTGATGAAGCGGCAATGAGTGATTCTTTTCTAATGTATTCAATTATTTGTTCAGAATTTTACGGAAAAATAGTGTTGCTCGGTGATCCAAATCAGCTTCCACCAGTCAATAACGGACATCCTTTTAAAGAACTCTTGCGAGCAAAGATTCCACAAACAATATTGACAGAGACCTTTCGTTTTGATAAAGATTCAATAGGAATTTTGAAATCTCTTGAGATGATCCTACGAGGACAATGTTCTGATCTAAAACAAGCTGGTCCGGGCTTTGAAATTATTAATACAAATCATATTTCAAAGAGATTGATTCAGCAAGCTGAAAAACTCGCTCCTTTTGACATTAACAAGGCTAGAATTATGGGTCCATTGCGATCACAGGTGAAAACACACACACCGAGTCTCCGAGAAGTTTTCAATGGAGAATTTGAAGAACCATATGTTGTGAATGATTGGATCATTCAAAGAAAGAATAATGTTGAAAAGAAAATCTTTAATGGGAGTATTGGGCAAATAAAGGAGATCAGAGAAGTAGAAGTTACGAAGGAAGTCGTTATCGCGGGGGTAATGCAAAATCTTGAGGTAACAGAGACTCATTTTTTCATCAAGTTTGATGAACACGAGGACCTTATTGAATTGGCTGATACCAGTAGTTTCACACTTGCTTATATTACAACTGTTCATAGCTCTCAGGGAGCTGAATCGGATAATGTCATTCTTTTAATGGATATTGATTCCCAAATTAACACGAGAGAATTACTCTTTACTGCCGTTAGTCGTGCTAAAAAATCCTGCAAAATTCTTGGTAGTGAGAAAAATGTCTATGCTGCGGTAGGAAAAAGAGAAAGACCTCGTTATTCCTGTTTGGCAAAGTTGATAGATGAACAATAATTTTATTTTTCCTATTGGAAAAACAAAGTAAAAATAATTTATACTATCGGTTCAATAATTCTAAAATCTTATTCGGTTGATCGTGAAATGGAACCAAAATTTGATTGATCAAACGAGCTGGCGAAATATCTCCCTTGAATTCTGGGGGCTCACTACCGACATAATCCTGATAAATCTTGTGGAATTGGGGGATCGAACAGTTTCCGAAATATTCAGTATAATCAATCCTTCCAGGACGTATTAAAGCTGCTTCAAAATCTTCTGGAGCCCTATTTGTTGTGAAAATAATGATCACTTCTTGGAGCCTGATATCTTCGAGACATTTCATCAGCTTTTCAACAAAATCAATCTTATAATTTTTGACTATCTTCTTTGCAACTTCCTTCTTGGGAATTTTGATATCCTCATCTTCCTTGTCAGATTTTTCTTCTTTCTCACGAAGCCAAGTCAAATGTTCCAATATCCGGTCAAATTCGTCAAAAAGGAAAACTGATCGACTATTATTTTTCATCATATCAAAAATCCAATCATAACAGGTATCAACAATCTCAACTCGGAAAAAGTTATATTCGAAATGAGCAGCGATTGCGTAAGAAAGAGAGGTTTTTCCGGAACCTGGGAGACCGTAAAACATCAATCCAAGTTTGTAAGGAAGATCACGAGACTTATAAAATTGTTTCTGTTTCTGCCATTGAGTAAGTCGATCAATAATTTGACTTTTTTCATTAAGGAAAATCTTTTTCAGTCCTCTTTTGTAAAGGAGAGGAGATCCATTTCCCTTATCTTTGTTTGAAACTTCATAATAAACGGGATCCTTCTTTTTCTCTTGAACTAAGTTCTTACTTGTGATAATAATTTTAAGAAATTGTTCGAGATAATCCATTTTATTTCCCAGAATTCGAGGTCCCTTCTCATCGATAATGACAAGAATCGTTTTGTTGAGAAGATCGTCAAAATCAAGTATCGAAAGATCAAATGCGCTATATACTTTCTTGTAGTTTTCGATCGATTCTTTTGTGAAGGTGAAAGTAAAATGACATTTTTCAGTTAAAAGATTTGCCATTCTTGACTTGTCTAAAGCAGGGTTTGTAATATTGTTGGCATTTTTCGATTCAATTGTCAAAGGATCATTGGAAAAATGTTCAAGTTCTTCGATGATCGCTCTTTTCGGCGTATAAGTAGATCCAGCAACTAAGCTTTCCATTGTCAGTAAAATTTCATAGGGAAATTGATTTTTGATTCGTTTCTCACGGTAGTATTCGATAAGTTTTCCAATTGTCGAAGTAATCATTGGAAGAAGAAGGATGACGAGAATTTCACGAAATTTTACTTTCTTGTTTGTTGAAACCATCATTATGATACTGGGTAAATTATCTTTAAGAAGTTTCAAGCCATCTCCGACGATATCAATCTCTTTGGACTGCGCCATTCTAGCTTTCGCGACAGAGTTTAGATATAGACGAGAGGAAAATAGACAGACTTTCGTTCTCCTATTGAAGAACGAAAAATAAAATACCACGAATAAAAATACTAAGAAGAAATAATCTTCTCAAACTTTGTGAGCGCAACCTCAAGATTCTCATTGTCCAATGTGCCGAGCAACTCAAGAAAGCGTGTGATGAGTTCCTTTCGCTCTGGATCAACTTCCTGCGGGTTTTCTTCGCTAGAAATGGTCGCCGATAAGAGTTTGTTAATTCCTGATGTCTCTGACCTTTTCGGCGGTTGAAGATGAATGACTGTCGCAGAACGCTCGTTCTTTGGCTTGAAATACTGAATACCGGCAGCTTCCGCCACCTTTTCTGAATCCCGAACATTGCCCTTGAATTTTGGACCGTTTGGTATGAATTTGATAAAAGCCTCTGAAATGTCATAATCGTCCTCAAAAACGGGGCGACCGTTCTTCCGCAACATATTTTGTAGGAACCGGAAAGCCATCATACGGGAAACCTCGTGAGCAAGAATGCGAGCGATCTTGACGCCCTTTTTCAATGTCGATGTTCCGATCTTGACGTTCGTGAATGCCTTGTTGATAGGTTCGAAATCCGTTCCATTTTCCTCGTTGAACAGATCGACTTTCGCAGCCTGAGACGCGTCAGTAAGAATAGCCGATGCCGAAGATTGGTCAAGGAAGAAACCATACACCTGCCACAGATCGTGAAACTTGGGATCGAGACGATCATCCTTCATCGTGTTGCGCAGTGTCTCGCGATAAATCGTTTCATTGCCACTGATCTTTTCTGGCTTCTTCTCTTTTTTCTCTGTCGTTCGTTTCGGAGTAGTCGAAAACTTTGCTTCTTCCACGGCTTCCTCTTCCGATTCCTCCTCTTCCGATTCATCGACCGGAATTTGTTTTTTGTTCGTAGCTGCTGCTTTGCTCGCGGTAGCTGTCTTGAATGGAACCGCCTTTTCCACGACGGCTTTGCTCAGTTTGCGTGCGACCACTTCGTGTGTAAGCGGAACCTCTTCTTCCTCAATGGAAACTGGTGCCTTCCCTTTGTTCTTCCGAGGAATAAATGCAGAAGCTTCCTCGTCATCGTAGGCGCGAAGGTCACCAAGATCTGCAAGGGGTCCCTCGTCCAGAAGACCACTCCCGTTCCCGCTGTCCTGCTTCTCACCGTTGTCGGACATCGCGTAGCGTTTCTTTTGGGTCGCTCGTTGGAAAAAGTCGAAAAAATGATATGGTTCATACTCTGTATCCAAGCTGCCCAGAAATGAAGACAGACTGGAAAAGATTACATCAGACTTTCTTCATTTAAGGACATTTCCTTAAATAATTTTTTGTCTAATTGATTTCATTGGGTTTCGCCGTTCGCAGAAGCGGTCGCTTTAGCACCGGCAGCATTTTTCTTACTCTTACTCTTCTTACCAGTCGCGGTTGAGTTAGCCGCCACGACGTTGGAGCTTTTCTTAGTGAAGAGTCGGGAAAGTAATCCACGCTTCTTTTTCGGAAGATCTGAGAAACCAGGGGTGGTATCTACATTGACATCTACAATTTCAAGCACGACACCGGTCCCATTGACGCTGGCAGAACCCTGTGTTCCTGACTGTCCAGTAGAACTAGCGCCCTGTGCAGTGGAGCTACTCGTCGAATCGGGAGTTGCCACTCCTTGAGCGATAGCAGCCTGAGCTGCAGCTTGAGCGATAGCAGCAGCCTGAGCTGCTATCGCTGCCTGTTGGGTTTGGGCTTGCGCTGTCTCAAGCGCATTTTTGACTGAATCGTTGATCAGTTTCGGAAGCCATTCGATCATTCCAACAACCTTCTTGCGGTCGCTGACGTTAAGTGCGTATCCGATCTCCTGAAGAAAGAGTTCGACAATTTGAAGAACCTCTGTAACCGCAGGATTTGCGTCACTTTGGCTGCAGAATTCAACTGCCCCTGCAACAACGAGAAGAAGGAAATTATCCACCTCCTTCAGAACAGGCTTGAAGTTGAGATACTTACCGATAAAAGTTTTTGGGTCGGTTGTCGAAGAAGAAGTTGAAGACGTTCCAGTAGAACTAGCGAAAGCGGACGACGACGCCATTTTGAGATTACTTTAAGAAGAAAAAAATAAAAATAAAATGGGAAGAATTTTGATCAACAAAGTTGAAAAATGTTTCCCAGATTTTGATGATTACAAACCTTCAATGATTACAATTCTTGTTCTGCTGAACCGCCCACAGAGTGATAATACAAGGTTAATCGATCTCGAAAAAGTTTATGAAAACCTCTTTGTTCTGGAACATATGACAGTGAGTCTTGAGAATTCACTCCCGAGAAACAAGAAATTAAAGTTCCCCCTTATTGAAGAAGAGGGAATTATTTCTCTTCGTCTTTCTGATCCATATTTTATTTCATATCATCCAAACAACGGCACGCGCTCCTGGGTTCAAAAAGGAATGCCGGGTGGTTGTCCATTTTCTTATTCTCTCGCAATTGATTACTCTTTTGGGAAGAAAAATATCGCTGTCAAGGTCTTTCATACTGGAAAAATCTTATTAACCGGGATTCGAAATGAACAAGAAGCAGTTTTTTTCAGTAGAAATCTTTTTTCCGCTTTGCAAGAATGCGGGGCTATCGAACCTGGAACGACGATGGAAGCAATTGAGCCACAAACGAATAATTTCTCGATTTCTTGTGGTTTTATGCTTAATATTCCTCGCCTCGGTGAAATTCTTCAACAATCAGGTTTTCTTTCCGGATACGATAACTTATCCTCACACGCTAAAATTACAATGGATTTTCCTTCTCAAATTTCGAAAAGTCATTTGAAATCAAAAACGAAACCCGAATTCCATATTCAAATTTATCGGAGCGGACAGATTCTTCAAAATGGACCAGACGTCGATGAAATGCGTGAGACATATGAACGTCTGACTTCAATTATGAGCTGTTACATCGATGAAATCAAAATGCAATATAGAAATGAAGTTGATCGTCAGGCGTGTTTCGATGAATTTATTCTTGATTTGTTTTCATCAGAAGATTCGTTATATTCATCAAAGGAGCTTTCGAAAAATACGAAAACGAAGAAAGCAATTATCAATCAGTCGATTAGGCGTCTTTTTAAAGATGGAAAAATCGAACTGGTCGCCGACGATTGTTATAAGAGAATCTTTTGTTGATTATCGGAAAAGAATTTTTAAAAAATATTTGGAATTAAAAGAATGTCGGCATTCACACGAAACACTCAGCAAGTATCATCTCTTCCCATTGCTAATGTTCAACGTCGCAGTCAAAAAGGAAGTGTAAATGATAAACTCGATACACTCACAAAGGCGGTGAAAAGTCTTGAGCAATCAGTTTCAAAAATCGCGACACCAGTTGTTGATACATCGGCAGCTGGGCATTCGGCAGCATCGGCTACTCATTCGGAGAAGGCAGCAAGCTGTGCTCACGCGGCAGCTGGTCACGCTGAAAGTTCGCGCCAACACACCGAGGTGGCAGCTGCTCATTCTCAGGCAGCCGGTCTCAGCTCAGAGACGGCAGCGGCTCACGCGGAGGGTTCGCTTCAGCACGCTCAGACGGCAGCTATTCATTCGGAGACGGCGGCAATTCATTCGAAAGCAGCTTACGACAACTCAAAAGTTGCTGAGCAATTTGCGGTAGCTTCAGCCGACAATGGTGATCTGATCGCTCAGCTGGTCGAGGAAGCTAAACGGCTATCCGCAGGACCAGAGTATCGTGATGGTGAAGAGATCTTGCCTAACACCGCCGTTGCAATTATTAACTCGATTGTCCCAGTCGAGGTCGATGGAAAAGTCTATTTCAAGATTGGTTGTCTCGATAAACTCTTGAATGCTCCACTTGATACAAACAGTCTTCTTGCACTCCTCTGTTCGGCAGTCAAATCTCTCAATCAGGATGTTCGAACGATCCAAATTGATAATATGTAAGAAAGATAACAACCAAGAAATCTCTTGGTTAGCATACGCACCGCATCGCACTGGAACGGTAAATTGAATATTCACATATTTCTATCAAGCTGATAATCAATAAACTCTAGGACGACCTGAGTTTAATGCTGCCCAATTAATACCAACTCGTTTGGCAGCGGTTCGTTGATCAATTCCTGGATAATCTTCCTTGATTCGTTCGATTTCTTGTCTTGCAAAAATACTGTATGGTGACATATTTCTTGAGTTTTCCGGGTTTGGCAATGACGTGATTCCATAAATAGAAGATCTAGTTATGGTGGTAGGAGTTCTGTTTGGACTTGTGGGTCGAGAATAGTCTGGGGGTCGCACAACCGAGGTGTAAGACGGGACTGGAATATGTTCGAATGGAATCTCTCGAACAATATAGTCACTCCCATTTTCATCAACACCATAGAAAAGAACATCATTTCTATCAGTTTCTAACTCTTCAATAGCTCCAAGTGAAGCAATCGCCTCATCGAGAGTTCCGAACGCCTTTTTGGCTTTGAAATTATCACTATCTTTCTTCTCGAATATTAGAAAGATACTTTCCATTTAAATATTGTTTTTTTTTGATGGAATATCTCTACCAAAGATAGTATGATAGACTATGGAAAATTTTTAACCAAGAAATTTCTTGGTTGTTGGTAGCCGTGTAGATCGATATAATCGATGACATTAATCGACCCAGTTGATGTAAATTGCGATACCGACAATGATGAAAATAATGAACAAAATGAAAAGCCAAACGATCCAGGCGGAAGAACCATTCGAAGACTCGAGATTCTGAGCAGCCTGAGCCGAAACGAGACCCTGAGCTGTCTGAGTTGCCGCACCAGTCGGAGTCTGCTGAGCTACTTTCTTGGACGATCGTTTTGGCATCACGAACGCGGAAGCGCGGTCATTCGTCGGACGACCATTGACCGAAATCGGGCTGTTTGTCGATGCATCGTATAAAAAAACGTTTTCGCACCCGGCATCATTGGCAAATTTCTCACGCTGGGTCTGGGTTGCGCTGAAACCTTCCTCGACATATGCGCGGCAAGTGCAGTTTCCTTTTTGAACAACGGTCGAAGTTGCTCCTCCAGAGCTCTGCTTCCAGTGAAGAACAGTTTCGTCGCAGGGACGACCAACGACTTCCGCGAAGGGACTGTCAGAACAGCCGACGGTGCAACGAGCATCAATGCCATTGTAGTTCTGGAGGAGGCAACCACAGAGGAGTTGCCCGACAGTATTCGGAACAGTGCCAGTAAGATTTGCACAAACATTCGTCTTCAAATAGCCAGCAATTTCATCTTTCTCTCTACGATCCAGCATCAAAAACAGGCTTCGAAGACGGGAGACCCGTCCAGAAACATAGCTGTCAGTAAGTAGGCGATCACTGTTCGGGACCAAACTGTCAATCAAACGAATAATTTCAGCATATTGTCCGAGTGAGGCAGCTTTATCCGACGATTCGCTCACTATCGACGGAAAATTAGAAGCAACATCCGACGAGGAAAACCCGATGGAACGACTACCAAGACTTCTCGAACTATTGACTGAGCGATATTTTTCGCGACCCATTCTTACCACTTTTAACTACGAAAAATTTTTGAAAACAAAATTTTCTGTTCGTTTTTCACGTCTGTCGTTGTTCAAAATCCTACTTCGCCAGGCTTCGCATTCTTAACAGTTTATCGAGACGAGATCGATAATGTTCAATCATATTTTCATAGTAAGGGAGAAGTTCATAGCTTTTAGATTTTTCAGCGATCTTTAGATAAAGATGAAGAAGATCCTCTTCTTTTGATAGTTGGACAGCTCCTAAATCAATCCAATTTAAAGCTTGCGTTATAGACACTCGTTGAGTTAAAAAATTTATCGCTTCTTTTAATTTTTCAACGTGATGATTTTCAATTTCAATTCTCTCAACAATAAGTTTTCTACACATATTATATTCTAGACTTTCAATGAAATCATTATATGTCATTTTTCCTGGTTCTAACTCTGAAATTATATTTGCAATAAAGCAATTCTCCGCATACTTACAATTAAGAACAAGACGAAGCCATTTTTTCCAACTATAATCGGATTTCGCAACATTGCACATATTAATATGTGATTCAAGCTTAAAATCGAGTTTGAAGAAGTCCATAAATTTCCTATATTCTTTGTCGTGAGAAAGATCTTGACAGTCATCAATAACCAAAAACATATCGTGAAAATAATTACTATGGTTTTCAATCCCTAATCTTTCGATCCGCCTCCCGAGTGGTAATTGATCACCTGAGGTATCCGAAGGAGACGACCGACAGTAACTACGACCCCAATCGAATATCTTGGCTAAGTAATGTGTTCGAACAGTTCCCCAAGGATAAGTAATATCAATGTCATCTTTTAACCGAATAATATTAACATTTCCGGCGTGGAGGTCATAATGAGTTAGCCCAATTTCTCGATGCGCATATGCCATTGCGAAGAAAATTTGAAGAAAAATTGGGAACATATTCTCAAAATCACGATTCCGATGAAACCGATCAAGCGAAATACCATTTAGTTTTTCAACAATACAACAGGGATGAGTTCGTTTTGCCCTCGATTTCAGCATAGGAAGATTGAATAAACCATATGTTCGAACAAAATTCGGACAAACCGGAAGTAATTTATTTACTTCGAGACCAATTGCGACTTGTTGATAAATTTCATCGTGTTCATCATTCTTCGGATATTTGAAGACAAAAAATTCCGGCAAAATTATAATTCTTTCTCTTTTTAAAACGGCTCGATTAACATAATTTTGAAGCATAGAATCATTATTCAGTAGCGAGTTCAAAAATCCTCTCGCTTTTTCCGGATTTGATCTTGCTTCATCCTGTGTTGCGATTTGTTTGCGATCGGTGGCGTGACGGTCAATCACCAGCTTCCAGTTGTTCATTTGTAGCGAGAAGATGAAAATCGAAAGAACGATTTATCACAAAAATTTTTCTACTGGTGTCGTCTATGAACCAGAATATTCTTTAGTAACAAATAAAGAACTTTTTATAAAAATATGTATTTATTTTTTTGATAGTCGGATTCCTGCAACGGTTGTCTATGCGTCAGGAAAAGATGACATTTATCGAATCGTTCTCACTGTTGATGGTTATTCTAAAGACATTTATTGTGAAGAGAGCCGCCTCCCTAAAGATTATGAAATATTTCTTGTTGGTCCGGAAGAAATTGAATTAACTAAAAGTCTTAGGAAATTGAATATTTCGTGATCAAAATAGACTAACTTATTTTTGGATTATAGTTTTGAATTTAAAAGGAAAAAATCCTAACGATGTCCGGTCCATTTACTCGACTTTTCACCAGTTCTTTTAGACGTCCTACCTATGATATTATTATCCTCGGCTCTGCATCATTCGGAGGTATATCTGGGCTTGGACTTGCAACTTATATATCACTCGATGAAAAGAAGAATTTTTTAGAAACGACAGCAACTGTCGCTTTTGGCGGAATTTTTGGAACTTTCACTGGGCTAATCGGTGGAGCTCTCTTTCCTTTGACAATTACTTCGGTAGCCGTTGCATCTGGACACGAAATCTATAAGAGAATGTGAAATTTATTTTTTTCTGATCAGAAAAAATTACAAATCATCGAAAAATATTAGTAGATAATCAATCAAACTTTTTAAGATACCGAGCAAACTTGCAATGAACATCACTGCTAATTTTTTTAGCGCTATAGAAGGCTCACCGAGATAACTTTCTGTGAGAATGATCGCTCCGAACCAAGGAAGAGCGCTAAAAAAGACCTCACCTATAAAATTCCAAAAGTAAAGAGCTAAAAATAAGACGATGAGTTTAGAAAATTTTGACACTGGGATATTTTGAAGCGTTTGTTTGACTTTAGTCTGTGCGAGCACCACAATTGGTTCGAGATATTCCATTTTAGTTGTCGAATTTTTGAATTAACAAATTTTAAAGTCAGTCTTCTAACTCCATTTTGTAATTGGAATTCCTTGCAAACCAGAACCAAGAGGTGGAAGACAATCCGGACCTAGGGTAATCGTGCTCATTTCTGAAGAGTATTTCCTCATTTCCGTATCAGTTTGTCCTGCATCCTGAACGTATTCTTCACCCATCCGTTTGGAATCGATTTGACAATATTTCGGAAAGGGAATATAGGTGTCCCCGCAGATAGTGCAAGTTTCACCCACGGCAGCGCTATTTGTCATAAAAAGCTCGAAAGGTCCTTCTTGACTCTCACTTTTGAGATAAAACGGGTTGGTTCCTGTAGGGACTGCCTGATAGGCTGCCCAATTTTCTTCCGGAGTGTTTAATTGTTCCGTAGTGCAGATTGTTGTCTCTGAATCAGAAGAAGAGAACCAGAAGAAAATCCCAATTACGATTAATATCAGAAAGAGTGCAACGAAGAAAATCACAAATCCGAGTAAGACGCCGTTCATCTGCCGCTGCGTGAATTTTTTTTATTATTTTAAATGGCAAAAAGAAAATTGAATGAAAAAGAAATCGCATCTGTGCTTCGATGGCTCGAGCCGTCTATTTTCAGAAGTAGAGTTTCAACAATTAATGAACAAGTAGCGGCATCTCATCGTGAAGTTCTCTCTAGACAGCTCAGGCTCGAAAGTTTTGAAGTCACTGATACAAGACTTGAGAAGCTCGCCCGCATTCTCGAGGAACAATTTATGAGAGCTCTCGTTGAATATGGTTATCCAGCTGGGAAAATTGCTGGCACTTCAGCTGGTGAAATTGCAACACAACTGACCTTGAAAGCTGCAAAAGGACAACTTGGCGCTAGTGCAAGCGGGAAGTCCCGTAATATGATGACCGCCTTTAAACAGTTGGTAGGAGTCTCACAAACACCGACACAACAGAGAATTGAAATTCGATTTAAGAATCCTTACAGTCTTACGGAGCTTTATCTTATGAGAAAATATTTTCAGTCATTGCGTATCATTGTTGATCTTCAAAGTGTTGAAATTGCCAGTTATGATAAGTTATATGAAGATTGGTATGAGCTTTTTTATGAAATTTACGGTGAAGAATCGAATAGTGCTGAAGTTGGAATGCGAATTCGGTTTGATTCATATTATCTTTACGAATATCAGATTAGTCTTTCAGAAATTGCCTCAAGACTTGAAACTCAAAAAATTATTATCATTTTTAGTCCTCAAGCGCTAGGAATTATGGATATTTATCCGAAATCAAATTATGAAAGTGATCTTTCGAAATTCGAAGCTTCGCTATTTGAGACTTCAAATTTTGAGGAATCTCCATTTGCAACAATTACAAAAACCATCGGAGGACGAAAACGTATTGCAACAGTTGAGGAAGTGGTTGAAAACGCGGTGGAATATCCGGAAGAGGTTGAATATGATGAAAATGGAGACATCATTTATGAAGAAGTTGAGGGTGAAGAAGTCGAACTATCTTCCGAAGGTGAGCCAGATGAAGAAATCGAAGAATTAATTGATGATATAGAGGAGGAACAACCAGTGAAGACCAATGAATATATTGAATTTGATAAACAAGCGTTCTTTCTTCGTTCAGTGATACTTCCAATGATTGGGACGTTTGAATTTGGCGGAAACGAAAATATTCCCCTTGTAGAAATTGATTGGATTGAGATTCGAGCAGTTGTCGAAGCAGAAAAGAAGATAAATGACGATGAATATCTTTTTATTATCTCGGAGAAAGTAGTTGTTGAAAAAGGTGTTACTGTTTCTCAATTATTGAGTCTTCTACGCAAAATTGGCTGGATACAGAAGAATCTCGTTGGTTTTAATCTCACCATTGTTAAAAACCCCAATTTCAAGGGCAAATATGGAACAACTCCTTTTTCTGCCCTTCAAGAACTAAGTGAGGATGCTTCTCTTTATGATGAAACTATTATTCCATTTCTTACATCATCGACCGGTTTCGAGTTCCTTATTTCTCTTCCCGGCGTTGATATTTCGCGATCATATACCGATTCTGTTTATTTGATGAAAGAATTTTTCGGAATAGAAGCATCTTATAGGACTATTTTTAATGAAATACAAACAATTTTTTCCGATGAGTATTCATTGTCTCCAGTTAATGCAACGATTATCTGTTCTTTTATGTGTTTCACTGGCGAACCGGTTGCGATGACACGTTTTGGTGCTGGAAAACTCGGTGGTCCCCTTACCCAGGCATCATTTGAACGTCCTTTATTTGTATTGAGAGCTGGAGCACTTCACGGGGTAACCGAGCCACGAACAGTAATGACGGCTTTGATCCAGGGACAACGCCCGCCAATTGGAACTGGTGTCGTTGAAGAACCTCATCCAAAAACACCAATCGAATATGGAGTTGGAACACAAACAGTTAATTCCATTTTCGACGATATTTTCAAGAAGACGTCGATTGCTGAAGTAGAAGAGGAAACGCCAACTGAGGAGGCGGGAGCAATTGTTGAACTTGTCGGTTATAGCAAGAAAATACAAAAGAAGGTGTCGCAATTGCCGGAGATCAAGAGTCGCGGGCGACCTCTACAAACAGAGACGGAAATATTGGTTTCTATTCCCGGTGTCGGTAATCTCCCGGCAAAGGTTAATCTCGCGACAGCGATACCAGTTGTTCAGGTATCTAGTGGTGCTGTTGAAAAGGTTGTCGCTCAACAACCGAAACCGAAACTAGTCGCAAAAAGAATTAATTTATTGAGTATTAAATGACAGTAGTCCTTTTCTTTGCAATAATAATTATTATTGTAGTTTGGTTTTGTTTTGGGACAGATGTTGCAACATTGATAACGTTGATCATTTTCCTTATTTATTTTGCAGCTTTTTTCTATCTTCTACTATCACTAAATGAGAAGGTGTGTGAGAAAATTGGTATTGTATCTGACTGGATGAAATTATATTTTTGATCTCCTTTTTTGTAGCAGAAGCCAATCGAAGACGATCTTCAAAGTAATTCCAAGGTTCGCGAACAAATTCTTCGGCAAAAAACTTACAATCAAATCTTGATGTCGAAAATGACGGCTTAAAAATTGGACGAAAACGTCGATCGTATATCTGTAATCTCACCGTCGAAAATTGATTCTCAAAATTGAGTTTTAAATCACTGTTCGCAACTGTAAGAATAAATTCACCGGCGAAACGATTGTCGTCACCATATTTGTTTTTGTCCAATTGAAACTCTACTCTATCTTCACTTCCACTTCCCTTGATAACAAGTTGATTAAGATCAGTAAAATATGAAACTTTCTCATCAAAAATTATTCGATCGTTATACGCAGTTGCTACTCCGCTGTAATCTTCAATAACGATATCGATGATCATTGCATCACTACTCATTATTAAACAATCGTTTAATAACTAATTTTAATTTTTAATTGTCGTTTGTGTATTTGACTACTTGTTAGTCAAGAAGCGAACTTCCCTTCTTCATATTTGAGCGAAGAAGCTCCTCCTCATCTTCATCATCTTCTTCCTCGGATTCGGATTCCTGAATTTTCACGTGTTTCTTGGGCTTCGGTGCCTTCTTCTTCGGAGGCTTCTTCTTCGGCGTGTTTGGATCAGTAGGTAGAGCGTCCTCAAGCTCAGAAAGACGCTCATCAATACTATCGAGCCGCTTATTCATCACCTTCAGCGTTTTCTTAAGAGCCATTGTTAGCTCAGATGCTTCAGAAGCCATCTTTTGTCTCTCAGAATTTAGGGCAGAAACATTAATCTTCATCTGATTCAACTCGGCCGTCATCTTTTGATCTGACTCAAAAAGACCACTCGTTCGCCATTGTAAATAGACGAAAATTGCTATGATAAGCAAGATCGCGACGATTCCTAAAATTACAGTCCAAGAAATCGAAGAGGTAGCTTCGTCGCCAGGCATTTTATTTTTCCAGATTTTTTATTTAGGATGATTAAAATTATCATAATTTGAGGAAGCGAGTCTTATGTCCGGAAGATCGAGAGGAACGAGTATCTTGCCGATAACTCGGACACGTGATACGATCAAGAGTGTAACAGAGGAATATGTTTGTCCAATGGAACAATCACTAGCTGAGACGCCTCTTATTTTTAAAATCAGAGAGGAAGAAACTGTCGACCAAACAACCGAAGAGGGGATTCTTAGAATGAACAAAATTCTTTACAAAGTGACCTACTAATATGAACAGCAGTTGTTGTTATCGCCGCCGTTGTAGAAAATTGCAAATAAGAAAATGAAAAAGAAGATGATAAAAATGACTGCAAAGAAAACTTTCGAGAACGCGAACATTGGGCCAACGAAAAAGATCAGTAGAATGAGAATCAGAAGGATGAAAAAAATCCACGCTCCTTGGAATCCCTGGGAGACAGCGCGCGACTGACACTGAGGTTTTCCAAGAATCGAGTTTAGCATTTCCTGATCATCAGCACCCGGTTTTGACTGATCACCGTTGATTGAAGAAAGAAGAACACCGGGGGTTTGGTTGGACAAGTTGCGAATGTTATCATTGACGTGTCGGCGATCCCAATTCAGAGTTGAACCGGAACTAAGCGAGCTCTCCGATTGTGTATGTTTGCGCCCTCTCTTAAAGGCGGACACCTCTTCCAAATCGCTAAACGAAGACATTTCTCTTTTAAGAAAAAGATTTTTTATTTTTCTTAAAAGAGAAATGTCATCAGCTACACGCCGAAGTGTTCGCTCAGTTTCTACGAGACCGAGTAGCGCTAGCGTTGCAAGTGTCGCTGTTGCCGAAGATGAACTACTGAATCCCCCGGTCGAGACTCGCACTTCCGCGGGTTTGACTCGTTCGCCTTCTCGTTCAATTGCATCTCGTCCATCATCACCTGTTCGCGGAACGTCACGAACAGCTGCCGATTTTTATGATGACGATGGAAATATTGTAGAAGTCGAAGAGATTGAACCACTTCGTGAGACTACGCCTGTGTCAGTCATTCGTTCAACATCACCGATTGTATCAGTTTCACCACTTCGTGAAACTATGCCGATTTCATCAGCCCCGGTGTCAGTCAAGCGTTCGCGAGCTACCGTCACGCCACTTCGTGAGCCTTCGGCGATTGCATCAGCAGTTGCTACAGCGATTACCGGGAAAGCCGCTAACGCTGATGATATCGATATCATCACGTCAATTAGAAAATCAGGTAGTAACCCAGTTGATGTCGTTGAAACAGAAGGAAAAAGCTATGTTATGGCACTCACTCCCGGCGGGCAACCATTTTATGTCGAAACAAATGAGGACATCGGCGAGGAAATGCGAATTGCTCAATATTCTCGTTCGAGCAAGAGTGTTAGCTCACGAATGTCGCAAATGATTGAAAACTCTCGTCGGACCAGTTCAAAATCAACCATCGTTGGACATTGCACCCAAACCGACGGAACTTTTTGTCGTTCCACTACAGCCGGGACCGTTTCGCACTTTACAGTTGTCAAAGGTGGAGTTGAGGAAGGTTACGGTCGGCTTTCGGGCTCTGTGCTTCCGATCCCGATTGTTTCACAAGATGAACTCGAATCCAACCCAGCAAAGGTTTATCAGGAAGTCGCGAAGGAAACTGATGAAATCGTTCAACTTTCGAAGCAGGAGGTGGTCGATAAGCTTTCTGAGTTGACCGCACAAGTTGGAGCCCTCAAGAAGCAGCTTCACGAAATCAAAAAGGGTATCCTGCCTTATCTTGAGAAGCTGGAGGTTGTGGTTCAAGATGCTGCTATCGAATCGGCAAAGCTTGCGACTGTTCCTCAATTTCCTCCGATTGTTGCAAAAATGCAGTCGTTGCACGAGCGCGGAACTCTTGCCTCGTTTAACATTGGCAGTGTCCTAACCGACTTGGCTTCCATTGGAAACGCAACGGCAAAAGTAGCTGAGGCGAACACTGTTTTATCCTCAATCATTGAAAGCGTGTCTGAACTCTAAATGAATTATTTCTATTCGATAGATTTATCGAATGAAAGTTATACTATCTTCTTCTCTGTTTTGTAAATATTTTTACAAAAAAAAACAAGATTAAATCAGAGATGGATCGCTTGATACGACGTTTCAGAGGCAACGTTCAGGAAGAATCTGAAGAACTTGCTGAACCTCCACCATATGAACAATCAGCTTCTCCCAGTCGCGAACAACAACTAAGAAGAATAGAGGAAAATACTCGATCTATTCAACAATTAGTCGCGGAAAGTCGGCAAAATGCTGAAAGAGCAAGAAGAGAAAGGGAAGTTCAACAAGAAAGAGATGCAGAACTAATAAAAAGAGCAGAGGAACTTAGGCTTAGAGAACAAGAAAGAAATCGTCGAGAAAAGGCAGAATTTGATAGAATAATGCAGGAAAACCAACGTGAATATGAGGAAAAGGCAAGAATACGACGAGAAGAACAGGAAAGAATAATGCAGGAAAACCAACGTGAATATGAGGAAAAGGCAAGAATACGACGAGAAGAACAGGAAAGAATACGACTTCAGGAAGAGAAGATAAAGAAAAAGTATCAAGAGGAACAAAAACTACGTGATTTGGAGACACATCTTGATAAACTTGTTGTTGATGGAGATTATGAAGAATTTCTGAATGATATTGAAGGCTTTGATCTTCATCAAAAATCGATGTCATCTTATGATCGAACAATTGGTGAAGAATTATTGAATCATTCGACATACTACAATGACGCAAGATTCTCCGACCTCCTTCAACGTCGAGGATTTAGGTTGAAGGATGATCCAAGACAGATTGCCGGAGCTGAATCATACGGAGCTAAACTTTACAACGCAATCGTAGAGGATCGTTTTGAAATGGCAAATTGGATTCGTGAAAACTATGATCCTGAACTATCTTTCGAATATGTCGAAGAAGGATTTTTCCACACATCGGAAGAGGCTATTCGATATATCATTGACTACTATCCTGCTATCTTAGAAGACGTAGATTTCATTCAAAATATGAAGAGGAAAAAGGAAGAAACGATAAGAAAATTCCGCCTGTTAGATCTTTAAGACTTTTATCCAATAGATTTATTGGATGAATATGATGAAATCAGTCGATTCGAGTTTGTGTTCCGCATTTTCGACAGTCAAGAAACAGAGTATCAGACTCATCTGCAGCACGTGTTTGAATACGATTGAGCTGAACACGTTTATTCCCACACTTTTTACAAGCATAAGATTCACTTTCAGGAATTTCCGGTGTCTTAATGAAACTTGAGAGAGTTGATCGTAGTTTTAGCTCCAAATCTTCGAGTGTCGGACTATTCCAGAGTAAGTCAATCTCTTTTTTCCCTTCCGCTTGTGCATAGAGATTGTTATAAGCTAGAAAAGAATCTTCATCAAATTTTGTAGATAATTGCTGAGAAACCTTTTTCTTACGAGTGCTCATTGTGGAGCGTCCGAAAATGCCCTGGTATAGGACGCTCTATAAGGGGCTTTTTGACAAGCACCCACGCGCGACGATTAAAACCCCGCAAATTTTGATCTCTTATACAAAGCAAGGGAGATTTTTCTCACTCTTCCCTACTTTAAATGCTTTAAAAAATTTTCTCGAAACAATTCCGGAGGATAAACAGTCTTTCTTTGAGATTATTCTCGGAGAGCAAAAGCAGAAACCTCACTTTGATATCGACGATATCGCGATCGAAAATGTTCAATTAATGTTTGATTCATTTGTTGATATGTTTAAAAGATTAGGCATTGATGCTAACGAATTACGTTGGTATAGTAGTAGTAATGAGATAAAACAATCTTATCATCTTGTTCTTCCTAATTTTTATTTTGAAACCAATTTTGATGCAAAAAGATTATACTATTATGCCCAGGAACACCTTCCAACGAGTGTCGCCCAACACGTTGATATCCTTGTCTATTCTACTCTCCAAAATTTCCGTCTTCTCGGGAGTCAAAAGGAGGGAAGCGGACGCGTGAAGCGTCTAATGCCATCTTGGAATTATCGCGGAACAGAAATTAAACAGTCCGGCGAATTAGTAGCGAGTTTAATTAGTTATATTCCTGAAGACAGCCAGGAGTTTCCAAATTTCGAGATTAAATCACCAGATGAGAGACTATTTTCTTCCCCGACTATCGTTGATAATGAATCGGTAAGTGCTTACGACCAGGTTATCAACGAGTATCTTGGGGGAGCATTTCAATTTGACAATATTAAGAATAATGTGATGTTTTATCGTCGTCTTTTTCCTTCTTATTGTGAGTTATGCAATGTTATTCACGAATCAGTCGGTGCTTTTGTTTCAATTCAAGAAGAAAACTTATTGTATCATCATTGTTATCGTGCAAAGAAATATTCAAAAGAAAAATACCGAGTAATTCAATTTAACCTCGAACCAGCTCTCGGATTAGATGATTTCGATCAGGCTAGTCCTTTTGGTCCAGTGGAGCCAATTAAAGATAAACTTCACGATGCTAGAAATGCGACGAAGGTCCCACTTATTCGTGAAATCGAAACAGTGATTGATCAATTAGATTCTGATGGAGAAGCTGACGAAGTGGAAGAGCTTCAACCGATCAAACACAAACTCTTTCACGCCAAAAATGCAACGGTTGTTTCGCTCAAATCGGCTTTGGAATCGTCGGAGAAAAAAAATTCTAAACCAGTTAAAGAGAAAAAAAATTATATTACAAGATCAACAAAAATTCCTAGACCGTGGTAATATCAACCGATGAATGAGATAGAACAAACTTGTTCCGATATTTGCTTTTGGATTGGAATCTTATATTTCGTAGCGGTTCTTTTTTGGGTTTTCCTGCTATGGATTCTCGGGGTAAAACTCAACAACATCGTTGTTGGTCTTATCACATTAATTCCGTTACTCGTTTTCGCAATTAGTTATAGTAATGTGGGGAAAGAATCACTTACTCCGCGTCAGGAAGGTTGGATTTTCAGAAATAACTATGAAAATCTTGTGATTATGATTATTTATCCAATTCTGATCTGGTGTGCTAGTCAGGTTGATAGAAAAGCAGAATTCTTCAAACTTGTTGTGACCGCGACAGCACTTACTCTTCTTTCAATGGTTGATTTATGGACGAGCTCACATTGGTTTATTGTCGTAAAACATCTTCGAAGTATTTTACAAACATATTCGATTTGTTTAGTCTTAATTGCATTAAAACTATTCTACGATGATCAAATTGCAACAAAAGATGACGATGATTACAGTTGGATAGATAGAATACAATAGCTAATTATTTTGAAAATATATTTTCAAAATGAGACACAATTAATCAACCTCGTAATACTGCATATCATTAAATTTTGTGTTATCAATAAAACGCGGACGACAACAAAGTTTATTAACTCCTAACTTCTCTCTAATTTCAGAAAGACCTTCTCGAATTTTGGACATTAATTCTTTCTGCAATTCTTCTTTAGCATTCATTATTTGGAATTCTGTTGCATCACGTTGTTCGATTTCCCGCGCTCTCGCGTCGCGCTCAGCTGCGATTTCTTTGCCTAAAATCGTAGCTTCCTTAAGGTATTTATCTATTAGTCTTTGATCGCTGATCAACTTATTGCAAACACACCTCACCTTAACTATTTCCGACATTCAATGTTTAAAAATTGAAAAAAAATTTTTTTTTTATTATTTTTCCCCTTATAAATCAACAAAGAAAATGACTAGCCGTTACCGGACTGGACAGGTGCTCAGAGGACAGCCCGAGCAGGCTCCCCGCGCTCGCTCGCCGACGCGTGCTGCCCCCAAGGCAGCTGCTGCTGAGAAGCCCCTTGCTAAGCTGAATGATGATGAGGAGCTTATGCTCCTTAACACCAAGCAGGGTAGTGGTCGCTATGTGACGGCGAACGGTGCCGTTGGTCGCGAGATCCGTCGCGTTCCTCGCAACGCTGATTATGCTATGCTGCCGCCCTTCGGGGATTATGTTGCCGCTGCTGCCGCCCTCACTCCCAGCCACAAGCTCGTCGCGACTCGCTCACACACCGGTTCGGCGAGTACTTCGGCTGCTCAGGGTCCGGAGGTCTGGATTGGCGAGAAGAAGTATAATGTCGATTCGAAACAGTTCGCTGCCTACATCAAGGCTCACGGAGCTGAGGAGGCCATCAAACTCCTTCACGGACTCCCCGATTCGGCGGGTTACACTGAGGCCATTCGCGCCGGTGCTGGCTTTGCTCCTGGTGAGCGTGTCAAGTGGTATACGGACAAGACGTCGAGCAAACACAAGGCTTATCAGGCGGATACTTATTACGTGCCGAACACCGATGGCTACCTCCGTGCGGTTGCCAAAGCCATCGCCAAAGGGCAGCTCGATGCTTTCCTCCGAGCTCCTCGCCAGACTGGACCGGTCGGCGTCACGGCTCGTGCCCCGTCGGCCTTCGCCCCGCACGTCAGCGTGATGGTCAAGAGTCCAACCGACAACCGCTACATTGCCTATGGCGCTGGAAAGTACAACGAGTTCCCGAGTCATCACGCCCAGATGCACGCCGAGGCTCTGGAGGCTCTTCAGTCGGTCGGTGTTGCCAACGCCGAGCAGGTTCTCCAGAACATCCTTGCCCAGCGCGCCGGCAACGTCAGCCGTGCTCCTTCCCCGTCCCGTTCGCGCTCCCGCTCTGGCTCGGTTTCAAGCCGTAGCTCCAGCGGTTCCAGCCGCGCGGCATCGCCGGTCCCGGAGCCGGTTGCCGCCCCGATCCGCCGTTCCAGCGCCCGCGCTTCCTCGTCTCGCGCGGTCGAGGAGCCGGTTGCCCCGGTCCGCCGCACTCGCGCTTCCCGCGTGATGCCCCAGGAGGAGGAGTAGGTCAGTTCTTCAAGAAGAACTCCAAAGAGACTCGAGAAACGCTCTCGAGGAAAAGACGTCCGATGAGCGACACACCAAGATCAACAAAACCCTTCAAAAAGAAATTTCTACAATCGTAGAAATGGGAAATCAAAGTAAAATCATTGCCATTATAATGATGATAAGAAGACAAAAAACATTAGTTGTATCCGCTAATTTACGCTGCATTGTTTTAATTTGCTCCCTAGTGTCTATAGTCGCCAACATTTTTTTATATTCATTGGTCGTGATGCCATTTTTTATTTCTACCGTTGTTAATCTGAGGTCAAATTCATTCAGTCTAGTGATAATTTCTGTTTTAAGTTCATTTAGTTTTAAATCATTAATTTCTCTATTTTCTTCAAGTAATCTTTCGATTTCACTCAATGTTTCTTTGTCCTGTTGTGCAAGAATTCCAGTTGCTATGCCAAGAAAATTACCGACAATGTTAAATGTTGGATTAACTTCCTCTTCAACATCAGTTTCAACCAAGTTTTCCACCAAGTTTTCCACCGGAGGCTCCTCATCCATTATGAATCCACCCAACACTCGGTGAATAGAGTGTGACAGCGTTTATATAGGATAAATTTAATGTTAGGGAATCAATTATTGGAATTTGATCAAGAGCAAGATTGGATGTAAGGCAAAACTGATAGCCATCAAAAAGCCAAGCGGTAAGAGGTTCAGTTGTGACAATAATTTTTTCACTATTATTGACAATAACAGTGGTATCTTGTGATGGATCTAAAGAAATATAATAGTAGATGCTATTTTGAAATGTTGAGATATATCTTCCGTCATAATTCCAAAGCGTAGCTTCTCCAAATGTTAAATGATTGCCGGAAAAATTGAGAAATTGACCGTTGCTGTTTTCTAAGTAACCATTGAAAATATACGCTCTGGTAACACCAATCGGTGTTGAAACATTGATCCAATTCCCGACTTCATCTGTTCCACTTGGTTTCTTGAATCGCCAATTCGCACCAGTAAATGCAATAATCAGAATAATGACAATTACAATGATAAGAATTACTACACTAACAACGACCAAGATATTTGGACCATCCATTTAATGATCATTCAATTTAATAGAGAAAAATTTTTCTCTATTGATTTCAATGGAGATCTAAATTGAAATTTTTTGATATATCTTTTTTATATACTACCCGTAAAAATTTTATTGAATATTTTTACAACATATTCAATAAAATTTTTCTTAGAGGATGTATGTGTTATCAAGAAATTTCTTGATAGTGGTTGAACTAACTAACGCTGGGTGCAAAAACAAGCAATATTCGTCGATTGGTTCGGAGTAAATGGAAGAGCATTACCTCCTTGGGGTCTGTTCGGGAACATCATATTAACATTCACAACTTGCTGAGCGAGTTTCTGCTGAGCGAGTTTCTGCTGAGCAGTCTGACGTTGTTGAGCAGTCTGATGTTGTTGAGCAGTCTGACGTTGTTGAGCAGTCTGACGTTGTTGAGCAGTCTGACGTTGTTGAGCAGTCTGACGTTGTTGAGCAGTCTGACGTTGTTGAGCTATTGCCCCTGTAGGTCCTTGATAAGTTTGTAGGGTGTTCAACCGGAGGGCATTTGCACCGGCTACCCGAGGGACATTTGCGCCAACGCCTACGGCAACGCCTGCGCCAACGCCTACGGCAACGCCTGCGCCAACGCCTACGGCAACGCCTGCGCCAACGCCTACGGCAACGCCTGCGCCAACGCCTGCGCCAACGCCTGCGGCAACGTTTGCTTGACAGTTACACATTTTAATAATGTAAAAAATTTTTTACAAATCAATTTTTATCATCCTAACGGGCTAGAGATTTGTTACGCTCAATTTTACAAATTCTGAATAATTTGATGAACATCAATCGCGGAGAGAAAAGATCCTTGAGCGTCTTGGAATCGGTATAATTTGGAAGGCGGGATTCCACAATCACCATATAGGAGCTGAATGATTTTTCCACTTCCCTTGATATCGTAAATACTTTCTCCCAAAGTATCAACCACAACACCTCCAATCAAGGTTGCGAATTGTCGTTGAAGATACCCACTGACACTCACGCTTGTTTTTGTGTTTGCCATATCGAATCGAGCACTACTTGCAGCATAGAACATTTCAAACGGCGTGAGTCCTCTCACAAGTGGGCTCGGACAGAAGCCGATTGCTTCTGGAATATAGACCCCCTTCGGAAAAAAGGAAGAAACACGACCTTCCATTCGCTGAGGAATCAGTTGTCCGCCTTCGGTCTGGAGTCCATACATCATTGATTGTCCAATCGCTGATTTCTTTCCTTTGGCACCACTTTCGATTGCTTGTTTGACACTCGAAAAATAATAACCTGATCGCGGATTCGATAAATAACGCCCACCGGCTTCTTCAACAACAGAAGTAAGGGCATTTTTCACGTTCATTTGTCGAATTGCCTCGTATTGAACAGATTCAGAAGGTCCGCCGAAAGCTTCTAATTGTATTCTTGTTTTTTCAAGATCCTTTGTAATAAAGGCTAAATTAGCTTCAAAGTGTTCCGTATCAGCCATATCTTCAATGCCAATTGAAAAAGGCCGACGTTCAAAATACCAATTTGTTAAGTAATCGATATCTGAAACGAAATCAACGCTGATTTTTGAGTTATATGTCCTGAAAAAATAGGTTAGAAAGCGTGCCCCAACACCAATCGTCTTTTTATCAAGTGCGCCTCGAATAAGAATACCATCACGAATTAAGATTTCATTTTCTTCAATTTCAATAATATAACCAACATATCTTCGCCTGACGCCATTAACAAATGGAATGATGCCGAGTTCATTCGTTTCAGGATCGAAACTGACAAATTCTAATTCGTTTTCTTTGTATTCGATCGGGACGAATTCTTTACTAATCTTCCTGACACTTTCATTTCTTTTTCTCCTGAATTCAACCATATCATCACTGACAATCGTAGCGCCAGTGATCCCCAGCTTTTCATCCTCTTCAATGATTTTATACCGAAAACCGATCACAAATTTCTGTGGGCTCTTCAATTTTTCTTGATAATTAAGATCAGCTGGGAATAACATACTCATAAATGACTTTCCTGCAAAGGGACTGACTCCGTTTCGCACACAACGGTCATAGAAGGAGTCTAATGATACGACCGCCTTTTCTTTATTGAGAACATATTTTGAAGTGCTATAAAAATTAACAAAATGCCACCATTGATCGAGAAAATCCTCTACCTTGAATAAAACATCAGGAGAAGTCAATAAATGAGCGCTAATAAGAGCATTGAAAGTTAATGCTACCATTGCACCACCGCGTGATTCAGAAAGCAGTGATTCTTCAACCGACATTAGAGTAATTGCTTCCGCATATGCTTCATACCCTTGAATTAAATGAGCATTAAGTTCATCACCATCAAAATCAGCATTATATCCCGGACTCAATGCAAGAGGAAGCCGAATCGAACGTTCATCAATATAAACGATTTCAAGATGTAGCATTGAATGTCTGTGAAGAGACGGGTTACGATTAATAGTAATCCAGTCGCCAGTTTCTCCCCAACGATAAACAACATCGCCGATTTGAAGCTCAATATGACGATTTGCATCATTGATCATAATTGTTCTATTGTTTCGAATAATTTTTACAATTCTTGCGGCATCTTTATATTTTTCTGTATTCGAGAGAAGGTCTTGTAATTCAAAACGATTCGTCACAATCTTTCCATTAATATCTTTTGATTCAAAGACTGTCATTTTTGGTGTCAATTTCGGAGCCCATTCCATTGGAAGTCCGATTTGATGAACACGGAGTCTGATAGCAGGACTAGCAACGGTTCGCGCACAATAATCGACGTTTCCACCGTTAATCATATTACGAATCATTCCTTCTTTTCCTTTTAACGTTGTTTCTAAATCTGCAATACCTTTTTTCGCACTAGTCGCACCTTTACCTGCTCTGATTAGGCTATTGACAGCTGTAACTAATTCTTGTGACTCGCGAAAGAAGTAATTTTCAATCATTCTTTCATTACCCACTAATTCGTGTGGGATCTGCTTCAATTTAATTTTTTCATTAGCGCGAATAATATTAATATATTGTTCAGTAAAGGAGTCGTGACGAATAACTCCATCAATATATTTTGGCGTTCGTGTTCCAGGTGGAGGAACGAGAAGACCAAAGAAGAAAATGATATCTTTTGGATGTTGTTTCGCAAATCCAAGTGCAGCCATTTCCTCGTTTGAAACAACTTCAATAATTGCAAGAGCTTCTGATGGAAAAACTGGCACTTCCTCTTCATCGACCTTATACATAATCAATTCTGGATTGTTTTTACTTCTTTCATATTTGATCTTCTTTGCACAGGGAGGATTACTTTTGTAAGAACATTTAACACCAAAACTTGCCTTTTCATATTTGTCAAGAATGGTCGCCTTTGCTCCCTTGACAAATTCATCTGCTCTTTGAGGAGAAATATACAGTCGCCCACAGCTCGAGCAGATACAATTCAAAATTTTAATCACTTTGTCAATATAAAAACTATAAATCGGATTTGGAACGAGAGAACCACTAGCATCCTGACGCTTGAACAAAATTTTTCCCAAATGTCCTGGACAATCAGAACCTAATTCATTGCAAGTTGCACATCTGACGTTCTGATTATATGTTCCCATTCGAAGATCAAAGAGTTCTCCTCTTACTCTTACATCACCAAAAGTGATTGACGTTTTGGTGATTTCACAATATTCATCACTTTCAAGTTCTTGTCTCGAAACCATTGAAATTGTTGTTGCAACAATAGCGCGAAGTGGAATTTTCGAATGAACAGCTGCTTTCTCCTCCTGATGGAGTTCATAGGACTGAACAGCTTGATCCCTGAGTTTTTCATTCGCTCGTTGAACATCGGCGGATTTTACGATAGTTTTTGTGAATGTAAGTTTTTGAATAGTAGGTTCCTCTGGTTTATGTTTCGTTGTTTTTGAAACTACGCCTTTTATCCCACCAGTTGGCTTTTTAGTAATAAATTTATTACTCATTTTGTCTCTTTACTAGATGAAATTATTTCTTTTTCAAATTGAGGTAGTCTGTTTAGGACTTAGCAACAGTCATTATTCCTGAACATAATCACAATGATGAGCCAGAGCAAGATGAAAAGGAAGATCCCAACTACTGGGTTATAAAACAAGAAGTAAATGATCAGAATCGCCAGTAAAACGAGTATAAAAAATAGCGCCGCTAGAAAAAATGGATACAATAAATTCATCTTTACTTTGAATTTTTTTTATTTTTTACTCGGTGATGAGTCGCTGAATTTCTGGAACAAACCAGACGCGTCTTTTGTCTCGGTCAGTGCAAGTTTCAATCACGTTGCCATCTGGATCGTGCTTCTCATTGTAAATTATCACTTCATACTGTCCAGGATTCCCAAAAAGATCGTGATAACTTCGCAAGCTTGCGCCTCGAAGTTGATATGCTTTATTAATTTCTTCAACTACTGTATTGAAGAGTAATTCGCTTTCCTCATCTGTCAATGATTCTAGTTTTCTCATTGGATGAATTTTTGCGAGATAAAGACAAACAGAACGAAGATAATTACCAACCCCTGCAACATATTGTTGTTTCAACAAAAACTCACAGATAATAAGTTTCTTATGCTTCTTGATTAACTTATTCCATTGATCAAGGTCTGGTTCTTTCAGTAAATCCATTCCAACATCGCATCGTTTTTCAAGTTCTTCTTCTGTTTCAAACCATTCAAGCCAACCAAAATGTCTAGTATCTCGGTAACTGAGTTCGAGTTCAATTTCAGCATAATTGTTACCGATTTTCCTACCCCAAAGTGAAGAAAAGAGTGTTGAGGTTTTTTCGCTTCCAAAATACCAAGAGCCCTCTAATCCAAGAGACGACATCAGAAAGCCCTGTTCAAAAATGAAGATAATTTTCTTCCCTCTACTGATAACAGAGGTCAAAAGATTAGGAGTGACAATTTTATCAAGATCACGTGCGTGTTTGAATGATTCATCGGTGATAGTTGTGATTAAGACTTTTCCCGCAAACACGGTATTCAATTGAAAAGCGAACGTTGCAACCTCTGGAATCTCAGGCATCTCAACGTCGTTCGGCTATGTGTTGCTCCGTTTTGGTGAAAAGAATACGCTTATTTTCTATGGATGAAGATAGACCTGTTCTTTTCAGACTGTCTATTTTTACGGCACTTATTTTTTGAGAGTCAAAATACTTACATTGGTAGAGAAAAGAATCGATTTTACGATGGACTCTTCGATTGAAGAACTTTTCAAGGAGCATCAATTAGAAAAATATAGGGAAGATAAGCGTCGTGAAATCGCGAACAAACTCAATGCTCTCATTGATCCAACAACAATTTCAGATGATCAGTTGAAGTCAGTTGCTTGTTGTATCATTGAAGCGGTATTTGAAAAACTTTCCAAAGATCAACAGCGTTTGGTTCTTATGAACGTCAAGCCTAACACATATTACGAGTGGGGTTGTTATATCGGATGGAAACTCGAAAAATATGTTGTTCCATTTGAAAATGATGAAGAACTTTTCAAACATCTTGATAATATGGATTTGTTTTATATTATGTTTAAGGACAAGATCAGTGACGATTTCTTGGTATGGTTGAGAAATAATGGATACAAACAGTTTGTCAATTTCTACGAAAGCAAGCATAACACTACTGAAAAGATGTTTATTTTCTATTACACTGGTGTTTATATCGATAATGGACATATTCACAAGTATGTTAATATTGCCAAAACATACCAAGAGTCACTAAGTTATCTTGATGGGAAGGAAGTCAGGGGTTTTCCCCGAGTTTATGAGGTTAAACCTGGTGTTCTCTTCAATCAATATCTAGGTGAATGCTGCGATGATGATTGTGAGGATGATTAAGATGATTTTTTCTTCAATTGAAGAAAGATTACTGAATTATTATCAGAGTTAAAAACTGACTATTTCTCTGATACGTTGAATAAAGTCCTTTGAATGAAAATGGATTTTCATCATCAATAACCATTTTTTCATCAACTCCCCAGAAAAATTTGTTTTCCTGTCGCTTTAACTGAAGATAGTTACCATAAGTAAAGTTTTCGTTTTCCTGAACAAGGGAAAACTGTTTTTCTCTCGCGAATACTCTTGATGTTTCCTCATTATTGAAAAGAATAGCAACGACATTCTGTTTTAGTGTCTCATTATAGAAAATAACCTTATATTTATCATCGATTTTCGGATTATACATTATTTTTGAGTCAAAATCAATTCTCAACAATGGATCATTATTGGTTACCTCGTATGTTTCAAGATATGATTTTGATGTGCTGCGAGGATTAAAAGATGATGACGGTGCCGACGATGTCAAAATTTCATCTTGTAATGTAGAAGCTCTCGAAGCTCTCGAAGCTCTCGAAGCTCTTGCTCTTGGTAAAACTTCCTCATTTTCGACAACCCCACGTTTGCATTCTTGAAGTTCGGATTCCGAGACGTAACGTTTGGTCACTGAATTTCCAAATTCATCCTCAGTGATGAGTGTGAATCTTTTCATCTTCTTTTAATTAAAAGAAAATTTTTGTTTCTTATTTCACATTTGAGGTAGCACTACGTGCGGGCGTCTGGACAATGATTTTTTGTTCTCTGAAACCAGAAAAACTACCATTATACATTGAAGGTTCGAAAAAATGTTGCTTCATTTTTGGAATAAATTCGTTAGCAAGACCTTCGCCATAAAGCCAGGTGGCTCTCAAACCCCATAGACCCTGAGGATCTTCAATAATTGTCAATCGAGATATATCGGGCACCACTTCCTCTTCCTCGGGGAAATAAACTTCAATAACATCCTTATATACTTCGTGGTTCGGGGTATATTTATTTCGACTGCTCTCTGAGAGAGGAAGATTGTCAAAGAAATCAGCAAGACGAAGATAATCAAAGGATGGAAGATAAACAAAACCGTCACTTTTTTGCATTACACCATCACGGATAAGTGTCGCCGTTCTCGGATAAAAATCGAAGATTGGGGATTCTGGAGTCTGGACAATCCGGTAGTTCCGAGGAAGTAAGAGATTTGGCTCTCCGCTACGCTCCCGTGGAAGAATTAGAGCCATTTGTGCGATAATATTGATTCTAAGCGGTCTCCGTTGAACGACATCGGAAAAATCGAAATCCTTAATCTTCACGATGTCCTGAAGCAGAGGAGCCCAATAAGGATAATAAACCCATTCCCAATTGACATTAAGATGATTTTTATAATATTGCATACACCAAATGATCGTCTTCAAGTAATTGATAGAGTGAATTTTTAGTTCTCCTGTGCTTTCTTCCTCAGTCATCACCAATTTGTCATTGAAAGTTAGACGATCATTCCAAGCAGTTCGGAATTTCGAAAAATCATTTTCTTCAACAAGTTTCATCGGGAACTTAATAATTTCTGTCGCATTTTTATCACGATTAGAGGAAATATCGATTGGGGACTGCCCGAGTAGCTTCGGTAGTAGAGATTCTTGAACAACAATAAAGTCTTTCAGAAATTGTTGAAATTCAGCGAGATTAAATGGATCAGCGAACTTTCTCCCCTTCAAATTTTCAATAAATGAGGTTGCAACTTCAGAGGTAAGATTGAATCCAGCTTGAAATGGAACGAAATCATTTCCGAAGATAAAACCACCAAGAATAAATTCTGGAACACCGATTTGATAGATTGCAAGCTGTTTTTTGAGTTCCTGAATTGAAAGGAATGTATGTGTTTCAACGCGAGCCCGTTTCTTCAGTTCGTTGATTGGAAGATGGGGATACTTTTGTGCGAGTTGATTAAGTTTGTTCTCGGGGACGAAAACATTTTGGCGCCAAAGAAAGATGTTACTTTCAAGAGGAAGCGTGAGGAAAATCAAATCGGCATCGAGACCGTGGATAAGAATCGATTCATTAACGTTTGCCTCGTCAGCCATAATTTGAAACTCTTGATAACTAAATTTTTCTTCAATGAGTGCGAGAATCCGATCAAGCTTTAGCCCCGGGTCGATTTCAAACTTCGGATGTCTGAGTTTCATTAAGCGAATAACGCGTGCTTTGTTCTTTTCCTCGTCAAAAAGATCCTGTAAGAAGGCAATAATCTTATGCTCACCTTCTCCGATTGCTTGATAACCAGAATAGATGATTTCACGGGGGAGCTTGTGGCGATTTTTTTGAATAAATGTCGTTAGCATATTGTCCATTGCAATAGAAACATCAGTTCCTGGACTAAAAGCATTCGAATCAAAAGGGGCATTATTCGGTTCAGCTTCCATCGTGTGGCGAAAACGACGCTTTCGCTGCTGGTTCATTTTTCCAAGAGGTGCCATTCCATCCATCGAGATGATGAGGCGTTTCTGGACATTGACATCATTTGTTAATTTGGTGATTTCACCGAACAACTTTTGCATAAAAAACTCGAGAGACCATCCGTCATACTCGGTGTTCATTTTTTCATAGAGCTGATGAGTAATTCCGGCAAAATCCAGTGCGAGTGTTGTGCAGCGAGGTTTCGCTGCACTGACGGCATTCTGAAAATACTCCTGAACAATTCGGCGAAAGAACAACGGGACGCCCATCGTAAGACCCAATTTAGGATACAAAAAATAAAGGTTGGAAGAAAAAAACGGATAGACTAATCAGAAGTGATCCAATGGGATCAAAAATGATATTTTCAAAAAATTAATTTCTCTAAATTAAAAATGGTGATCACCAAGAAAAAATGTTGTCCGTCTCCCGATCCGTGTAAATATGGTATATCTTGCGGAAAAAAGCCCCAGCTTCAGATCACGATTGCCCCAGGAACGACCATTTATTCCGCAGTCGGACAACTTTTTTTCAACGTCATTGATGCATTCTTGACGACTCAATATCAACTCGCTTGGATTCAACTCGAAACATTCAGTTTCATTGTTTCTGTCTCCGTTGGACCGACGTTGAAAATTTATCTTACCGATGAGTTACTAGCATTTTTTACCGACAATCCAGGATATATCACAGTTCCTACAACTTCTACACAGGCTGTCTTTCCGGCTGCAACTGTTTTGCAACCTCTCATATTGAATTTGTATTATTAACAAGTTTATAAAAATATTTTTATATTAAATATTCACGATGTCGAGCTCCGCATCATCAGTGAAGGTCTCTAAAGCCTGTTCAGATTGTGAAACAAAAACCGAAGGCAAATGTTGTCCGTTACTCGAATGCAAACAGAATCCACCGGTTCTTTTTACCTTCGATACGCCGCCTCTTGGCCCATCTCTTGGTCCATATACTGAACTCATAGATGGAGTAACCGTGACTTATTTTTTAATGCCTCTTCCACTCGGACCTTGTGGTCTCTATACTCAGGGGATTTTTATCTTGCCTACAGACATGGGTTCCTCTCCGCCGATAGTCCCGACGTATGCCAAGATTTTTTATCCAGAATTCAATTTCGGCATCGACACTCAGCCGGGAATGAAACTCGCAAAGGTTGTCATCGATTCCATTCCGACAAACACAAATTTGATCGAATTATTCTAATTATTTTTTATTTTTAAAGAACGATTGTTCTTTAAACAATGACAACGCCGACAGATTTGACCGAACAATATCCTGACAATAAATATGCAAAGAGAGTAGCCCATTTTCTTAATCATCCAATGGAAGATAGCGGGAACAATGTCTGGATTTATCAACTTGAAGACCAAGCTGATATTGATTTAATTATAAAAATCATTGAAAAACATAACAAGCATACTCCAAAATGGGGAATCAAAATGAAGAAGATTGTTTTTCACGAGAATAAGCTATACGTCTATATTACATCACACGGTGGTCTTGTTTTTACGAACAGGGTCTTTCTTAAATATTTGAAACCAGAGAAATTTAAGAAGCCAAAGATTGAAGATCCATCTTACCGTTGGAAATCTGGCGAGCTGGCGCTACCTCCATTCGAAGAGCTGTTAAAAGGAAAGGATCAACTGAAAACGAAAGATAAGTTGCATTTCACGGGCGCCTCTAAAGAACCTTCAATGATTGCACTTCAAGGAAATTTTGCCGATTTTGACAAGGAAGATTTCGCAAGTATCGCAGAAAAACTCGGTGGTAAAATCGTCAGTGATGGTAAGAATTTTTATATTCAAAAAGAGTAAATCAAAATAGATATTTCTATTTTGGATATTAAATGGACAACATTGTGGAAACAACACCGAAGTCAATTTTGATTAATCCGTTTCTTCGATCCCGCGAGGAGCCGAATAGTCTTCTAATTTTGAGACCAATCGTTCAAAAGATAAATGATGTTTATAAGATTATTATTCCAAGCTTCAAAATCGGAGAGGATCAATATACTTTTGACCCGATTGTTGTCAAAAAGGGAAAATCAAAATTTCGCGTTCGCGACACGAATAGGATCTTCAAGAATGGAAAATATAAGTATCTCGTTATAAAAAAGAAGAAACTTGCTACCGCTATTCTGACGAATGGTTCGATTATTTTTCTAAAAGACAAGCTTGTTCTCTGTTTGCCAACTTTTGATTTTATTTCAAGCTCCGCTAACTACCATAACCGAGTTCAGTTTCACGCATACTTTGAAAGTAAATATTTACCAGTGAGGAAGAGAAATTTTCGAGCAGGATTAACAGCTCGGGCTGTTCAGTCGCTTGCGGCGAGACCATCAAGTTTCGATCTGAAAGCAAAAATTCCGTTCATTTATGATCAAGGTGACCTTGGATCCTGCACGGCGAACGCGATTTGTATGTGTCTCTTGATCGAGAAAGGGATACCTACGACTTTTTTGCCATCACGCCTCTATCTCTACTACAAAGAAAGATATCTTGAATTTTTGAACAGCCAACAGTCTATGACCGACTCGGGAGCTGATGCAACTGACGGCTTGGAAGTTTTTAAAGACAATGGGGTCTGTTCAGAAGCGACCTATCCCTATATGATCCAAAATTTCAATAATGACCCTCCTCCAAATTGCGACATAGAAGCTCAGCAGCATAAAATTTACAGCTTTGAAAGTGTGTTATTTGAGAATCTCCAAGCTGTCATCGCTGAAGGATTCCCCGTCATTGTTGCAATTGAAATTTTTACTGCTTTTGAATCAGATGAAGTAGCAAGAACTGGTGTTGTCAATATGCCAGTGTTAGACACTGAACAGTCTCTCGGCTATCACGAAGTCACAATTATCGGATATAATGACGTTGCCCAGAGATTTACGCTGGTCAATTCCTGGGGTGTTGCTTGGGGCGCTAGTGGATATTTCACTCTCCCATATGCTTATATGCAAAAATACGGAAGTGAATTCTGTATAATGCACTCTTGAAATAATTATTTTCTCTTTCTAAATTTAGAAAGAAAATACCCGATGCCTTGCCGGACCGATTGTGAAAAATGCAAAACTGAAAAAAGTTTCCTAGAGACGATTAGGGATTTGGTTAGAAATACAATTCAGGAATGATTAGAGAAATAAAAACAATATTTCTATCTTTGAATAAATTATATCCCGATATTTAAATGGATATTTTCTTCGAATCTGAAGAAGAGAAAGAATCTCTCGGAGGGCGAATGGTTATTTGATAAACTTCATTGTCGATTGGATTAAGAACATTGGTTGTTTTTTGGAACCTCGATACTCGATGTCATCATCGACTACTTTTATAGAAATATTTTTCTATAATATTTTATGTAAAAAACAAATATATCTTTTGTTCCGCAGGACACGTCGAACGGATCTGAAAGACGTTGAAAAAATTTAAATCACGAAAACATATTGGATTTTTGATTTTAAGTTTAATGATTTTACTTTTGTATGGACAATTAAAAAAATTTTCTATTAAATGGGGAATGATTTAGTTTTTGGACTTCCTGGATTTCCAGGAAGGCGTGGAAGGTCTGGCTCTGACGGAGCTCAAGGTGCAACAGGTAACACTGGACCTACTGGAGCCCACGGAGCCCAAGGGGCGACGGGAATAAATGGCAACACTGGACCTACGGGAGCCCAAGGGGCGACTGGTATCGGAACCACGGGAGCAACTGGCACGACCGGATCTGCTGGTGCTACTGGAGCAACTGGACCTTCCGGAGGACCTGCGGGTCCGACTGGCGCGACCGGATCTGCTGGTGTTACTGGAGCAACCGGAGAGCAAGGAGCAACAGGCAACACTGGAGCAACAGGCAACACTGGAGCAACAGGCAACACTGGAGCAACAGGACAGCAAGGAGCAACAGGACAGCAAGGAGCAACAGGACAGCAAGGAGCAACAGGACAGCAAGGAGCAACAGGACAGCAAGGAGCAACAGGACAGCAAGGAGCAACAGGACAGCAA